TCCCCGCGGCCCTGTGGGCGGGAACAAAGCCGCTGCGGGCAAAAAGCACAAGTGAGAAATGTGTCCGAAATTTCCGCTCTTTTTTCCGAATTTGTGGCATTCCCGGAAAAAAAGGAATGGAACAAGGCTTGAGAATCTTGGGAAAATCGGGTATAATATACCTAATTTTGCTCAATGGTTGAAAAACATCGATATTACGACTAAAATCATCTATTTCGGAATCGTTTTACACCACTTTGACACCAATTTGAATTTTACACCACTAGCACCGTAATCGAATCCGATTTTGAGTCTTAATCGTAAGAGCTCTGATGTGATACAGCAGCCCCGGCGTCCTAGTGACGCCAGTACATAAACAGCGTTAAAATTGAAAATCGCATTTGAACTATTCATGATGGGCGTGGGAGTGATCCTGCGCCTTTTTGTTTTGTTACAGCAAAGTGTTACAAAATTGCAGTTGGTTTTGTGCAAACAGATAATTGTTACAGTAACAGTTTAGTGATACAATACTCATAGAAAGTTATAGGAGGATGTGTTGTTATGGAAAATATTACCGTTAATCGTCTCGGCCAGCTTTATAGACTGCTATGCGAAGCTCTTGGAGAGGGGAAAGACAGACCCTTTAATCAGGCTGACCTCGACAATGCCAGTAGGTTCCCTGTGCGTCAAGTATCAATGAAAATTGCCATGGTCCACCAGCATAAAAAAATGACTTCGACTCTTGATGAAGCATGTGGATTTGTTCTTGAAGGCGTCACACAGGAAGATATGGATGCAAGCTTTGCGTTAAAAACTATTTCAATGCAGCAACAGGGATTTTTTACGATTGGTTTTCAAACTGCCAATATCGATAAACTTCTCAATCCCTGCACAAGAATCAAAAGAGCACGTAAAAAGGCTGGATTCACTATCCGCAGTCTCGCAGAAAAAATTGAAATTTCTCCAACTACAATTCAGAATATTGAAAATGGGAAGGTAGACCCCAAAATGAGCACTCTTCAAAAAATTGCGGACGCTTGTGGGGTATCCATGAATGATTTATGGCCTTCTGATATTTGCTGAGGCAGAGTATGGGTAAGACTAAAGGAACAACAGGAAAACATATAGCAAAAGACAAGACTGGTAAATGGTACGGCGACCTAGAAGTTCTCGGCCGGAACGGCAGCACTGAGCGCGGAGATCCATTGTGGCACTGTATCTGTCATAGATGCGGAGCCGAAGTAGATATTGTAGGGTCTCATCTTAAAGAAAAGAAAGATTGCGGTTGCCGTTATAAAGAAAAGAGAGCAGATTTATCAGGCAAAACTTTTGGAGCTGTTACCATATTAGAACGAGTAGGAACGGATGATAATGGGAACGCTCTTTATTTGTGCCACTGCAATATTTGTGGACAAGAAAAAGAACTCCCTGCAACAACTATTCGTAGAAACCCTTTAAGCTGTGGATGCCAACAATATAATATAGACAAAATGAAAGAGCTGTCTATAAAAGCAAACGCGAAAACAATCGTGAATGGTTCTCGTGTCTCTGGCGTATTTAGCGTAAAAGCAACTTCGAGAAGCAGTACAGGAGTCCGAGGGATATTTAAGGTTAAAGGAAAATTCCGAGCTTCTGTTCAAGTTGCCAAAGAACGTGCAACGCAAGACTTCGATACAATAGAAGAGGCGACTGATTTCAGAGAAAAAACTCGAAAACAACTAATAGAAAAGCACGGACTTGGTGAATATAAGGATAAAACTAATGAATAATCCAACAATACTTGATATCGCACTCGGTTTCATTCTGCATAAACATGGCCTGGATGAATTTGGTCGTAAAAATAATAAAGCACAGGCTATTCGAGAACTGTCAGATGATGAGCTGGCAGCGCTCTTAAATGAACTGGTCGCACAGCAGGATAATTGCCCGCACACAGTTGGCGGATGGAAAGGGTGGCTGTCTGAATCGATAAAATAATCAAAGCTAAAAAATGGGGTACTGGTCCAATTAAGGATCAATACCCCATTCGTTTTATATCAGCTCGATATCGCTTGGCTCAACATAGCCTGACACATTTACTGAGATTGGATACTTGCCAATACGGCTTTCAAGATTTGTCACTCGATACCGCCCATTGACGAGTTTTCCATCGTAAATATACCACTCACCCCGACGCTTCATCCCGCAGTGAGTCTGACTGTTTGAAAATAAAATTCCGTCTAATTTAATTTTATCTCCTGCACGAAGAGTATTCTGATGTTCCATCAAAACGAACCCCATGTAGCTAGTCCACAGATACCGTCAGCACTTAAGCCATGTGCCTTTTGCCATTCCATCAGTTTTGCCTTAGTGCTCGCTCCAAAGATGCCGTCCGCTTTTACGCCTAGATGCCGCTGCAGCACGGTGACTGTATACGAAATGCCGCCAGTGCAATCTTTCGCACCCTGACGAATCGTAGGCATGATTTTACTCACCGATACATATGCAGTGCCAACCTTACTGATCCAGCGAGACTTCCAGCTCCGCACATCAACATGAACAAAGCCTCCTGTTAACTGCACTCGACTGTAATAGCCGATACCACCCCGTTTCTGGAAATAAGGCATGGAAGCCAAGTATAGCGCAATTCGAATCGGGTCAATACCTTTGATGGTAATGTCCGCTGCCGTACCCAAACAATGCTGACTGCGAGGACTGCCGCCGATGGAAATATTGTAAGAAGGGGAGCGGTAGCCGGAGTTAATATGGACGGGCTTGCCAAAATGAGCCCGCACCTGCTCAAGAATGTAGATAAGTTCTGTATCGATTAGAACGGTATCGCTTTTATCAGAGCAGGCGAACTCATAGACGGAGAAATGAGCCGACACCTTTTTGTTCCAATCTTTCTTCATTGAGTATGTATTTACTGCCATGCGGCGCACCTCAATTCTTCTTCAACTCATTCTCAATTTTCTCGTTCTGAATGTCCAGCTCCTTGACGGCAGCCTCGATCATCATGTCGATAGTCGGAGTGATCGTAACACCCATCTTCTCAAGAGCAGCGACAACATACTTCTTCTTGTCAGCTTTCTTGATAACACCAGTTGCGCCGACCTTCTCAGCAGCACGAACGGTCATCTGGACAAGCTTATAGACGCCAATTTTCTTGAGATATGGGATACCATAGACCATAAAAGCGGTGCCAGCACCTGCGACGGCCAACTGTGCAATAGTAGCAACAACCTGATTGAAAAAGTCCATCATAATATACCTCCTGATAAAAAAAAAAAAAAAAAAAATAAAAGACCCCGAACACATCGTTCGAGGTCATGAGTTACGTAATCTTATTCTTTTGGTTTTAAAAAACCATTAGTGCGTAGCATTTCGTCATATACGCGCCCCACGTTCTTGATGGCGAAGGGCATCTTGTTGTTCTTGTAGTTGGAATGGGTCTTACAATAATCTTCATACTTCCCAATGACATCAAGGATGTCATCAAAGTCTTCTTCGGTGTGGCCGAGCCCGCGAACGAGCTCATTATTGAAGCGCAGTACCTGACTACGATAACCATCAGCCTTGTCTTCTTCGCCCTTTTCGATGTGATTATCTAGCTTTTTACGAGTCTCTTCTTGCTCGGAGCGGATATCTTTGAGCTCGGATTTGGTTTCTTTGATCTCGTTCATCACACCGGCATTCAGGGCGTTCCCAATGTGAGTGGCTACCTAAGACCATGGATTGATCTCGATTTTAGAGACTTGTATCACTGACATAACAACGGCGATCAATCCGCTGCTCCCGGCCATCACTGAGCCGAGATGATTTAGGATAAAATTCAATAATTCGTCCATATGATTTTAATCACCTCGATTCTTTTTACGTTGACAAATTTCACACATCATGATATAGTATGTTACAGCATGATTTACTTTCGTCGAGCAAATTATGTGTTACCTACTCTAATATGTATGTGGGGAAGAGGTCCTTGGCCAAAAGCCGAGGGCTTCTTTCTTTTTATGTGGCACTATACCACAATCGCGGAGTATTCGTGGCGTCACCAATGTACGCTTTTTGCACTACCACATTGCCGCCACCTTCTGGGAGGCCGAAATATAATTTCTGAGCCACAACAGGAACGATTGCGCTCGGAAGGCCGCTTAAAACGACATTGTAAATTTGTGCCTAATCGCCATACCTACTGCCTGAACCATCTTTAGAATAGGTTAGAGAAATTGTTTGTCCTTTAGAAATCGTTCCACTCTAAGAATTAGAACCCGTCCCACTAACAGAGCTTATCACAGTTGTTCCGGCCACTACGATAGTAAATTTATCATAGTTTTCCTCAGATCCCCATCCATAGTTAAATCTAATGGAAGATGTTTGCTTTGCGGTTAATGTGATTATTGCGCTGGTTGAATTTATGTTTTTGTTATTATTTTCGAGAGTACCGCCACTCTACACAAACGTCTACGCCCTATTAGAAGATGTAAAATAACTGTCCACATTTGTTTCGGTGATGGCGACGGAAGTAGTTGCGACTCCGACATAGATACTCATTACACCACCTCCTTATGTACTGTACTGGATATATACCGTACCTTCAGGCAGAGTTGTTGGAGCAGTAGTGCCCCACTGGAATGCCAGCAAGGTGGGACCATTCAATGTGCCATCTTCGGAGACAGTAAGGTTTGTGCCAATTTTTACCCCACCAAGAGTATCTGCTGTGGCAGGGTTCAAAGAAAATTTCGCATCTGCCTCTGACTTGGTGTAACGATCCTTCAGGGCGTCACCAGTCGTCTTGGCTTCTGCGGGAACATTCTCTTGAGTTAGTGTCTTATCAGGTGGCGATGCTACAGAAAGTGCTTTGTCTGCATTTTTCTTTGCACTAGCGGCGCTTGACGCAGCATTCGTTTCGCTGATTTTGGCAGCATTTTCACTTGCTTTAGCATTGGCTTCTGATCTGGCCGCTGCAGTCGCACTTTTAGAGGCGTTTTTTTCGGATGTTCGAGCGTTTTGTTCACTAGTCTTGGATTTTTGTTCAGAGGTCGCAGCTGCTTCTTTGCTCGCAACAACAATCTGTTCGCAACTAATGGCGGCATTTGCCTTTTCCGTGGCAATAGCTTCACTGGATGAGGCTTCTTTGGCTTTTTGAGTCGCCGTATTAGCCGCATTGATGGCGTCTAAAGTTACAATATCGACGCTCTCAACACGCTCCTGAACCTCTTTGGCGTATTTTAAGAGACCAGTGAATTTATCAGTCAGGGTTTGCACTTCTCCAGATTCAATCTGTATAGCCTCCTCCATAGTATCCAACCCGTCTTTAACTGGTAATACGGCGACCTCTGTGTTAAAGTTATAACTAAAAATAATCCTGTCATCGTCCTGTTTTGTGGAGTAAAATCTTACCGAAAATTCAAGATCTCCAGGACAGGATGTTGCATCGTTCTGAACTTCCCATCCAAAAATGATCTTGCCAGGTACGGTTGTAATATCCAATTTTGTGACAGGATAAAATCCGCCATGCTTGTTTGCCCTAGATTCATACTGGACAATGCACGTCTTTTTGCTGAGATCAGTCTGGTCATAGTACCGGTCAATCTCAAAGTAAACGGTTTCTGCATTGTGGTCGTTTAAGACACCAAGAAAGGTAAAGCTATCGGGAATAGAAATCGTGCGCTCGTTTGCGTCGATAATAAATCTTGGCTCATCAGAAGGGAGCATCACAAGTTCTTTTAGGTTGTCTTGGTTCTGGATGTCTTGTAGGCGCTGCATGTATTCATGAGAAGAAGTGATCATGAATTATCGACCTCCTTCAGCATCTGAACATTGACTTCTGACATCTGCACTACGCCCTGATAAAGAGCGAGCGTCTTATTATAAATGTCCGCCGCATTCCGATTGAATTCTTCAAGCATAGCGATTTGAGCCTTGAAATTATAGATGTCATTTTTGATATTCAGTGCAAAGCAGCCGGTTGACAAAGCAATAGTTTCTGTGGTAGGGTCAATGCCCATAATGCTAACAGAACAGGGACCATCACAAATCTTGACAGGAGTAGCCATGTCGCACTCGTAGTTGTAATAGTTGGTACTTGTGCTGTTGACCTGCTTGAGCCCAACGATATCCAGATGATTTTTCTGATCTTTCAGAATCAGATAGAGCCGCAGTTTAACATATTTTTTATCAAGGAAGAAAGTGATTTCATCAAGGCTATAACTCTGCGACTCTGAAAACTTAGTAGCCTTGAAACCTTCATTTGAATAGATAAGGTTCATAAACACCTCCAATAAAATAAGCGCCCATCACTGTGCAGGATGAGCGCATAACACATCATAATAAATAGTGGAGTTAACCACTATCAAAATAATCTATTGTCAACCTCCTCGTCATCGTACCAGATGCCCGGGTTGGCAATCAGATCGCCGGTTCACTGCCCCACTCTCTGCGCAGGGCCTCCAGTGTAGTCTGCATAGAGCTGTTTCCTGCTGTCGCACCCTCAAACAGGGTAAGTATGAGGGTTTTGGCTGTGTCTGTAAATCCCGGACCAGCGTCACCCTTAAAATCGCCATTGGCGATACCATCCTTCAATTCTTGTAATTTATCAGCAGCTGCCTTTGCAGCAGCAATAGCGTTTGTAGCATTTGTAGCGGCAATATCAGCATATTGAGAAGATATGTTAGCACTGGATTTGGCTGATTTTACGGCTGAATCAAATTTTGCCGTTATTGATTCCACTTCTTCAGCTTTATAAATAGGAGAGGAATTACTAGTATTGAGCGTGTCAAGAACGGGCAAAGACGCCTCTAGTGTGTTAAAGTTGTATTTAAAGGTCGAAATATTTCCGATATTTTCAATACTATAGAATCGAACAGAAAAAGATACCGTAGCTGCCTCAGCTGTCACAGTATTTCGGATTGTCCAGCCAAAAATTATTTTTCCGGGAATAGTTGTAATATCAATCTGAGTGACAGGGAAGAATCCTTCGCCAAGTTCAACTCCGGTAGATCCCACCATTTTGTACTGGACGATACAAGTCTCTTCGCTTAAATCATGGCCGTCGAAATAACGGTCAATCTCGAAGAAAATGGTTTCTGCATTATGATCGCCTTTAACACCAAGAAACTTAAATACCGCAGGAATCGTAATGGCACGAGTATCAGCGTTAATAACAAAACGAGGCTCTTTCTTGGTATTGATTGATAACACAGAAACGCCGCCCATATTCTGAATATTAACAAGGCGTCTCATGTAATCTTCTTGCGTAGTGGTCATTTTATTCCTCCTTTCTCATTTTTATAACGGCTGCTTTTTGTAACTCAAAAAGTTCAGGAGCCGATTTTTCACCAAGAATATCGACTACTTCGTTATATGGCATATAAATCACACGAGGTTCGGTGTCTCCAAGTTCAATGAATCTCTTGTTTGCGTAATAATACGAGGCAAGAACACGACCCTTGTGTGCTAAACAAATATTGGTACTGCGATGATTTGGAGTACCGAAGCATTCGTAGTTGTAGCCAGAACAGCCGCCACAGCCCATAGCTACGGGGCATTCGAAGCACTCTTTTGTTGACTGACTTTCGCGTGTGATAGCGTCCAGCATGGTCTTTGTATCTTGCTGATGTTTTGTTTTGTACAGTCCATCGAAGCAATTACCGAGGCACATCGGCGCAGCTTTCTCTTTGCCGACCGAAATAGGAGCGTACCGAATACACGGATAAGCTTTTCCATCCGGGGCAAACGAGAGCATTGAACCAGTGCCGCCGCAGTAATTATTGTTTTCGTCAGGAGACATAGGATGCCCGACATCATCATTCAACATTGTGATGTAAACGTCGCTTTTATTTTCGATGAGCCAATCAGACAGTTCTTTTAGCGCGAGATAAATATTCGATGCGTCTTCCTTCGTATAAGCGGGCTCATACGCGAAGTTGCAGTGAATGATTTTGCAGCCCTCGTTTACCATCATCTTTACACTGGGGTAAATATATTTGACAGAATCAGGAACGAAAGTCATTTTCGAATTATACCAGCCATATTTTTTTGCATCCTGAAATGCGGCATATGCTTTAGAAAACGAACCGACACCATTTACATCAACACGAAAAGCATCGTGCAATTCTTGGATTCCATCAATGGAAACGGTGATGCCCATGACGTCATGATATTTTTTGATAAGATGCTGGGCTTCGGGCGTAAACCATGCTTGCCCATTCGTAGTAAAGCTAATACGGGACAGCACAGCCAGCGGATTTTTTCGCAACCAACACTGTTCGTAAAAATAGTCACAAATCTGCTCAATCAGTTTAGCCTCCAGCAGTGGCTCGCCTCCAATAAAATCCAAAACGAGGGCTTTAGTGCGTTGAGTGATAAAATCTCCCTCACTATTTTCATATAGATCGAGTAGATAATCGACGATTTTCTTGCCCGTATCGAGTGTCATTACGGAACAGCTTTTGCAGTGTTCGTAACAATAAGAACATCTCAAATTGCAGCTTCCTGTCACCTGAAATGTTACATTGCGGGCGGTCTGCTCGTTGTATCCGTTAGTAGAAGGGAAGAGCTTACGAATGCGTTCGGCGTAGTCATCTGTGGGTATAAAACTATTTACCATTCGCACTCCACCTCCTGCTTATAAAAATCGAATTCGTAATAAGAAGGAATAAATCCAAGCAAACTTTCAAGCAATGTGTTTTTTGCATATGTAAACTCGATATTTGCTTTTTGATAAAGCGAACGGTAATATTCAATCATCTCTCGGTAGTTACTAGAATTTTCCTCAAAATATTTCCTTGAGATGACCGAAAGCAGAGACTCATAACTCTTGTTTGTATAATACAGCCGTTCTATCAGCATGGAATCTTTCTCATTTAATTTAAGAATCTTCTTCATATAGCCCCTTTCCTATGCGATAATTATCAAATTTCTTTTCGAGCTCAGGAAACTCATTTTCAAGGTCTCGTACTTTACTCATAAATTCAATGAAAAAATGTACTCGAAAATTTTTCTCAAGCTCAAGTGAAGCTAAAACTGTGTTTGCCACGATATACATGGCCCACTTTTGCTCGTCACTTTCGAGCGGCACATTAAGAATTTTTTCTAGCTTACTTTCAGAGATTATACTAGTGTTGGCAATATATTTTTGTGCATTAGGATATACACGGACAGCGATAACATAAGAGTATAGAATCTTCTCAGAGGTGGTTAAAGAATAATCACAGCTTTTTGATATAAGGTTAACAATGGATTTTACATAATTCAGCCACCGAGAAAATGAATATTCCTCTAGACTTGGGTTCTGAAGACAAGACAAATATCCAATCCAAAATTGGAAGGTGAATTTTTGAGGATTTGACTCATAGGGGGCAGAGAATCCGCCTTCTGGAATCGGTATCATTCGAAGAAAATTAAAAAGCACAAGATTCTTTTTATATTCAGAATCCGTAGAAGGGCATTTTATAAAAACAGTTTTATCTCTTTCCATTTTCTCCCTCCTTAATTAGATTTAATTCCACAACTTCCTTTACACCATCCCTCGCAACCGCCAGAGCAGCCGTAGCAACTACCTTGACACATTCCATCACAGCTTCCAGAACATCCCTCACAGCTTCCTTTGCATCCATCACAATCTCCTCGACATCCGCCGCTACAACCGTCCTCACAAGTTCCAGAGCAACTTCCGCTGCACCCCATACAACCAGAATAACAAGCAGAAGAGCACAATCCTGTACAGCTGGAACGGCAACCGCTGGAAGACCCAGTTAAACTCCTGGACGATAAATCGTTGATTTTAACAAGGCAGTCTTTCAGCGTTTGTGCATAAACCAAAGATTCTTTATCAGGAGTTGAAGTGTTCCCATCGATAGCATTCAACGGAGTTGCTATTTTCTGAATATGCTCGTATGTGATAAATTTCCCATTCGCTGGAGTTTCAGAAAACTGCTATGTACTCCCGTTGTATGCAGAAAGAGATCCGGTACTATTGGAATTAGAACGACGAGTAATCTCAGTATTGATGAGCTTTTTTAACGAAGTAAAATCTTCTGGACTAATCAATCCACCCTGTTCAGCCATAAAATCACCCCTTTACTCGCACACGAATGCGACGCTCACAGAATAAATCATCGCCCTCGACTGCATAACCAACAACAATATCCGGCGAAACGATTTCTCCATCTTCAACAGCACGACCAATCCCGGGGACCTTAGAAGGGATAATCAAATCGCCGGTTTTGACTTTTCCGATTACCCGCACACACACACGGCCAGCGAGAGATACCGGAATATACTTATCGATATTGTAGTCATCCAAAGAAGAACCGTTGTTTGGTAAATCTCCACCAATGAGCATTGCGTATTCATCCGTGTGAACACCAACCACTCGTTTAGAAGTGTCGTCCGCCCGAATATATCGCTCTGTCTGACTATTTGTATCAAGAGCAATAATATCGCCCGGCTGAGTCGCACCACCACGCGGGAACAGCTCCGCATAGTCATTATAAACAGCGCCATATGCTTTGCTAAAAACAGCCACACCAGAATTATTGACGTAATAATCATTAGAGCCGAAAAACAACGTACCACTCATAATTCCGCCAGAGAGGGGGAGGGCTCCAAGGCTGATGCAAGCTTTGATTGCTGTGTCACCACCCGTACCGCCATGTTCAATCGGAATAATACCAGACTGAATATCGGCAGCGTCATGTTTATGACTCTCGGTAGTTGTTCTTAGCTCTTCGACGGAAGCACGAATATCTGCATGAGAATGCTCATCTGTATTATGAGTTTGAATTGTTTCATCAATATAATTTCTAGCGTCAGCAATATCATCAGCATAATCTGTGAAATCAGTTGGCAAAGTTCCTTTCAGTGTTTTTAAGTTTTCTACAATCTGCAGGCTTTCATCGCGCTTCTGACTGGCAATGTCACTGCTCGCTTTAGCCGCAACCTCTGATTCTTTGGCTTTGGCGGCACTGTTCTGGGCAGCATTTGTAAATCTTTTAATATACAACTCTATCGTACTTGTAAACATTCGCTCCACAGCCATAATAGAATGCTTCAAACGATTGATAGTATCGGCATTGATCAATGCATTTCGGAGACGAGGATTTGAATTCAGTACAGCTTGTGCGTTAGTGTAATTGCCATTTTCCATCGCAGCACGATACTGATTTGCCGCGCCAATCAAACTAGAAGAAATATCTTCAGAGTTCGTCCAATTATCACAGCTTGCTGGAAAGTTTGTGTATTCAAGGTCGGCATATTTCCCGTCTTCGTTTAAAATCCAATCACTCAAAATTTTCCCTCCAATCAATATTTGTTTTTGACAATATAAGGATAATAGGGCCAATAACGGCTCATAGTAACCGTCATAGTTCCATCACCCAGCGAAATATCTATTTTCTTAATTAAAAAATCGACGGGCTGATTTCCGGTATTGATATATTTGGGGGTATACGAAATTTTCTGATTAACGTCTAACCATGGAATCAGTACGCATTCTACAGTTACATTATCAGTCAAACGGCTAAGAGTCCAGTGTTTGTACTCAGCACAGTTCATGGCAGATTCATTAGTTGTATAATTTTCGTAGCCTTCTCCACTCAAAATCTCATTGCGCCGCCCAAGCTTTTCAATAGTAAACCGAGAACTATTTATCCAATCAACATCCGCTGCGTTTGACAAGCAAACATATCGAATGTACTTGCAATTTTCAGCTTCTTTATCTTTTTCTTTCTCTTCATCAGTGGGTTCCTTATCAACAAGCTTGACCATAACATGGATTTGTTGTTCCCCCTGATAATAAAAGTGCTTAGTATTAGAATCATATTTAACGACAATCATAGTGTCTTTAGGAATGGTTGTCCCATCAATCAAGACATCGTTTCCTTGATTGTCAACATTACGAGCATACAAATCGTATGTTCCGTAGCTCAATGATTTAGTAGTCGTTGTAAGATTCCCGTTTGAATCAGCAGACTGCACAGTTAAACGGAGTGAGACAAGAATTTTTACATTCTTCTTGAAGCCAGTTGTGGGAGTGGTAAAAGCGACCGTCAATTCAGAAGGGGAGTCCTCCATAGATGTAAAAGTTGCGTTTGCAGTAACTGTAGTCGTATCGCCACTAACAGAAAAAGTTGTTCTATCTTTCGCAGAAAAAGCATCGTATTCAACTGACGCTCCCCACAGCTCGACACAATTACGAATCTGGGAATAATCGTATGTACAGTCTTCGGAGATAACGAGATCTTCAAAGTCGGCAGCGCTCATAATTGTCAAGGCATCATATCCGGTAGGAATCTCAGAGCAGATAAATGTAGTTCCGTCAAAGTACATCTCAAATGGATAATACAGATCACGCAGTTCAGTAAGTATCTGCCAAATGGTCGCGCCAGTGTCATATTCAAGGTCATGCGGGACACTCCGGTTCCAATATCCAACGACGCAGTCCTCCATACCACTCAAGCGAAATGTTTTTGCGATTGCGTTACCAATGTCTGAACCAACAGGTATTTTTGTTTTCTGACCTGTTAAAGTACCACCAAGCGTTCCATCGAGCTTTGCGACTAGGTCTACGCATGAAATGCTAAGGACATGTTCAGTGCTGCTGTATTTGAAACCGTTCTGATTGAAAGCGTATACTCCTTGAGAATACCAGTACAATTTACTATTAACTGACTCCATACCGATATAAAGCCTTACATATTTATTGGCCTATTCATCTCCGAACATAGAAGAAATGTCTTTGTTTCCCTCCAAATATATAGAAGCGGAAAAGGTCCGTCGAATATCTGCGTCTGAATCGATAGAAATAGAACCGTCAACAGTTAAACCTTCAAGTGAATTTAGAAGATTCATATCAGTGTCGAGTAATTCTATCTTACAATAGAGATGTTTAACACGTGTTTTAAGCAATGCAAGCTCTGCTTGTGAAGGAGCATAGTTTTTCATGGCACACCTCCATCTATCGTTATGATGTCGTAACAACTACAGAACATGTGGCAATCAGATTGTCCATAGTCGCAGTAATTGTTGTAGAGCCCGGGGAAACTCCTTCAACTACGCCTTTATCAGTGACAGTCGCAATTTCCGTATTCTCGCTCTTCCATATGACAACGTTCTGAGAGGCACCTGATGGATAAGTTGTATACTCTAACTTGTGATTATTGCCAACACTGAATGTGAATTTGCTCTCAGTTAGACTAAAGCTTTGAGCAATAATGCGAACCCGAGTTGCAGATGCGATAATTGTGACATTGCCATAAACAGAAGGGATATTGATTTCGTGACTTACTTTACCGGTGGATTCATCAACACGCTTAATATAAGTCGTGTTTGTGACATTTAAGCCGCCCATAAAAACAACAACGCCACTGATTTCGTAATTTTCAACAGAAGAAAGAGTGGCGGTATATGGTTTGCCTTCGGAGATGGTAGTATCTGTGTTGTCTGAATTGACATAGTAGAAATTATTCGTGATATTGTAGGTTTCTTCTCCGGTTCTACCTGTCCTCACGTTCACAAAACCATTATTCAGCATATCGTTGTCATCGTTAACGCTTCCAACCTCCGTAAAGTCAAAGCTTAAAGTAACCTTGTCAGGATGTTCAGAATTCGAAGATTTGACGTTGCCATCAATAGCAACCATCCAGATGCGGCCATCTTCAATTTTCAAAATTTTAGCACCGCCATTCGTGAGCCAATCAATCATATCTTCACGATACCAATGACTATGCGCCACATCGAAAGTATCATTTTTTAGATACCGAATAGCTGTACCAGAAAAAGAGCCTGAAGTGTAGTTTGATTTCCCTCCGAAAAATACGAATGGATATTTACGATTTAAGGTTGTCACAACAGATGATTGACGATTTCGATCGGTTTCAGTGATTGAAGGGTCGAGCAAAATGTGATAACTTACAGTTCCATCTGTGATGATAGCTCCATAAAATTTACTCTGAACAGTTGTCTTAATATATGGAAGTTCTGTTCCGTCGCTAAGAACGGGGACTAAAGCGTACTCGTACTCCGTTTCCCGCCCGCGTGCAAAATAATCGTTGTAAACAAAATTGATGTTTCCATGTCCGGCAAGCTGCTCATAAAGCAAGACCCACGGTTTTTGATCTGCCCCGATTTCGCGGCGCTTCAACTTGATTTCGTGCAAATCCGAGCCATATTCAAAGTTGGAGCCACCAAGAGTTTTTTGATCAAAATCGGCAAAAAGCAAAGTGTCTTCCGTCCATTTCATACCTGAATCATAAAAGGTAGAGAACTCGTCAGGAGACCCTGAAAGATAGACACCGTCGTAAATACCATTTTGAATCACAAACCCCGCCAGAGAAGGGTTTCCAGCACAAGGGGAGGCGTCAGAGCCAGTTCCGAACAAATCATACCCCAGAAAGTTCATTCTTCCACCTCCCTAATCGTAATATCGTAAGCATTATCTTTATGCTGTAGGCAAATCAGTACGTCCATACTGGTTCTCTTTATATAATTGCTGTCAATAAAATAAACGTCTGAATATGCAAAACCGCCATCCTCACGAATGATTTTTAGCATAGCATAAAAATATTCGGACTGGTTGGCGGGAAGATAGCTTTCGTAAGGAAGTTTAGAAAAAGCTCGAATATTAGTGGAAATAACGCCTCTATATATCATTCCATCCTGATCGAACGAAAATTCCACGATATTTTTTCGAACAATAGGACGAACCTTGAACGCCATCGCATAGTCTTTGACATTATAGAACTCCATTTGATACGGAATATCGAACGTGACTTTTTCACCATGAGTCAAATCCACAGCATAACCACCAGATGATGTTACATAAGAAATCTGGTCTTTTGTTATTCCAGAAATATCAGCAAGATGGCTTGAAATAGCAACATATCCGTCACTTAATTTATTCTTACACTGTAAAAAAGTGCCTCCTTCTGCACTCGCATAATATTTTGTTTCGAACTGAATAAAGCCAGTGTCCAAAGAATAACCATTACGAGTTGTGCCGGTTCCGCGAATATAAAACACAGTTCGATTATCCAAACCGTTCACTGTAAAAGACGTCCCTACAGCTCCATAGAACACCGCAGATTCTTTAATCAGATTCTTACTTTCATCGTATAAATGATACTGGTAGGTACTTAATGTTTCACCCTGTACAGTTACATACTGATACGCTAACAGGAACAAAATTGAGGAAGTAGGGATAATATTTTCCGCATTAGAAGAAAGCCCGTCGAAGCTCAATATTGGTTTTTCTTTGCACCAAAGAGGAATAGGGTCACTGAAATCACCATATTCGTCTTCGCCAGAAAGTCTGACCTTGACGCGGATAGTATAGTTACGAGACTGATTGTCGAGCCAATCTGACGAAGTAATTCTATAGCCATAACCAAGATTAGCAGTGAAACCGGTCACAGCGTTCGTAACACTTCCGAGCAACTTGTTGGTCATGCTGTCATATACTTCATAACAATACGTGGTCGTTGCCTTTTCCAGCGCGGCAGTCTTCTCTGCTACATTATCTTTGTCACTCCAAATCTTTCCCTGAACATCATGCATGGCCCAGCCGACAAACGTGCTTGTTTTACCATAAGTTTTCTTTAGTTCGGCCTCGCTCCAACCAGCGATAGCGCTGACATCACAGGCGGACAGGGGAGCACCATCAAAAGTATCTCCCTCAACCGCAGCAATCATCTTTTTGACAGTGATGGCACTTCCACCAACCGTCTCTGAAATTCCTTCCGCATCAACGGACAAGATGTTTGCAGCTACAAGGCCATTGGTCATAGCAGTTGCTTTCGTTTTGACATCAGATAAATATTTTGAAATCTCAGATTGAGTGAGCGGGATAAGTTCGCTATTGTCAGTCTGGAACAGAGGAGTATATGCCACCTGTAGACTGCCCATTTTATCATCACACCCGAGAACAGTGGAATAGCCACCCTTAGAGATAATAGTCTCAGTTGAATTCATCTCGTTCACGAAGGTCTGGTACTTCGCAATATTTTCAGATGTCCATACAATTCGAGCTCGATTGAGATTGTTAATATTCCCATAGGTCTCGACACCGCGGCTTTTAATAGCAGCGATAGTGGTCTTCTGCTTCTCAATGGCTTGATCGTATGCTTTTTGAGCATTATTATATAATGTACCGTCATAGGTGGTTGCCACCTTAAAATATGCGGTAGTCCCTTCGTTTGCATCAAAAACAGAAATAGGGGACAGTATAGGTTTCGCCAAGGTAGAATCACCTCCTAAAATTAAAAAGCCGCACTTGCAGGGTTATCCGTCATTGGCGGAACTACCTGCATTTTGTGCGGCTTAGAGTTTATGAAGAATCAACGTATTGTAGTTGCTTTGAGCAGCAGTCACCGCGACCCGCTCTCCGATATTGAAGAACTGACTGGATTTAATCGTGTATTCCTGTCCAGCAGAAGTTACGATGTATTTCCCGTTGCTGGTTCCTGTTACAACACCAAAGAAGGTCTTGTCAAACGAAGCATCCTCAACGACACGTCTGGCAGTATCGCAAATCATCTTCGCAAGTTCACTGACAGCTTTTCTTGAATCAGTCACTTAACACACCTCCTTATCGTTTACTATACTCCTGATAAATTGCATTGGGCAGATCCTGAACGATTTCACGAGCCAGTCCATCAACGTCGCCAATCGGCTTCTGAACATAAATGTCGCCAATGTTGATAGACGGAGCCTGGCTGCGATTCTGAACATTTGCGGTAAGACCACCATTCTTTGCGAGCTGCTTCTGGAACCATGCGTCAGGATTGCCGCCCAGATCAAAGAGCTTAGATGTAATGTCCGCAGGAACAACGCCGTCACCAGTCTCAAGATAGGTATAGCGCCCAGCTTCAGGCTGGCGGACGATAAGTTCCTGGCCCTTCTCATCAACATTATAAGTACCAGACTTGTTAATGCTGCGAGAACCGGTAGCTTTCTTACCTGTGATTTTATCGACTTTATCTTTGACCCAATTCTTTGCCGAATTAGTCTTCTCAGAGACGGCCTCTTTGATATTGTTGTAAGTCTCTTTCACTTTATCAACAACTTTTTCAGCAGTCTCTTTCGGGTGAGTGACTGCGTCCTTTACATTGGACGCGACCTCCTTGCCCTTGCTATAGGCATCCTTTGCGACAGAAGCAATCTCCTGAGCGGCCTCTTTCGGATGAGTGATCGCCCAAGTAACTTTTTTGCCTGTCTTGACTGCACTTTCAACTGCCGAAGCAATCAGTTCTGTCGGATGAGTGAGCAGGTGCAATGCCTTTTGAACCATGTTCGGATCATTGGATTCATTGTATTTTGTCAGCTTATCCACAGTAGAACCAAGAGAGTGCTTATTCAGCCATGTACCAAGCTTACTGTTGGAGAACTTCTCGAAGAGCCCTTGGATAGTCTTCTTGACCTTGCTAAAGCTAAACGATGCAGAAGGTCCAATATTGGCATCCATCGAATTGCCATAATAGCCGCCACCGCCAGACAAACCAGAGGCCGGAGTGGTATTCATGGTGTTCTCAACTTTTGGTAGCCAGTTTGACAGGATGTCGCTAATATTTGACGTATCTGCATTGTAATCAGCAAAAATGGTCTCAAACAGCTTATTGATTGCAGTAGAAGCGTCCGTAGACATGTCGGGAGACAGGGAATAGAGGTTGTTCCATCCATTCTTATACACGCTGCCCATGCGCTGGAACATCTCAGCACAAATAGTCTTGATTTGGTCGTCAGTTAGATTCTTATTGCCAAGGGCAGAATCCATCGAATTAGAAATCATGCTATTCATGCGGTCGAAGATGGTGTTACCGATGGTATCAATCTGCTCTTCAGACAGTCCGGCATTTTTGCCGAGCCGCTTCCACACTGTATCAAACTTATCACGCAGACGCTTCATCTGGTTGTTCGCCAGACTCTTCGTAATAGATATCAGGTCGCCCTTTGTTTTGGCATTCTTCAGGTCGTCAATAGGCGGAGAACCGACCGAGTTGCCGGATTCTTTCATGGCCTCAGAGAGCCATTTCTTGGGATCTTTGCCGATTTCCATCAGGTTCTCTGTAGTGTCAGCCGGAATAACGCCATCGCCCTTTTCGAGATAAGACATTCGACCCTTTGCGGGGTTACGAACAATTATCTCTTCGCCCTCTTCGTCAACATTGTACGGAGCTGCTTTGTCGATATGTTTGTCACCCTTAGCACGGCCCCAGTTCCAAGGCCAGATTTTCCAAGAACCGATGCCCTTCTTTTTAGAGCCGCTATCGCTTGAACTCTTACCCCAGTTCCACGGCATAAGTTTGCTGATAAAGCTACCAACACCCTTTACCGCCTTGCTGATAGTAGAGCCGATGCCCTTTACTACATTAGTGATACCTGCGCCGATTCGCTTAATGCCAGTGGTGAGGCTTCCGCCACCGATCGCGCCGACAGCGAGCGTACCACCAAGCAGGATCGTACCGATGACAGGAATATGACTGACTGCAGCTGCGATAGTTCCGGCAACACCCGTGCCGCCTGCAGTGCCAATAACAGTGCTGACAGTCGTACCAATTCCTTTGAAAATACCAGCAATGCCAGAGAATAGTTTGGTTCCACCCAATGTAGTACCAATGTTACCGAAAATTGAGCCAAGCCCGCCAACCGCTTTTTGGGCAATAGATGCGACTCCACTAAACCCTTTTTGGAAGATAGACTTCAATCCGCCATTGCCGGAGAAAATCCCCTGCGCAGATTTAGCTATAGACGGTTTTGCGGCATCCAGTCCAGTAGTGATTCCATCACCGACACCAGACTTTATAACTGGAGCAATATCAGCTGTAAGTTTACTACTAGCACTGCCATCGCCGATTCCAAGGATACTCTTTCCTGCATCCGAGAGGCGACCCAAGAATCCCTTGCTGGAACTCTTATTGCCGAATGAGCTGAACATGTTCTTGATTCGATTGAATAGACCGGTAATGCCACCACTCTGAGTAGTCCCAGTACTTAAACTACTTAAAACGTCGTTCAGCTTAACCAAAGTATTAACCAAATTGGTCAGATTGGTGACGACATTGTTGACATTAGTTGCGCCCTGAATCGCCTTCATGTTGGCGATAACATTATCTTTGTAACCATCAAGACCAGCGGTCATCTGGTCGAATGTCATGCCCTGGATCTTCGCAGCGTAAGCCTGCTTCTTCTGATAGTCCTCATAGCTAGAACCAATCAAGTTAATCAGTTCAGTGTACTTATCCTTCAGCTTGTTCAGTTTATCAATCTCGTCATTCAAAGCGTTCTCACGCTGTTTAGAGTTGAGATTATCGCGGGCTTCCTTAATAGCAGACTCATCAGCCTGCCATTCATAACCATTAGAGGTGTAAACACGGACGGTTTTCTGAGTCTCGGCTTTTTCGAGCTCGGCTTGCAATTTTGCTAGTTCGATAGCTTTCTCTTGCTCGTCGTTTGCGTCCTGAAGAGCCTCGATTCGTTTATCGATCTCTTCAGTCATGGCATCGCCATAAATCTTGAGGTCGTTAGAATTGTTATCGTTGAACTTATCAAAAACATCAAGCAGGGAAGAGAAGAGGTCTTTCAGATTAGAGAAGATAGTTTGAAGGTTTTGAGCCTCAGTGCCCATGCCTTTCATGTGGTCAGTGACATCCCAAGTGCCATCGGCAACCTTTTGAAGGATTTCAGCATAGCGCTTGCCAATATCAGTGCCTTCATAATCGGCGGCGAGTTTTTGTAGCTGTGCAACATAAAGCGCACGGAACGCCTCTTTATTGAACACAAGCTTATCACCCTGAAGCTCAAGGCAAGCTGTGTACTTTACGTCAAGCCCCATTAACTTCTGGATTGAATCTTGACTTAAATCACCATAGGCGTTATATTCGTCCACAATATCGGACAGGTCATTGAATGCACTTTGGAAGTTGTCCATCCGATTATTGATGTTTTCCAAAGTAGAACCTATGCCGTTGATATATTCCTCAATACTGATAACATTGTTCTTAATCTTATCCTCGGCGTCTCTAAAACCTTGGGCAAGATATTTTCCAGCTTTACCGCCAGTTTGTTCACAAGCAGTAGCCATACCATCAAGCTTTTCGAGGAACATCTGCTTAAAGGCATCGCTGTTATAATCGATTTCACCATTCTCTGGATTTAGTGCTCCAGCAAATCGCTCGTCTGTAAATAGGTCTGTATTATCGTACAAGTCCCGAATTGCCTGATACTTTTTGTCCACATCATCCGCATCAAGAGCGCTAAAAGGATTTTCAATCTTATTCTTACCGACCTCTGACAACCCAGAAAATGCGGATTTTATAGCGTCCGTCTTCCGTTTTGCCTTGTCCATTGCGGTGCCGTAACCCTCAATGGCATCAGTAAGTTGCTCAAAGGAGATAGTATCTCCCTTTACATTTTCATCAACATACTGAAGGATACGCTTTAATTCCGCAGCACTCTTTCCAGACTCATCAGCAGCATTAGCCTGAGCAATCTGTGCAAACATCAAATTCTTAAACTCAGTCGTGTTGATAGACATCTTCCCATTCTGCTCTGTAAGCAGAGAAGTATAGTTGTCTTCAAGACCAAGTAAATCATTTAATGTGCTAATGCAAAGATTGCCATACTGGTTATATTCTTCCATCGCAGCGGATAGAGTTTTCCATGCACTGACCGCATCGGTCATCTTATCATCGCTACCAGAAGATTTTTTGCTATTTTTATCTTTCGGGTTCCTAAACTGATTCTCAGCACTTTGAGCATGAGTCTTATCCAACAAGTCCATCATGGCACTATAAGTGTTGATAATTCGTTGTTGCGCCTGAACTTGAGTTGCAAGAGCATTGCCACTCAAGCCACCCTCATCAATAAGACGCTGACCCTCCGTATAAAGCAGAGATTTCATATCTTTGACTTCTTGTTGTGCTTGAGATAAGAACTTACTTGCATTTGCATATGTGTTAGTGTTTGCGTTCAGAGATTCAATAGCTTGAGCATACAATGCAGCTTTTGCCATCTCGTAGTACGCATCAGCCATCGTATTGATGTTCTCCGTATTGATTGCAAGCTGACCACTTTCATCAACTAGACAGTCATAATACTCTGGACCAAGGTTAATGAGGTCAGTAAGAGTGCTAACGGTCAAATAACCATTTTTATTGTACTCATCAATAACATCACTTAGCGTACTATAAGCAGATTGAATCTTATCAAGACCATCAGTTGCTTCTTTGAGCTGGTCTGCGGCGGCAGATGCGGATTCCGACAATCCATCTACTTTAGAAGCGGAGGACGAAGATACAATTCCAAGCTGGACAAGCACATCAACAAAAGCCTGTGCGTCAGAAGTATTATCCTCAAATCCGAGATTTAGCATTACGTCTTTCAGCTGGTTTAACGCATCTGCGTATGTGCCGCCTAATTTCTTATCACCACTCAGGAAACTCACAAGGTTGCCAGACGTAATACCGCCGTAAGCACCTTTCAGTCCTTCGAGTGCATCAGTCACAGCCTTGATATCTTCCTCTGAACGCTTAGAAGACGTAGAGGATAGTTTTTGCGCCGCAATAACTTCCTTTAATGTGTCGGAAGAACTACGATATGCGTTTGCTTGGTCTTCAATGGCATTCTTCTCGGACTTCATCTGGTTGTATAGACTTGATGCTTCAAGAGTTGCAGAATCATAGTTACTACCCAGATAGTCCAGAGCACTACTCAACTTATCATAGTAAGCAAGAATAGAGTCTGCATCATTCGGGTCAAATCCACCAAAATTAAACACACCAGTGTTACTATCAAGAGAACCACCAAACTTGCCGCCAAGAGCATTTGCCATATCGGTATCAGAGGAATCACCGATAACATACTGACCGCTAGACTTTCCTTTTGCAGTTTGCTCAAGTAGTTTGCCTTGGTCAGCCTTATTCTGCGTTAGCGTAGAAATTGAGAGTTCGTTTAGAAGGTCAATCTGTTCCTGGTACTTGCCATTCTCAAGGTCAAGCTTGCGGAGTTTTTCATCCATCTCAGCAGACTGATTCTTTAGCAGATTAAGAATTTCTGCATTCAAATCTTTCGCCTGTGCAAAATCATCCGTATCCCATCCAGACCTATCTCCCAGTTCTTTATACTGAGAAATCAAGTCGGTCATAGAAGAGGAAAGCTCTTTAGACTTCTGTGCATTAGTCTCAATGGCAGTACGCCATTCGTTGAACTTTGTGATAACGAAATTAGCAACCGTGCTTACGATAGCATTCAGCGCAATGTTGAGAAGCATCGCTCCAGTGCGAAGTGCGACCATCTTCAAGGTCAACCCTTCAACTGCTTCTCCTTCTTGCTCTGCTTTGGCTTTACTTTGTGCTAACGCTGTGTTAAAATCTGAAATAGAGAACTTTGCACCATTAAGAGATGCCGTATACGCCTTGAAAACTTTTTCTAGGGTTGCCCATTCTCGTTGAATGGATGCGAACATATCTGACTTTATACCATATTTATCAGCAGAAAAGAAAGTTAATATCATTTTGAGGAGAGAAGATATGAGTAAAGTGTTTTTCTGCCCGTATTGTGACAAGTATATAGATAATTCGTATTTTTGCCCATTTTGTTCAAGCCATACGATTTTCCCTTATTCTTGGAATAAAAAAACCGACGAGGAAAAAGAGGCGTGGATGAAAGATTGCCCACAACCAAATCCTCCTCAAGAAAATTTCAGAAGAGAAGTTGATCGATTAAGAGCAATTGACTTTGATAAAGATACGCGTCGCCGTTTAGCTGAGGAAGCTCGCCTCGCTCAATATAAACCAACCTGCCCCGTATGCCACTGTCCTGATTTGGAGAAAATCTCCGGCTTTGACAAGACTGTGGATATAGCGGTTTGGGGCGTATGGTCGAGAAAAGCACATAAGCAGTTTAAATGTAAAGCATGTGGGTATGAATTCTAATCCTCCAACAAATATAAACATTCAGAAAATAAAGTTAATATCTACTTTTGAGGAGATAGAAATTATGGATGAGTTTAAAGATGTGATGTATTGCCCATTTTGTGATAAGTATCTTCCAAAGAAAGAATGGCTTTGCATATTTTGCTTACACAATACGATAAATTACGAATCGTGGAAATATAAAAGTATTGACTGGAAAGAAAAGTGGAAAGCAAAGCATCCACCGATGGCTACTCCGAGAACAGCAGAAGAACAAGATTTATACGAAGATTGCAAGCTATCAATGGCTTTCATGGTCTCTTCAAGCTGAGTTGTATAGTTTGCAATTCCGCTAGTATCGCTTGTGGCAACGATACCAAGTTGTTCAAATGCACCGATTAAATCCTCAAACGAGATATTATTTGCGTCAGCAATTTCATGAAGCTTTGCAAGAGCGGTAGCTTCAGCTTCAGTCTGATGAGCTGTGTCAGAATCAATGTTGATGATGGCCTCGCCAGTCATACTGCCAAATGCTTGCAGAGGAGAGAGGTCTTTGTATTGAGCAATAGCTTCCTGCATAGACAGATAGCCATTATCAATTTCCTCGATTACGTCCTTGAATTTGCTCTTAAAGGCATCAAGATTTGTATTTTCGACGCTTGTTGTACCGTTTAGCAGATTGTTTGCACGCTCAAGAGCATCACTTGCTCCTTGCATTGAATCTGTACATTCCTGAACTTCGGCAGAAACATCTCCGTATTTAGAAGCATCTGTCTCATACATATCCGCAAGCTCAGAAACTTTTGTGCCAGCATTATTTGTAAGGCTGATTTCATCTTCAAGATTTTTCTTTGCCTGAGCACGTTCCTCATCGGTTGCATTCTCATCCGACATGAGTTTTACATAAGCATCCGACAGCTCGTTGACTCTAGCTATATGCTCACGCAAAGCTTCCGTCCGTGTGACATTCTTAGACGGAGTGACAGTTACTCCAATGCCATTCGGATCAGCTTCTGCATAAGACGTTGGGGTTTCATTAGATACCACAACTTCTGACTTGTCATTGAATACGTCAGACGCAGCCTTGTTTGCTTTATTATTTTCATCGTCAGCGATTTGCTTCTTCAATCGAAGTTGAGTCTCCAGCAAATTGTTAATTTCCTGAATCTTTGCTTTCTCTTGTGGGTCAACAATGTCCTCAATTTTTTCTGCACCAAGGTCTTTTACCTTTTGGTCAAGGTCATCCAGCTTTTGTTGGATGTCATCAACATCCTGCTGCGCTTCTTCTGCGGCATCATGTGCATCTTCCATCGTAGAAATCAGCTGTTCGGAGTGCGTCTTCGCATTCTTCATCCAGTTAATGAAGGCGTTCATTCCAGCAGAAATTGCCCAGCTTGCAAACATGGCAAAAACCATATTCAGAGCGAGTGTGGCCGCTTTGAGAGCGTACATTCTAAGCTCTGTTGCTACAATCTCACCTTGACTGTTTTTTAACCATTTGATAAAATTAGATATGCTATAATCCTGCCCAACAGTGTCTGCCCATGCAACATAAGTGTTAATGAGGTTGTTTAAAGAATCTGCAATTCGCTTTAGTGCAGTCGCTTCAACCTTTCCATCTTTAACGCCGAAGAAAGTTAATATCGGTTTGAGAGGAGAAATCGAAAATGGAAAAATATGTTAAATACTGCCCGTTCTGCGATAAATTTTATTCAAGATGGGATACATTGTGTGCCTTTTGTATAAGAGACCTTATTTTATATGAGAACTGGACTCGAATGAAAGAACGAGAACAGTACGATTGGAAAGCAAAGACCAATCCTAAAAGAAATATCTCAGAGATTGATAAAGAGCACCTAAAGAAAATACAACTCAAAGCTACCGAATTTGACACTCAATATAGAGCCGATTTGGAGGAGAAAGAACATCCAAAGTATGTGCCCACCTGCCCAACCTGCGGTTCACCTGATATTGAAAAGATTAGCGGAACCAGTAAGGTTGTTGATGCAGTGGTCTGGGGCATTTGGTCCAAGAAGGCAGGGAAGACGTTTAAATGCCGGAATTGTGGTTACGAATGGTGAAGGATGTGACGTCAAGATGTCTCTAATTATGGCCTTTGCAAACCAAAATGGCATCGTTATATCTGGTGATAGACGGGCATCTACATCGTGGTATGACCCAGATACCCACGAAGTCACGTACGCACATTTCTCCGATAGAACTCAAAAAGTTTTCCGCACAGACTCAAATCACGGAATTGCATTTTGTGGGTTCGCAAAACTCGACAATGGCGAAACTGCCAGTGATGTTATTTGTGACGTAATCCAACAATTTAACAATGATAACTTTACCGTCACACAGGAATTTTACATTCTTTTCAAAGTTCTATTAAGCAAAACTAAGGATAATACTGTTGCCATAATTGTAGCTGGTATAGAAAATGGAGAATATAAAATTCTATCTGCAAACACAAAAGACCAAATTATTTCGGAACCTGTTGTTAATGGATTTGGTTTTACTGCCGCAGGTGTATCGGAGTACATATACGACCTCGGAGATTTTCCAACGGAAGAAGCCAGAAAAATGTCGCTATACGAATCAGTTGACTTTTTAGAAAAACTCAACGAGTCAGTATATGACTTTATAGAGACTCACAATTATAAACCAGTTATCAGCAAGGAATGTGATATTCTTGTTATTGACGAGTCTGGTGCGAATTGGATCGTTCCGAGTTCCCGTCGCCCTTGGATGAAATTGTAATACGCCCATCTCCATAAACACAAAAAATATTACACTCGTGTTTCATAACCCAATCTTGAGTTTCTTTTGTGGAAATTGGTCTCCCATCTTTTGAAGAAAGAAAAGTAATCATGAAACCTCCTCCACAATAACGGAATTTATTAGTTCTTCAACCCGGTGAATCGCAATGAATACTTCCTCTGTAACGTCAGAAGTGGGTGGTAATGTAATCGGCTCACTGCCAAAAGCAGACCATGCATGGCAGTCATCTTTTATATTCACGCAATTCACCTCCGTCAAAAGAACTTGATTAGAAAACCCGGTAAACAGTTTAGGTACAAGAATTGTTGGTATGAATTCTAATCATCCACTAAATACAATCCAGCAATGGAACGGATTAGACTTGAGTTTGAGATTGACCCTTCTGTGATTCTAGACCCTGAGATTTAAGTATAGCCTTCCATTGTGAAAAAATTCGTTTCCGTTCTTCCTGAGTAAACGGAGGCATCTTCCGTACTCTAACGGAAATAATGTTAAAATCGTTCATTCAAGCACCTCCGATACAAAAAAGAGATGAAATCATGGGTAAAACAATTATGATATGTCCGCATTGTGGCCGTTTAGCATGGTTGCCAGAAGTGACCTGCGTTCATTGCTCATGTTTAATGACAAATTATAGGCGATGGATTGCCGCTGACGACGAAGGTAAAAAGGAAATATTATCGAAAATAAATCAACCAAAAGAGTACAAACCGATGGAAAATCAGAAATGGCTTGATGAGGCTGACAAAACTGATGCCAAGATTCGTAGATATCTGGAAAAAGAGAAAGAACAAGCTGAAATCGAAGCAGCAAAACCTAAATATGTTCCAAAATGCCCCACATGCTGCTCGCCAGACATTGAAAAGATCGGAACCGCTTCTAAAGTCTTAGATGTAGCATTCTGGGGCTTTGCCAGTGGAAAAGTGAAGAAAACGTTTCACTGCAAAAACTGTGGATATGAGTGGTGATGAATTATGTCTCTTATTATTGCAATCCCTACTAAACAGGGGATTTTCGTGTCAGGCGATTATAGACGAGAATCTAAATATACCGACAGAGACTCAAACAAAGTCATGTACACCACTCATTCTGATTTTGAGCAAAAGGTTTTCCGAACTAACAATGGTCATGCAATAGCTCTTGCTGGAAACGCAAAATTAAATGATGGAACTTCGACTAATGATACTGTTTACAAGCTTGTTAAGAGTATTAATCGCCGCAAACTAACCATCAAACAAGAAATCGAGTTTGTAAAGAAAGACATCTCAGCTAAAACAGGAGATAATCCCGTTGCGCTTCTTATTGCTGGTTACGAGAATGGAAAACAAGTCATCTTAAAAACAGACACAAGAGAGAATAGTATTCAGGACGTTTCAAACGAAGACATTGCTGTCATCGGTGTGATGGGTGTCGCAGAAAGACTCATTCGCATAGTACCGCCGAGAGACACACTTTGCGAAATCGACGTTGTTGAGTATATTAAGTTCCTTAATAGAACAGTTGCTAAAATGCTGGAATTCTCGGACTATAACCCAATGGTAAGTGAAGACTGTGACGTTCTAGTTATCACAGAGGATAACGCCCGATGGAAAACCTCACTCAAAAGACTCGACTCTCTTAGGTAGTGGACCGTAATCAGCGTAAATTACGATTGTCCCATCTTTTTTTAGGCATGATATCCCAAAATGCGGAACGACTTCTTCGATATCTGGAAGTTGAGCCGCAAATGCCTCAATTTCTTTTAGAGTTGAAAGAGGCTTTCGAATCGTGTCATTCATACTAAAACCCCCTGAAAAATCACTTATATGGCTGCTACACATATACCCGAAGTGCCCCGTCTGTGGATGCCCCATCTCGACAAAATAGGTGCAGACTCCAAACTCATTGACGTGGCAGTGTGGGGTTTTGCTAGTAAGAAACCTAGAAAGCAGTTTAAATGTAAAGCATGTGGATATGAATTCTAATCCTCCAACAAATATAAACATTCAGAAAATAAAGTTAATATCTACTTTTGAGGAGATAGAAATTATGGATGAGTTTAAAGATGTGATGTATTGCCCATTTTGTGATAAGTATCTTCCAAAGAAAGAATGGCTTTGCATATTTTGCTTACACAATACGATAAATTACGAATCGTGGAAATATAAAAGTATTGACTGGAAAGAAAAGTGGAAAGCAAAGCATCCACCGATGGCTACTCCGAGAACAGCAGAAGAACGTGCAGCTCTTCCTAAAAGCGAATTGGAAAATTTGGAAAGCTACGAAAAAAGAATGAACGATTTCGACTCCAATTATCGTGCATTCCTGGCTGAAAAAGAAGCCCCACACGTCCCACGCTGCCCCGTATGTGGAAGTCTAGACCTTCAAAAGATAAGCACGACTTCTAAAGTCTTGGATATCGCTTTCTGGGGCTTTGCTTCCGGCAAAGCACGCAAGGTGTATCACTGTAACAACTGTGATTATGAGTTTTGAACATAAATAAACCCTATCAGACACTACATCCGATAGGGTTCAACTCGCAATATTCAATTATTCAATACCATTCTGAAGGATGAATTTGGCGGCGTCGGACTTGGCGTTGGGGTAGATGAACTCAAAACGATTCACGTTGGACATTGGAATGCAGAGTGCAGCGTTCGTTTTCAACGTATCTGCCGCACTCTTCCACGATTCAAGAGAATCATCTTTTGAAATATAATAGTGAACCAGTGAGATATAATCATCGTCAATCCCTTGAGGCTTCCCGTAAAAGATGTTTCCGTCCTTCATAAATACTTTTACAAGAACACCCTCTGCGTCATCAAAGTGTTGGGTAAAAATATTTCCGGCAGTCTCGACACCAAGCACATTGGAAAACAGCTTGCGAACTGGTAACCAATTCTTTAACTTGAAAAATACTACAGCGTAGAGCAAACCCAAAAGGACATACGCAAAAACAAGAGGGAAGCCCTTGATGGCAATCGACCAGAATATTGTATCTAAGTAATCGACGGAACTCTTTATAAGATATCCGATAGCTACGCTTAATACGAAAAACATCTGGTCGCTCATTTTCTTCATGTCAAGCCAGCGATAACACCAAACGCATAGTGCGCCCGGCACAAAAACATGAAATAGCAGATCAACGCTGCTGATTAGTGCTTGAATTGTGTTCATCGGCACCTCCTTTGTTGTTATTGTTGTTGCCATTTTCGAGAACACCTAACATGTCAACGTCCTTTGGCGACCGCTTATTGTAAGTTGAAATCTCATAGTTTGGAATATGTTTCTTGTTTTCCATGGCAGCATCCTCCTTTAATAAGGAAAGTGTAGCATGGAAAGTGCAAGCTGTCAATCCAGGATGCATCGTGCTGAACGCTTTGACCAGCAGACTAAGAAAGAACTGGCTCAAGAAGCAGAACTCGCAAAATATGCACCCAAATGCCCTGTCTGTGGTTGTCCACATCTCGACAAAATAGGCGCAGGCTCTAAACTGATTGACGTAGCAATATGGGGCTTTGCGAGTAAGAAACCGGGAAAGCAGTTTAAATGCAAAGCATGTGGGTATGAGTTCTAAAGGAGAATAAAAATGCTTCAAAGAACAACAAACGGTGTCCCTCAGAAAGATTTTTGTCTTCATTCTCCTGCTAGTGCAGAATTCAACGGAAAGGAAGTTCGTGGACTAACAGCTTATTGGGATACTGGAAGCTCCGTATGTTGCATCGCAAGAGAAATTGCCAACAAACTTGGCTTACCCATCATGCCAACTCAACAAGAGGTTAAATCAATCACAAATTCTAAAATGGCTGACATTACAGCCTGCACATTGAAAATTGGCTATGGCGATGACATAATTCTTCCCAATACATTGTTTTGTGTTATGGACCCAGAAGATTTTGAATATGAACTTCTTATCGGTCAAGATGTTATAGGGTATGGAGAACTACACACTAAATACAATCCAGCAATGGAACGGATTAGACTTGAGTTTGAGATTGACCCTTCTGTGATTCTAGACCCTGAGATTTAAGTATAGCCTTCCATTGTGAAAAAATTCGTTTCCGTTCTTCCTGAGTAAACGGAGGCATCTTCCGTACTCTAACGGAAATAATGTTAAAATCGTTCATTTGAATACCTCCGATACAAAAGTGAAGCGTGTAACATTTTAGCAGTTGAAGATGATAGAACTTACTGGATTTCGTCACCTGACTGCTTAGAGTGATAAGGCTTTTAATATCTAACGAATACTTCGTCCATTTTATGTGGAAGATTTTCCATGATGGACTTCGCTAAGTTGTCTACACTACCAATAGGTTCTCGCTGTCCCTTGATATAGTCAAGAAGGGCAGTGAGTTCTTTTGCGTCAATTTCAATTTTCATAATATAAGAAATCCTTTCCCCAGCGAATTAAAAAATGAAGGTGTTTTGGATGTCCTTAGTGATGGCTATCGCAAACAAAGAAGGAATCGTTGTGTCTGCGGACTGGCGACTCATACGTCATATAACAGACAATCCGTTTATCGCTATGCCGTCCGACCATAGCCAGAAAGCGTATATTACAAAAACAAACCATGTCGTTGCGTTCACCGGCGATGCTAGACTTGACACAGGCGAATTTCTAAACGACGTTATCCTTCATACACTTAAAATTACGTCAGCTCAAAAGATGCCTATCCAAGAAGAGCTTGGATTCTTGCTAAATGTGCTGGTGCAGAAAACAGGGAATAGCACTGTTTATTTAATCGAATGTGGCATCGAGAATGGCGAAAATGTGATACTTAGAGCAGATACAGGCCATAACAAAATTCAACCGAATACATTGGACGACATTGGTTATGCAGCTAGTGGCGAGCATAAACTTTATCAATCAAAACTCATCAAGCTTGGAGATAATATCCATACACTTAAACTACAAGAAATGGTTGAATTCCTTCAGGGCATAAACTGCGAAATAGCCGAAATTGACAGTTTAGTAAGCCCCAAATGCGATATTATTACAGTTACTTCCGAAGGCGCACAACGTTTATATACACCTGAACGCTACGGGTGGATTGTCGATCCATGAAAAAAATTCACTGACAGAAGTGAATTGAATCAGTTCTTCTTTTTGAGATTCGTAATTCCATACTTCGGCATAAGCAATCGTATTTGCGTTTAATGGAAGGTTGGTTCTTGCCCATTCAGGATTAACTGTTCCAAACATAGACAAGTTCTCCTGATAAGGTTTTCTTTTTCCACATTGATAAGAAAGCAAGTGACTCACCTCCAACAAAAGAAACACATAATTAGGAAACCCGGCAAACAATTCAAGTGTAAGAATTGTGGGTACGAATGGTAAGCCGAAACTGACTAAAATGGCATAAATAAAACACCTAGAGACATGTAGCCTTTAGGCGTTTTTGCACTTGGATATAATAAAAAACTCCTCACCAGATCGGTAAGGAGCGAAATTTCTTAAAAACGGGTTCGACTGATTGTTTACTCGTCCGATTAACTGTCTACACAGTCAGTCATCTGAAATGGCATACTAGAGTTCACTAGCGCCTCGCAACCACAATCCCGTCCTATTCTGGATTTAATGTATCATACAAAAGATTATAGTCCTTTTGTAAGTCGGCATACTTTTTCTTTATACCATCAAGCTCTAATTGCCTTATTTCAGCTTCGGAAACCGGTCGTTTAAACCAAACTTTTCCGCCATATCCTTCACTGTCAGTAAGATTATGATGCGGATCAAGCCAAACAACATAGAATACAGAATGTTCTATTCCATTAACAATAAATCCAATTACTCTGCCCTTTGACTTGTTAATTCTGAACTGCCAATATTCATGTTGTTCATCACCATCTGGAGCAGAAGCATTTGTTTTGCTCCAATCAATCGGATGTAAATCATGTAACGAAGTTCTAATTTCTGGAATCTTTTTATTGCTAACACTTTTTAGGCAATCAAGCAGATCAAGAAACCACGCACCGCCAACTGTTTTATCTTCCGCATCTCCACCAAGATTAAATAAATCATGATTTCTATCAAAGCAAGCAAAAGAAAAAGTTAAACTATTTTGTTCAGCTTTGGCTCCATTATGTGGAAATACTTCCGTTTTTACTTCCGTGCATTTTGGTACGGGAAGTTTGAATTTAGTCTGCCTGTCCTTGCTCATAGAGTGCTTTGTAAAAATCCCTCATTGCTTTATAAGTGATTACTTCCGTACCGGGTTCCCAAGGCTCAAGACCTTTGCGAGCATTCTGCCACGGAGTTTCAGAATGAGTTGAAGCTTCAAGCTGATCGCCGTCGTATGGTCCATAAGTGCTATATACGGAATCAAGAATGTTCAGAACACGTTCGTTTAGAATACCCTCGTTAAAATCAACTTTAGGAATAGGCTCCCACCCATAACAAGAATATCGATGGTAGAGATCAGGAATTACAGGACCGTGAACCCATGCCTGAATTTCATTTTCAAACAAAGGACCATCGTTGTAAAGAGCACAGTACCATGCCTGTGCATAATAGCAAAGCTTTTGAAGCTTCTTGTGCGTCATTGATTCTTTACTAAGAAACCAGTCAGACACTTGATTTAGCAGTACCATGCTTACACCTTCCTTCTTTCACTCATAGTATACGCTAAAACACAATCAATAGCAATGGACTTTTCGTGAACATTTAAAACACCCGGCCTCCCTGCAGTAGGGAAGTCGGGCTTGTTTATTATGATGATACCTTATTTCAGTAGTTCTGCAATATCTTCAGCAGTCATACCGTTAGCCAGTGCATTGGCAACAATATCTTCTGCCTTTTTGCGATTCAGCTCTGCCGCAATCTTTTCATCGGCGTCAGCCTTTTTCTTTTCGAGCTTTACGATCTCTTTATTGAGTTTCTTCAGCTCTGCTTCTTTTGCTTTACGCTGGGCGTTCAGTGTAGCGATATCATCACTAATAGTTGCAATCTCCTTAGCAATAGATTCTGCGGCAGTATTCTTTTCAGCGATCTGTGCTGCGTAATCGACGCCATCAAGAACCTTTATTTTATTCTTACTTCCCTTGGGTCTAGCCATAATAAAACACCTCCGTATATTTTGGATACGCGATTGTAATATTATTATAGCCAGAAAATTTCAGAAAAGCAACATCTTTTTCTATGTATTATAAATTACATTATAGTAGTATTGACACAGCCGTGTCAATGCGTGTATAATAAATGGGCAATCAGGAGTTCCACATCGAACTTGTCCAATCATAGATGTAAAAATAGGCGGTCACCCTCCCAGTAGCCGGAAGGCAAGAAGGAGCGTGTATTTCTTTAACTGCCTTCCGGCAATATTGTCGGAAGGAGGATGTTGCCATGAATTTTGACATTCAGACTGTCTACTATGTCGCAATGCTGTTCTTCGGTTTTGCTAGCTTTGTTAAGACTGTTCTTGAGATTTTCAAGATGCTACATCATCACAGCGAGAGCCGTGATAAGTAAAAGAGCCGCCTATGTCCAGTAGGCAGCTCTTCATTGGGATTGAAATTGTCCAGATTTTAATTCCATTTGTTTGATGCTAACCGAGGGAACCGTCTATTGGAACTCTTGGTTGCTTTTATTATACACTTTTTAGAGTACGCTGTCAACGAACAACAGTGTACTTTTTCTTTTTATTCAATTATTTAATCATTTTCTCTTTCTTATATCGCGCCAGAGAATAGCACGTCTCCTCATTTCCACCTACTTCTTTAAGTCGTCTGGTTACGTCTGAGGTGGACTTCTGAACTTTCGTTCAGAACTGACTATCCTTCCAGTGGCTGCTCACTGACCCTTTTTAGTCGATGTACCTTCCACCCTCTTACATTATATAATAGGAGAGTGGATCGGCTGCTGACCGCCCATTGTAAACGCTACTTAGCACTCGATTATTACCGTATTTTGGCAATATGATAAAACCGAGCTTTTATCTCAGCATATAGCATCCATATCCTTGTTTCTATCTTTCGATTCCTACATTATATAAATATAGGCGATATGGCTCTTAGGGTTTCCCAGCACTCTAGGGGCTATTTTATTTTTACATGGTGCCGCATCCTATATTTTATACGCAACAAATATAAGAGGGCATATTAACTTTACCCGCACCATTTTTGAGCTTTCCGCTCATCTGCATTACAGACAACACGCCAGAGATGGCAGCTGTCAAAGTGGGTAATGCACCTGCAAATTTTACAGCACTATCTGCGCCGTCAACAAAAACTGTGGCAAGGCTTACAAAGAACTTCGGAATATCTGACTTCATCAAGTCCGTACTAAACTTCTGGAATGTAGAATCAAGCTGATTAAGCTTCGCCTGCAAGGAATCCATGTACGTCCGGTTCTCACGCATTGCGCTGCCGCTAGAATTAAGCGCTTGCTTCATAGCATCTTCAGCAACGCTAAAATTATTCAGCAGGGCAGATGTACTCTGACCTCCTCGCTTTCCAGAGATCAGCTCAGTAATATTTGCCTGTGTTGTGTCAGACAGATCTTTCCAAACCTCAGAAAGTTCCTTCATAATCTGATAGGTTGATTTGAAGGTATTATTATCCTTCATAATATCAACACCAGCAAGTTGCTTCAACTCAGATCGAAGTTCGGATACAGAATCTGCCATCCCATCTGTTGCAATACCGGCATTTTCAGCATCTGTTTTTGAAGCACGAAGGTACATACTCAAAGTTTTTAGGTAAGTGCCACTCGTATCGGCATCCTGAAGTACACCATTCACGGCAGCCGCCAAACTAAGCGTCTCCTGATATGTATTTCCGGCGGCAAACATCGCAGCGGAACTTTTCTGCATGATAATTCCAAGGTCGTTCATACTGACTGGTTCGGTATTAGCGATTTTGTTCATGCAGTCCAGAAGACGCTCTGCATCATCAGCAACCAACCCAAAACCTTGCATTGCAGAAATTAGGTAAGAGGAAGCAGTCGTTGCATTATCGATCTGGTCTCCAACATTAGCCATAAGAGCAGACACACGAGCAAGCTCTTCAGAGTCTTTATCCGTATATCCAAGTCGTTTCCAATCAGCAGTGCTATTTACAAGATCAGAAATATTAGCACCAAGCTTACGAGCGTTTATTGCAGTTCTATCGAGATATTCATTCATCTCGTCGCCAGTCATTTCACTGACCTTTTTAAGCTCTGTTACAGACGTGTCCAGTTCAAGAACATTATTATAAACCTCTCGCAGACCTTGTTTGACCATTGCAACGCCAGCCATAGCGATGGCGGTCTGGAAATGCTCCTTAAACAAACGAGACAGTTTTTGACCAAGAGTTTCTGTAGTGGCTCCACATCTGCTGGCCTCAACCTCAAGGTTTGATAGTCTTGCACTAAGATCAGTAACATCGCCTTCACAGCCAGCAGCAGAAGCTTTTATTCCGTTTAAACTATCAATTAGCTAAGAATATTTACTTTTATTTGCAATAGAGTCTTCTAACTTCGTTGCACGTTCATAAACACTCTTAAACTTCGTCATATCAACATTGGCTTGATTTATATCTCTAAAATCAAATCCAAGTTCTTTTAAATGTTGACTTGTAGAATCAATAGTTGTATCAAGAGTCTTGCATTTTTTATCAAAGTCTTGAATTGCTTTCCCTGGTGTAGTGTTCTCAATAGAAGCAAGCTGATCCCGCAACTCTTTTAACTTTCCAGAAGTTTTTCCAGTTCCATCTTCTCCATATAAATATTTTTTGATATTATCATTTTTATAGTTGGAGTTATTCTTAGAATAGTTTTCAAGAGACTGAATCTTTTTTTGATACTTTTCATACTCGGATTCTTGAGATGTGAGAGTCTTTTTTAAATCATCTGCAATTTCTTGATTTTGTTTTTTTAGTTCTTTTGCAACCGAATCAGCACCTTTTGCAGTATTTCTGTCAGCATTGAATTTTCCGACTTTTTCGATATCCTCAAGCTTTAACTTCTGAGATTCCGTAATTACATCTTTTGTTTTTGTCTTGAGTTTATCCATCTCATCGTTGATTGCGCTCAATCTAGTCTGTACCACTTTCAACTCAGATGATTTATTTCCATTAGCAATTAACGATGCTTCATCCGCTTTTAACTTTGCTTGACGATTTGCAAGACTGAAAAGGCGAGAAATATCACTTTTTGAAGTATCTTGCGTTTTTGCAGAACCAGACTTTCCGGTATCAACCTTAACTGTCTGCTTTGCCGCAGATTGCATAGCTTTTTTAAGCTGTGCAGTTACTTTACTCTGGTCAATCTTAACATCAAGTGTAACCTTTGGAGTTTTTAACTTTCCGCTCTTGACTACCTTATCAAGTGCATCATTTATATTACGGATAGTGTCGTTTTGATTTACTCCAAAAGCAATTTTTACTGGTTTTTCTTTATAATGCTCCTTAACAGAATTAAATTGCTGGTCTAATTCTTTTTTATTTGTGTCAATAACAACCTTGACCTTAATGGCTGTTACGGCAGAAGACTCTGTGCCAGTATTTTCTTTTTCATCCATACTGTTGGTCACCTCTCTTTTCCATTTTCAACAATTCCTTTCAAAATAAAAAAGAGAAGCGGCCAGCTTCTTCAAGCCAGCCTCCTCTCATTCAAATTTTCCAAATAAATTGTGGGATTACAATTCATGTAATGCGGTTTTTACGAGCATAGCCGCTTCAACTTGGACTTTTGAAATAAATGGACGTGCAGGACGCTTTGGTTTATTTTCCTTCGGTCGCCCCATTCGATTCCACTCTGCAATATCCATCCACAAGCCATGCTCGATCCAATTAGCAAACATTGTTCCTTCTAAGGCTGCGTTATCTCCTTCTCTGAATGGTGTTTTACACCACGATTCCTGCGGTCTTGCAATATCCTTTACCGTCATTATCACAACATTATCGTCAGTAGTAACGCTACTTACGATATTTTTTTTGCTTTTGATTCCGTCAAATCGTCCACTTTTCGAGTGTACGTTTTCTGCGATGTTCGCTTGCAGTCTCGTTTCAATTTCAGGCGCAACACCTTCAAGGATGTCTTGAACGCTGCTAACCACACCGGCCAGTAAATCATCAAAGTTCGTATACGAAGAAGCAAGACTTCCCATTCACTCCACCTCAAATCTCAAATCGATCCTTTGCAGACTGAATCTTTGTCGTATCCTTTTTGATGTAATACTTGTTGGTCACATCCGTACCAGCATGGTTAAGCAGGGAAGAGACATCTTCCAGACTCATACCCGCATTCTTCAGCAGGGTAGCACCACTATGCCGGAAGTCATGCGGGTGCAACGTAGGCTCATCAATCATCTCACCAATCTTCTTACACCAATCACCGGCAGTGCTTGAAGTAATCGGCATCCATGCACCATTGATTTTCGTACCAACAAATACATAGCCGCCATCTTCAATATCATGCTCAGTGCGGTATTCCTTCAGCTCTTTCAAAAGTTCAGAAACTTCCTTGCTGAACATCAGATCAACAATTTTTCCTTCCTTCTCCAGAACATCATGTACCATACGGTTCTCATAATCGATAGACTTCCAGAGCGTATTCCGCACAGCATTGACACGAGCCATCGTGGATAGCGAGAATAGTGCGTACAGACGCAGCGTCATCGCATTATCCTTCATGTGAACGGTGGTCGCAGATTCAACCAGAGCGTTCAGCTTTTCTCGCATCAGTTTAACCTCATCCGGCGTAAGGTATGTCTGCTTCACGACAGCCACGTCCTTGGTCGGTCGGTCAATGAACTCCATCGGATTCTCTTTGATGATTTTTTTCTTGCGAAGATACCGATACAGCGCAGAAATCGTACTCATGCGCCGCTTCATACGAGCAGAGTTATTTCCATGCTTCTTACAATAGAAAAGAAATTCTTCGATATCCTCTTCCTCAAGTTCCGTCACAGGAGCATTACCCTGATTGTCCAGAACATAAATCATCCACTGCTTGAAATCCGATTCATAATTGTAAACAGTAGACGGGCTGAGGTCACGGATGCCCATATCAGTCTCATATCTATCCCAGTATTTCAAAGACACTGGGTTTACGTTCTTGAACTTCTCAGCATCCCATAACTTCAGCGGTTTACTTCTTGTAGCCATATTAAAATTCCCTCCAACCCACCTCTAAAAGTGTTTATTCCTTTTTATCTTTTGCCAGCACAGCAGAGATTTCCTGCTTGTTGTCCAGCAGGGCAGACATAACCTGAGAAGCCTGATTTACATCAAAGTCTCTAAGGCTCTTCTTTACCTCATCCAGATAATCCTTCAGGTAATCAATAAACTCGGCAAACGCATCGCGCTTGTTGCAAATTGCCAGAGCCAGATACTCATCGTGAGAACGCTGCGCACGCTCCTGCACTGCCTTCTCCAGAGAATCATACTGATCCCAGAACACAGCGGTATCGCAACCTGCAGCTTCAATCTTCAGATTAAAAGACTCATAAGCAATGCGCGGCCACTCAGTCTGCGGCTCATTGCGATAATTATAACCAACAAAATACTTCAAACAGGTCAGCCGAAATGCCACATCAAACAGCGCAGGCTGATAATCGTCCTGAACAGTACACATCTCAATGACCTCTTTCACGAAGTCGATTCGCTCCTGAAAATTTAAAACCTTCATTTTATCTCCCTTTCGTCTGTTTCGTCTGTGCTTGCTTTAATTTCTTTCGCTCTTTTCGAGCTTTTTTTAGGTCGTCGTAATCGACCCAGCCTCCATCAATTTTGGAGTACGTGATCCAGCGGTAGTCTACGTCAGGATAATGGAACCAGAACATCTTGCGCTTCATCAGCGCAACACTGTCAGCAAAACCCTTCGTATCAATTACCTGTTTACTGCCATCACTGTATGTAAGCTCATAGTCTGCCACATAATCGATTTTTCTTACAGCTACATCCTTGCCGTCCTTATCGACCCGGCGGAACGCTTTCTGTAATACGAAAGGAACCTGTTTACGGCACTCTACGATTTCACCATTTTCCAGCCCAGGTAATACAATATCCCGATAGAACATCATCTCGGCACGGCTATCATAAACCACACCATCATAGGTTCTATCTGCTGGATTTTTACTCACATTAAACTTTGTTCTGTTCTTTTTCTCCATAAAACCACCACAAAAAATGAAGGGGCGGTTATGCCCGCCCCTTACGATTTGATGTTTTCTTAACTACCGGCTTCACGGGCGTTTCATCTTTTACATCACTAGATGATTTGACTTCAGCCTCTACAGGCATATCCATAATCTTATGGAATGTATCACGAACTGCTGGAATGAAAGTTTCCACCTCATCCAGCGTGATACGCTTATACTTTAGGAGGTTGTTCAGGCAAGCCTTAGCTTCCTCCTTGGGACGAACTCCAATCTGGAACTCGTATGTATTCACCCACACCTGAAAGTGAGGCTCAGTATCACAGATAACACGCCATGACTTGGATGGATCACAATGCGGGCAAGCATTGTACATCTTGCCACATACACGACACCATGATTCAGCCATAGCTATTACTCCTCCACGACCTCGATACGAACCAGCTTCTTATCCTCAGAGCAATACTCCTGAGTTGCATTGACAGTCACAGGATGAGTAGTCTCATGGTTGAAGTCAATCTCAACAGCTGCGTCCTCCTTAGCAGAGGGGAAGATGATGTTGGTCAGAATCTTAGTTGCCTTATCACAGGGATTGTAGCACAGAGCCTCAATGACAAATACACCCTCCTCAGAGAACTTATTTGCGCTGTTGTCAATAGCCATACCAGACTCAGACTCGTAAGTCATCTTAACGGCAAACTTATCACCAGCCTTGCACTTGTCAGTAGGCAGAGTGACCTCAGTGCCAGTCACAGAGAAATTAGTAGTGGCCTCTGCACCCAGCTCATAAGTTTCCAGGGTAACATTGCGGTTATCAACCTTATCAATGTATTTGAAGGGAACACCAGTAGTGATGTCCACAGGAGTATGAGGCAGAGTCAGCTTCTTGCCATCAGCTGTAGTCAGGAAGAACACGCGGGTAAACTTCTGCTTTGCAGTACCAGAAGCAATCTGCTTCTCAGTACCCATCTGGTCAGCCATAGTACCCAGATGCACCAGAGCATTAGACCACTCAGCGGATGCAGTCTTAGAACGGTCAAAGCCCATAATGTTGGTGCCCAGCTCGTCCTGAGCATAAACAGTCTCGCCACCCAGAGTCAGTTTCAGATCCTTCAGGTTACTCATTGTCCAAATGCGCTTACCATCAAAGTTATACTTATGAGCTCGGAGAGGCCGATCAATAATCAGTTCATCAAAATTCATAATCATATTTCCTTTCAATTTATTTGGATAAAATAAAAGAGCAGGGCGACTTATTTCGCCTTGCTCGTCCAATCCAGTTGTGATTTTGGAATCTTTCCAAATTCCACGGTGCCAGCATAAACGCCATGCATCGTATTGTCGTAATTCTTAATTTGCTGAACCTTTCTTACATGGTTCATAAAGACACTCACTGGATATTTCATGGCTTGAAAATAATCAGCCTTGAAGCCCTGCACACAAGCCATCGAAAGTACAAGTTCAGCCAAGTGCGATTCGTATGGTTTGTTTTTTTGAAGCTCCATTTTATCTTTCGCTTCTTCAATAAGTGCCTGTCTCGTTGCTTTGTTTGCAGCTCTTTCCGAATGCTTCTCAACGCCATTTGCGGCGCATAGATACTCAGACATTAAATCATAAGCGAGTCGGTCAATCACAACACCAGTCTTTTTGTTCACAAGAACAATTTCTTCAGTCTTGTTGTCTTTTGCCATCACAAAATTTTTAGTATCTAAGTTTCCGAGAAGAATCGACATATCTTGGTCTTTATTGCCAATAAAAAGCTGACGGAACATATCGAAGTCCGACAAGTCCTGCCAGTCCACACCAATAGAATCAAGCTGTACTTTATAATCACTCGAAGTAGAACAAAACAAATACACCAACGAGAAATATTTTTTTTCGCCAAAGCGGATAATTTCGCCAACAGTCGGCATCCGAACCATAATCTTGTCATTGATAGGGAAGTCTTCACCCATCATCAAACTCGGCTCGTACATCTCTCGAAGTTCCATTAGTTGCACCCCACTAGGTCATCTAAGTCCTGAGTCTTGAATGTCATAATGCGAACTCGATGATGTAAATCCATGTTATCTTCGACGTTTGACGTGATTTTGAGCTGTTTAATACCAAAAATTGTACTACCGTGCAGTTGCTTCTCAACAATGCCACTCAGATAATCAACTCGTGTTGCGCCACCATAACCAGAAGGCATCTTCATCAATGCCTGGTTTACAATAACCCATACGGTCAGGGTGAAGTTCTCGTACCAATCATTGATGTTACTGCGGTCGGTCATGTTTACCTTGAAACAAATATAGCTATGTGCTGCTTCAATCGTGTCAGGGATATGAAAATAGGGGAAGATATAAGTATAAATTGCCTCATCGGGCTCTTCGATATCATCATTGCCCATCGCCTCAACAAGCCCTTCCGTATTGACTAACTTCAAAGCTAATTTGTTTTTGTAGTCCGTAATCAATTCACTCGTTGTCACAGTAAATTCACCACCTTACACTTAATGGATGCACTTACCGTACCATCAGCATTTGTCAGAGAAATTTTTACAGTCGCGCCATCCATAATACTATTATTCAAAATACGAATTTTAAAAGTACCATCGTCGGCAGCCTGCACCTCAACAAATTCCTTGAATTCATCAAGACATTTTGTGCTCCACACAGGAGTCTCCGCAACCTCTTCTCCAGTGATGCTTGTGAACACCGGAGTGAATTTCTTCCAAGAGCCACCAACACGAACTTCAGGCTTGCCCGCGTACTTAATAGCAGCAGTTACCTGAGAGTCAGTATCAGGCTCATTGCTCTTATTCGGCTCAAAGTAATCACAAATCATTTTCTCGGCATTATCCGTCTTACTGTTGTATTGATCCTGCCGGATATTCAATACAAGGAATCCCTGCGTCTTACCATGTAACTCATAGCGCTCTGTGCTCTGATCAACAGAAGTCGTAACATATGTTTTCGGTTCTCCATTGATAATTTCCAGCATAAAGCGCTTATCAAGATCAATCAACGCAGTCTCATCATCAAAAGGCATCTGCACTTTATACTCACGCTGACTCAGTGAAGTCATAACAAGTTCCTTATTATTTGCGTAATAAGGCTTGCTTAATGTTGCCCAGCGAGAGACTATCTCACCAGTAATCGGGTTCTGCCATTGAATCTGACGGTTACATAACTCCATCTTGCCACGAAGAAAAATTTCATCGTTTGGTTCAATCTCAGTTACCAGCCATTTACAATTGTAGCAGTCAACAATGTCGCCAAGATTCAAAGAATCACCAGGATAAGCCTAGATTTTCTTTTCCTTAGCAATACTATTACTGCGGCTAACAACCAGCTTTTGAGATAAACCATTTACAAGAGTATTATCCTCGTAGTCAACACTATCCTTAAAATGTGCAGCGAAATCTCGCTTTGCGAAAGCAATTTTTACATCCTTTTTGTTAGACATTTTTGCGGCACCGCCAACAGCTCGTGCCCTTGTATAAAAGTCCATCGGTACACCTCCTTACTCAGAGTAGGAAGCGTATGTATCATAGTTGATGGTCTTACGCTTACGGGTCGAGCGATCTTTTGCCATATAGTTGTCTAGCATTGTCATATTCTCCTCATGGATGTCTTTCACAAGAGCACGAATACTCGTGCGCTCATTAGCAGGGGAGAATACCTGTAAACTCGTAGGAAGGTCCTGTGCGCTAAATGCTTTCAACTTTCCAAACTCACGCTTAAAATGTTGCTCTAACATCAAATGCGCTAACATATCAATCTCATCGAATGTGAGATCTGAATTAAACTCTTCTAGTTCTGAATCGTAATCATCGAAACTAAAATCCTCTTCCGGTTCAATGTTTCTGGTAATCACAGAAAGTGACTCCATCAAATAACTTTTCGCACGGTCATGTACAAGATCTCGCACTTCATTCTCGCTCAGGTCAAAATACTGAAAGAAATTACTATCAGTTTCAACCAGCTCGTAGAATTTGTCGTATATTTCCGAAAATGCGGTCACATTATCCCTCCAATCTTACTCGGCGGGAACGACCTCCGCCTTTTCTGTCTCTGTCTTCTTACGGCCACGCTTAACAGCAGACTTTTCTGCAGAGCTGTCCTGTGCAACAGGCTGCGCACCTGCCATCATAATAGATTGCATCTGTGCCATCATAGCCTGCATCTGCTTCTGCATTTCAGCCATCTGGTTCTTTGCAGTTTCAAGTTCTGCCTGAACATCAGCAGGAACAGACTTGGCAGCAGGCACAACAGACAGTTCACTATTACGCTTGCCAGCGCGAAGCTCCTTGTAACGCTCATCAATCAGACGCTTGACCTTGGTAGACAGGTCTTCACCAGCATTGGTCATACGATAAAAGCGACCACGAATACGCTCAAACTGAGCACCATCCTTAATATCAATCATACGCTGAAGATTCTCAACGGTGGGATTCAGAATCGCATCATCGATATCTTCAATGAATAGAACATCGTCACCCTTAATTCCAATAGCCTTAAAGATTTCATTCTGCTCTTCAGGGCGAAAACGCAGAACACCATTCTTGAATGCAGAACAAGTGCTGTTCATATACATAATCTCCTCCGGCGGAATAGGAATGACGCATGGGTCATCCACACTACCGGGCTCGAAAGTATAGCCCTTACCGCTCAGTGACGAAATTGTAACCACGTTATCGTCGCAGTTCAGAACGTCAATAAACTTCTTTTCCATCACGGAATTCATAATTTGTCTCCTTTTCTATAAAAGCGGAGGCCGCAAAGTCTCCGCCCAGATTTGCCTTTGGTAAAAATTACTGCAGAACAATCTTAGCAACACGCTCGATATGATCAATGCTGTAGCCGAAGGCAAAGTCCTTGACCATCAGATGGATCTTTTCGTTGTTGTTATCGTGATCTTCGTAAGTATGAGTCTCGCCCTTCATGTCAAGGCGACCAATCTTGCCTGCGATACCATAGATCCGCTTATCCGGGATCAGCAGGGAACCATCGCCCAACTTCTTAGCAGAGCTAATACCAGTGATAGCAACACCATCATAAGTCTTAACCAGACCATAACGGTTGAACTCGTCCTTAGCTGCATCAGACAGATACTCAGCGTAACCGGTCATCCGACGCATCTTGGCACAATACTTCATCAGGCTGACAGTGAAGGGATTACCACCATCTGCGTACTCATTCAGATACAGAGCCAGAGCGTCCATATCCTGCATAGTGGGCTCCTTACCCTGTGCGTCAATCTTCTGCTCGCCACCAGTGATAGCGTCATCAACCATGCTGAAGATGTCATAGAACATCTGGTTCTTCAGAGCCTCAGTCATAAAGGTGGTCAGAGTTGCCACACTCTTCCAAGAATTACGTCTTACATCCACAAAGCTAAGATCAGCCTCGATCTGCTTATTACGCCAGACGGGCTTAATGGTCTCGTAGTGCAGGTAAGACTTCGGCACGTTGCCACCTTTAGCTGCATCATAAGCCTTCAGAGTATTCTTAACAGTACGACCTGCCTCGTAGTCATCAAACTCACCAACATTACCGCGCTCAAACATGGAGTCCAGCAGCTCGTCAGGTGCGCCATACAGCTCATCAGTCACGGTGCGGTTAACAAACTGAGCAATCTCCCTATTGGGATCGCCCTTGTCAATCAGCTCCTCAACATGAGCGCCAACAACCTCTGCAATTTCCTTGTCCTCGGCATCCATAGCGCGATTGTACTGAGTCTTCTCAGCAACTTCATAAACACGACCAGGCTGCTTCATCAGCTCGGCCACTTCAATATTCAGTGCCATAATTCATTTCCTTTCTCTTCGCGCAAAATAAAAGAGCTACCGCCAAAAGACGATAGCCTTAAATTTCACGTATCATATTCAAGATTTTTCTCTAAATCAAGCAACAGTCTTTGCCTCGGGCAGCACACTGATCGTAATCAGCTTGTGGCCGTTGTCGTCCATAACACCAGCAAACTCAAAACGAGAAGTACCAGTAGTAGCAACCTGCCACTTACCGTCAATATTGACCTCCAGCAGCTTGCCGATATTGGTGTTCTGTGCATCGCCATCCTTGTACTGGTCGGTGCCGTACAGCTCGCCAGCATACAGAGGAACGCGCTTCACCAGCACACCTGCCTTAATCTCGGTGACCATCTTATCGTAGTCATCAAAGTTAGTCTGGCTTGCATAGATGCCCTCCGGGATAAACTCATGAGCAACCATCTCGATGCCCTCAGCGGTAGCTGCGTCAGGGAACTTAACCTGACCAGCCTTGTGGTCAACCTGAACACCCATACCGGTGACCATAGCGACCTTTGCGGCATAGTTAGCGGGAATATTCTTCGCGCCGTTCACCATCAGTTCACGAATCATAATATTTTTCCTTTCTCTCAAATGTTATTACTTACCCAAATATTCCCGCCATGCGTCACGCTTGTTAGCGTTAGTGGTGTTATACTTGGTTTCATTCAAATTCAGCTTGATACTCTCAGGCTTATGCACCTCAGATGTCTCAATCTTCTTTTCAGTATGAGCCTTCTTGGCGGCTTCAACGCAACGCTCGGCAATCACACTCTTGATGCCGGTCTCGTCCAGATTCTCAATCAGACTTGCGTAGTTACCACCCTCGGAAACTTCAGCTTCAGTAATCATCTTGCTGGAGAGTGCGTACTGACGCAGATTCTCCTTCTTCTGTGCAAGCTCTGCAGCCGCCTTTTCTGCCTCTGCCTTCTCAGCCTGATCCTTGTACGGAGTCAGAGAAGCAACCTCCTCCTTTGCACTCTGCAACTCAGTATTCAGACTTGCAATAGTGCCATTTAACTCCGCAATCTTGGTGTTGACCTGAGAAATAGAAACAGTCAGAGTGATATTCTGCGGCTCACCCAGAGAAACTTCGTCGCCCTCAACAGTGTAGGGGAACATAATGTAATCCAGCTCGTTCATATATCCCCACTTCTTGCACCAGACAGTGTGATCTTCAGGGAACATATCAGTCATGTAGTAATCAGAGCTAATCTTTGACACTGCATCTTCAAGCTTCATATACAGGTCACGACCAGTCAGACTTGAAATCTCTGAAGCGGGTTCAGGATCACCAGCAGGTTCAGTGCCGGTTTCAGGCTCAGTCGGGGGAGGGGTTTCACCGCCTTCCTCGGAAGTCTGAATGACAGGCTCTGCCGGAGTGGTTGGTTTGGTGGTAGACTCAGTAGCGGCCTTTTCTGCCTGCTCAGGCTCAGTGGGCTCGACCTGTGCGGTCTGAGTCTCCTTGTCCTTATTCAGTTCCAAATTTTTTGCCTCCTTTTCATTAAATTCTATATTTGAAATCTCTTTTGTGTCCTCAATGTAGGCATTCGCCAATTCAAGACCAAAATCGGTTTCAGCGACCTCAAGCAGTTTAGAACACTTATATGCCGGTTCAACATTTGCACCAAGCAAGCAATGTGCAGTAAACACGCCATCGTCAATAATTTTTGCCATGCGACCACCAACGATTCCCTTATGAGCTTTCAGCACATCAATTTCCCAACTGGTATTTAATGTGCCACTCTCAATACGGCGCAGAATCGTCGCACAAGCCTTTGGATATCGCTTCCAGATCTTACAAGAGGCAACAATAAAGTCGGTATCGTCAATTTTCTCGATACCGACCGACTGAAAACTACCGAACGCATCAGTGTCAAATTCAGCAGTTTTGTATTCATTGCCATCATCGTCTTTTCTGGTGACGACTTTCATATTGTGACCGGAAAAATCCAGTTCACCCTTTGGAGCTACGACCAACTTACCAACGAGCGGGTTACCAACCAGTGTGCTCATCCAACTTTCGATGGTGTCACGGTTCAAAGCAACCTGATTCCCATTTACTGAGAAATCACAGATGACAAACTTGGCAAGATAGTGGTCTGGATGCTCCGTAATCTCAGAGCAACAGATGTTTCTACTATAGAAATACTCCTTACTCATCGTTCATCACCTCACTTACCATCTTCATTTCTCTGCTGGTCATAAATTTGTTTTTCAGTTTCCTCACCCTTTGGACGGCCTGTCTTTTTATCACTGTCACTACCACCGCCGGAATTACCGGTCGATGTATAAGAGGTCTGGCGAGCCACAAATACATCGTCATAACCTTCCTCGGTTTCAGCCTGACGCTTGCGTAGTTCGTCCTCGGCATGAAGTCCCATATACTCGTAAGCAGTCTTGTAAGAACAGTTTAAAGTGGTAAACAAGAACTGAGCAATCGCCTTCTTCATCTCCATACCCATCATTTCAGTAGTAGAGACCTTCACATCAGGGCAGTACATCAGGTCTACACCTGCATCTTCAAGGCGAATACGATACCATCGCTTTAACACATCCTCAATCTGTTCTGCAATCTTACCGATATTTTTCATCAGCTGGTCAAGAGACACCTTTGCAGTTGAAACAGTCTGCTGACCATCAGTGTTCAAAAAACTAATACCTAAAGCAGCCATTTCTCGGTTGCGATACTGTTTAACAGTCTCGATATTTGTCATCTCAACTTTTGGCTCAACATATTTGATATCCTTAACATAAGGAGCAGTCGTCACAAGCACAGTGTTCTGCTTCTATGCACGCAACAGGTTATCATGTGCCGTCACTTGTTCAGAGAAGCCCTTTTTATCGTTGTTTGGTCCCATCAACGCGGGGTCAAGTTGCTGCCAGATGATTTTCTTTGCCTTTGCCTTAGCATTTACACGGTCTGAAGTATCAAAAGTTTCAAGCATCAATGCCGGACGCAAGGCGCGGAATAGGGGAGAGACACCATATTTCTGCCCCATATTGCCAATACGAATCACGCCACAGTGGTCAACATCCAATTTTGCGTATGTATCACCATTCTTAAATGCCTGGTATACCTCATCTGGATAGTTGTTCTGAATCTCAGTCTCCTGATTTTCAAAGAATAGTGCTTTATTCTTTTTATCCTTCAGCATAGATTTGCTCAAAGCAGACTTCAGCTTAGACATGTTAATAAGCACAACAGGCCGTCCATTTGATAGGTAATCACTTATCTCAGCAATACCAAGAGGGTAGTAGTCTACAATGTAGTTCTCATCCTTCTGACGCAGATATGTAATGTAAGTGCCTTCTGCGTAAGTCATCGGAATGGCAGCACGCAGCAGACTTCGCACATTAATTTGTGCGTTGAAATCATCAATCACTTCACGAGCATAATTTACCTGTTTTGTCTTATTACGCTGCTCAGGGAACTGTGCGAAACTGCATTTGAACTCCGTATTAACATTCGCCTCAATCGCATCATAAGTAATGCCAATCAGGTCATCTTTGTTGATGTAATTACGGATGATTCCATTGACTGTCTGCACATTCGTCAGGCTTGACTGTAGCCCTCGTGCAAGTTCATCAATTCGGTCAACCGTCAGCGTCTCAGAAGAGGCCGAGATTTTCAGATATGTACTGTACTGCTTGTTTTCAGGGTCATAAGACGCAACCGCATTTCGGATGACGTTATTCATTCTCTCTTCTGAAAGTTCATTCAAAGAGGTGATAATAACAGTACCATCATCCGTCTGTGAAGCAGTCACGACATCAAAATCTTCCTTTTTCTTTCTTGCCACATTTTCACCTCCTCTGCTTAGAAGTCAATGTTAGAAATACAAATCGGCGGAGCAGTCATTGTCTCCACCGCAGACTGGCGCACTTTATCCTTACGACGTAATTCATATAGACGATGAGCTAAAAGCACAAGTGTGTATGCACGATCATCATGCATCTTATGGATTCGGTCTGGTGGAAGAGCATAAGTGACCGTAGTGTTTTCTGAATTTGTGGTTTTTTGCATACTCGTAATCTCATTTTTCATAAGATCGATATTGACCCATATGGTTTGTTCTTCCAAAGAGAGTTCATGAGTCTTTAAAATTTCCTGACCGGTTGTTTTATCTACGCCATCAGTGACTTGAACGTAATCACCGCCATTGTACTCAAGAGGGAAGTGGATGACACCAAGATTCATCAACTCAATAAGCTCTTCAAACATGACGGAACGGAATTTACGCGGACTAATCAAACGTAATTTATCTACGGCGTCTGGATAACGAGCGTCGTACCCCTCATAAAGCTCATGGTTTGCATCAATAAATCCACGATGTTCTGTGCCAGATTTATCAGTCCAATTATTAAGCAGACCATCCGCATAAGTAGAAGTACCGCCGCCACCGGCACCCTGGTCAACCATCAAAGTATCAATGTATTCGTAATCTGGATTTTGACCGTTATAGTGAAGAATAATGTCTCGTAATTCATCAATCTGTCGATTAGAATCCATCTTATATTTTTTCGCATTTGCCAAATCAACCATATTTACACAGTTGATAATATCCCCGCACATACCATTCTCAGGGTCATTATAAATACGCATAACTGATACAATAGAGTTATCCATAGTACGAGCAGGATCAAAAGCAATCACATACTTGTATTGCTTGTCCCAATATAGCTGCGGTAGGTATTTACGCTCATTACGTCGCACCGTGCCCCACTTGACAATTTGATTCACTCCACCATCTCGCTCTGGAACATTAAAATATTCCCTGCGTGCTTTAGACGCATTGCTTTTAAGAGCAGCTTCCACTTTATCTCTTGTCAACAAAGCCTTGTATGGTTTACCATTCATATAGACCTGAATCGCAACATCGCAAATCATGTCGCAAACAAAATAATCACGGTCACCGGCAATCATACGTTTTGCAAAATTCTTATAATAACGATAGAATAGTTTGTCCATCGTATCCTGACTCGAAGCATACACAAGCTGAGTAGGAACCTTGCGCGGTTGTGTCTCGGGATTATAGCTGTCGTCTGTATCAGTCACGAAGTCTGTATTCTGAGTTGCAAATGCTTCACAGACAACAATCAATTCGTCAGCACAAAACGCTGCCTCATCAAAAAACACAAGACTGGCACGGCGACTTCTTGCACTATCCGGGTTGGAGTTCAGTGTACTAATGGAACTACCATTATAAAATTCAACAACATACCCGGCGGGATTATGACTAAAACCACTCTTATTCGTCGCAGATTTTTTCGTTTCCTTCTCTGCAATATCTTGCAGACTACGGATAGACGCTGCCGTCTTGCCAGCGCGAGTAACAATTTCTTCGATTTTATTAAAAGTTTCTGAATGTATTTAATGTACATCGCAACTGTACATTGCCGCATAAACGACCACACAATTTCTTGTCGTGAATAGACTATTTCATCATCCAAAATAAATTTGGAGCTTGATTTTTCTTCCGCCATAAGCTTGCGGTTTTACTCTCCCACAAGGAGATAGTCGTTGAACCTCATCCTGTCATATAGACGTTACGGGTGGTGGCTGCATGAACATGGATTATTACGAGCCTTAGCACGTCATAAGACGCTTTTATTTCAGCATAACTCATCTCTACGTTTTTTCTGCTTTCGCACATTTACGTTTACCGTTTCCGGTTCCGCTTTAGTGTAGAGCTTTACCAATTACCTGCAATTAACCAAGAAGCACACACACATCTCTGTATATGTGAGGCAACTTACCTTGCTCTGATCACCGACACTACTTACAATATAAATAGCTTGGTTTTCATACAACATAGCCTTCAGTAGAATAAAAACTGAACCTACAAAAGACTTACCAAAATTTCGACTACACGCCCAAAGAACATGACTTGCGTTCCAGCTTTGTTCTAGCATATATGCCTGAGCGTCAAATAGTTGGATTCCTAACAAATCTCTGGCGGCAATAACAGGATTGCGCCGATAGAATGCAATCGTTGCCGCATCACACTCATAAATCTTACGTTTTACGGCTGTAATAATAGGCGCTCTTTGTTTCATTCTCATACGGCATCACCATCCGTATCTTTTACGCTTGCATCAATACCGGCATCTTCCAACAGCTCTTTGAGCCGCTGGTTCTCAATAAGAGATAACCTGTATTTTTCCTTAGCGTCATCACTTTCTTTCTGGAACTTATCAATCAATTCTCTCTGTGTATCGAAAATTTCCTGCTGGTCATTCTCGTCAAAGAAAGCGTTTTCTTTAATTGCCTTAAAACTCATATCTGCCGCCCATTGAGTGCCCGGAGACCGTAACTGGTCGTAGAAGTTTGCTTCTGCGCCAACAATATCCTTTTCACGCATATCCTTCATCAAGAAGGTAAGTGTGTTACGTCCGGCATCCTTATTGGAACGGTTCTTGACAGAAATCTCGTTTTCCTTGGCAATTTTATCGTTGTTAGAAACCAACTTGACCTTAATATCATTAAGGCTCTTGATTGCCTCAGCCGAGTTCATCGGATTTAAGCGGGCGATCTGCAAGTCGATCTGTCGAATCTGGTTATTGTTGTTCACAACCTGAACAATCTGGGATAGCTTAAACGGGTCATCCTCAATACCATCCTCAAAATACTTGATAAGTTCACTAAACAAATAACGTCGGTCTCCCTCGTTATAACCATCAAACGGGTCATAACCGATAACAGAAATACAATCATCCTTTGCTTGAATCTCAATCTTAGACCACTTCTGCTCTTTCTCTTCCTGAATATCAACAGCTGTTTTGTTCAGCTCTCCACTGGTAATCGTAGTACAGAAGTTTTGAAACTGAAACTGTTTGTTATTTAATTGGCGAAGGTATAAACCTACGGAAAAATTATTATTGTGAGACACAACCGAATCAAAAAGAGAATTGTAAAACGGGGCATCAAGAAGATGACACATTAAGATACAAGCAGTACGTTCACTTCCATATCTTGTCTTAAATTCATCAAAAAGACTATTCACGCACTTCTTACAAAGGGGCGCATAGCAGTCATTTGCTTTATAAAGTAAGCTATGTGGTAGTCTATAAAAAGTTCCTACCGGATCCTCTTTTTCATCACCGCAACGACAACAATGGTAAGTTGGCTTGTTTGTCAGAACGATATCTTCTTCAACAACCTTTTTCTTCCTAGGCAAACAAACACCTCCATTCAAAATCAAAATAAAAGCCGTAGAACGTGCGCACATCCTACGGCAACAAAAGATCCACCCTCATGGGCACCAATAATCTGGGAGGCCGGGTAGAAAATTCTATAAAAGACCTATCATGATACGCATCGTTGAGAGGCTTAATAGGTTCTGTTCAAAATTCGACCTCGGAATTTTAAGTCGAGGTCTTTATCATCTATTTGAGCTTGCGCCCTGCCGACGAATCGGCCAAGTTTCAAAATATACCTGCCGCCAGAGGGAGTTTAACTAACGGCAGGCTTGCAAAAGGGGAGATGCTGGGTGCGGGAGTTGGATTTGAACCAACGACTTTCGACTTATGAGGACGATTAGCTACCAGACTGCTATATCCCGCGTTATATGATGCCTAAGTGTCATCTACTTCGCAATCGTATGCGCATTACAGGTTGATCATAGATTGACTTCGGACTTGCCTCCAACCGCGAATTGGAGACCGTTTTTGGCACGCCCAGCTGCTTTTGGGACAGCACATACGAGTTTTAGAGACTCGCTTTCTACCTTTGAATTATGGGCGCATAACTGGTGTATCCGGCGAGATTTGAACTCTGCGATACCTCGATTAAAAGTCGAGTGCCTTACCAACTTGGCTACGAATACACAATAGATCCTACCTTTTAGCCGGTGGTAGGAAACCGGTTTTAATTAAAAGCCCTCCGAGAGAAGGACTGGCGTGGCTAGAGGTATTTGAAACCTCGCGCCGGATACTATCCGACCTGACGGTTTTCAGGACCGTTCTCTTCAACCAGACTTGAGTATAGCCACATATAAACCCTACTTTCCTGTACGGCTACCTTTATATAAAGGTGTAGGGAATAGCCGTACAATCTTTGGCGTACCTATTCCGGCTTGAACGGAAGACCCAGAGGTTAACAGTCTCTTGCTCTACCAACTGAGCTATAGATACACAAAACAAGCATCCATCAATCCATCCGAGCTAAGTTGAATTGTTCTCGTGTTGACTGAATACTTGGGCTGATTTTAGGTCGATTTCACGACCGCTCGGGCAAGTTTTACATCTCTGACCTGATGGAATGAACCTACGACACTGCATATATCGTAAATCATTCTGGAAACAAGCGTTCACCTTATCTCCTAGGTGCGGGCGCAGTACCCGGCAGAGTACCAGTTAGTGAGCGAGGTGCAGACGTTCACTCCATAAAACGCTTGTTTTAGACTTTTAAAGCTTCGCATTAACGTAGCGAAATACGAATAGCTTATCATTTCGTTCTACAGAACTACTTTGCATCCAACCATCCGTAGATTGAGTTGGTCTAGGCGGTAGCAACTATTGACCGCACAGCTTGGAGCCACCTGTAGGAATCAAACCTACGACATATGTGGTACGAACACATTATTCTATCTACTGAATTAAAGTGGCATGGAGCCAGTGACATGACTCGAACATGCGAAATCCATAAAGGCATCGGGATTACAAAACCCGCGTTCTACCAACTGAACTACACTGGCACAATAAGCTGGAGCAATCGCCCCAGCCCATAGAAAAGGAGACAACAAATGATGTCCCAAGCAGACCTTGCGGTCGTACTTCTTTTTTAATTCCCCATTTAAATCGGTAGGGGCTCACCGCTTTTAATTTAGACGTACAATGTGCGTCTTATCTTCAGTATATCTGAAAGTGTATCCACCAACAGATTTTCGTTTCCCATTACATACATCATAAATGTGGCTACAACAAATATTTAAAGCGTTTCCTGCTTCTTTTGCACATTGATAAACGTTCTGTGTTTCGTTACATATGATCTCTTTTCGCATTTGTGGAATTATTTTTTTACGAACTTTTTTGCGAATTTCGTATGTATCAATCTCATCTGCAAAGCACCAATGTAACGGTACATTTGTTTTTGGGTGCCTACCAGAAGAACTTCGTTCTTTTTTACAACAACACCCAATATGCGAAGCTCCTGTTTCCATTTCAGCTTCAGTTTCACTCTCGAATTTTTTATCAAGCTCAAAACAATATACTTCTTTTTTACATTGATTTTTGTAACTCAATGCATATTTTATATTCTCTTTTGTTTTATCAGACAAATAAAGCCAATGGTAACCACAACTGGTTCCACATTTTTCATCACAACATCTTCTTATTGCTGGTGCTGCAACATTATATTCTTTTTCTATTTCAACGAATCCATCGTAAATTTTATCAAGCTCAATGCAATAAATCTGTACTCTTTCGGATTTATGTATCTTTATCAATTTTTCAATAGTCTTTGGTGAATGTTTCTTTCCGATATTTCCACCAGACTCTAAATTGTATCCAAAATTGTCATTGGTAGTATTATATAAAGATATATAGAACCTTTCGAAGTTATCAATAACTGATTCACTACAAGAACAAATAATATAGAACTGAAAACAGTTTTCACCATATTTGTTCCACGCTCGTTGTAAATACTCATTATGATGTTCGTTTTTGCGTAAAAGATTTTTATGGTTGTTTATTCGTCTTTCAATGTTTTTACTTTGTCCAATATATCTCTTTCCGTTTGCAAGATTTTCAATACAATAAATTCCACATAACTTTTTTCTTGACGGTTTAGACATAAAATATACCTCCAGTATTTCAACATAAATAAAAGTGGGTATCACTTTCGTGACGCCCACTCGTTCAACAAAGTATTTAATTTTTCATCCTTTACATATACCCAGAACAACTTCTTGCTATTTGGGTTTAACGCGGCGAGCTTATATCTAAGTCCACCATTATATAGAAAATTTCTAAGAGGAAGAGAATAACAACAATAAAGTTCCGTATTCATTTTTACCTCAATTCAAATAGACAAGCTTGGATTTACCATCCAAGAAATGTCCATCTCTGTCCAGATAGAGAAGCATAAAGCCTTCCTTCTGGGAATTAGTTAGATTTCCATCCGTGTACCGCATTTGCTTAGTATCACAACAACAGCCCTGCTCATAAATCATGGTGTTACCAATCTTGTATGAACCAATACGGTGGGTGTGAGCCATAGCGATACACTTGAACGTGTAACCCTCATTTCTAAACCAGTACATGGCCTTCTCAGCAGTCTTTAAAGGACTACTGGAGAATGTTCTTGGATGGCAAAAGATAATATCTTTGTACTGTGAAAACCAAGTTCCAGAATATTCGATATCAATATCCTCGAACACGTCGCATAGCGGCTGATATTTTACCTTCGCACGAGACTTTCTATCATAATGAGTGAACCCGTCAGTGAACAGAAGGTCAAATACTGTCTCTGGCATAAGCTCCTGAAGCTCGTTATCGAGATTCTTGGCAAGATACCGCTCCATGCGAAGCTCGTGGTTACCGTAGTTCACAAGAACTTTCTTGGGCTTAATCAACTCAATCAAATCCATCATGTATTGTCTTGCTTCAATCAACTCATCCATAGGAGAAACCTTGTATGTACATACAAACTTCGACAGACTGGTTTCATCTACCAGATCTCCGTTTACCTGAAGGATATCAATCTTGCCAGCGTACTCACTAAAAGTCTCAATAGGCTTCTGGAATGGAATATGTAGGTCGGAATAGACAGAATGCAGGTTCCCACATCTCTATTAGATAAGGACTCCTGATACTGCATACCCGCACGGAATGCCTTAAAACGCTTGCGATATGCGCACTCACCAAAATTCTTGCCCAACTCATCATTGAGCACCTTGGATGCGCCATCCCAAGTCAATTCTCTAGCCAGAACAGCATTCCCGATTCTTACAAAGAAGTCATCGCTCGTTTCTTCTGGCCGTTTATTATAGCAACCCATTGGCATCAAGCCGGATCACCCAGCAGCTCATCAGAAGTAGAAATATTGATGGTGACACCCTCAATACCATCCCACTTTGCCAGAGCTTCCTTCAGATTGAAGACATTCTCACCGTCTTTGGTAATCTCTGTGATAGTGCCCTCTGCAGTATCAATAATAGCGTTCTTAAAAACAACACTCTTCTTAGCAACCATAATTTTATTCTCCCTTATATTTTATTTCAAAATTGAAGTATTTTAGCATTCAAGAGCATCAGCCCAAGTGCTAATCCAACCACGATGATTTGTATTCAACTCACAAATTGCGGTACGGTCATGCCCCCTGAAATGCTCCATGTACGGAATCAGCGCCGACCGTTCCGGGTGCTTATACAAGTCACATTGACCAGAATGTCCGATCGCAATGAGGAGGCACGAGTCTTTTACTCGCGTAATGACTTTCTTCGCATCGGCTAGAGTGAAATTTTGTATTTCGTCGAGGATAATAACCTTGTTTTCAAAGTTGACACCTCGCATATAAGTATGTGCTGCACACTGGATGTACGCACCATACTTCTGACTTTCAGGATTTTCATCAGCAATTACCGCCGTATTTGGATTAACGCCAATGGTTTCAAGAGCCTCGAAAAGTGGCTCCATGTACGGAGCACTCTTTTGTTCCTGAGTTCCTGGAAGGTAACCCTGTTTCTCTTCCTGAGTAGGAGATACAATATACACAATGCCATTGTAACGACCATACTTAACAAGCAGGTCAGCAACACCAACAGCAATGGTTGTCTTACCGGTTCCGGCACGGGCATTCGCAAAGACGACATCAATATTAGGGTCCCAGATAGCGTCCCTAAAAATTTTCTGTTCTGGATCAAGCGTCATACCATAAAAGGTAGAATACTCATCCAGACTCTGAGGAATATCCTTCTTCTTACGCATTTCAGTCTTATCAGAAGCCATATATTACAACTCTCCCTTAATTGAACTCATCCACATCATCGCAAATCTTATCTACGATACCAAAGCTGACCTGCTCATTAGCATCCAGATACCAATCCTTAGCCTTATTCTTGGTCATGGTCTTCTTATCAATAGTAGAGTGAGCCATAATATACTCACGCATCTTCACAACCTGCTTCTCGTAGTAGTCCATAGCCATCTTAGATTGCTCAAAAGTACCCTGCGCACCGCCAGAGCCACTGTGAATCAGCGCGGTAGAGTGAGGCAGAGCAAAGCGCTTCTGACCAGACAACAGCATTACAAGAGCGGCGCTCATTGCAATACCTGCATTGATAGTCCAAACAGGAGTCTTGCTCAACGCAACAACATCAATAAAGCTGAACATAGCATCCAACTCGCCACCATAGCTGTAAATAAACAGCTTAATAGGCTTACGCTGCTCAACAGGAGTATCCTTATCAATACGGTTGTACTGCAGAATCTTGCGCTCAATTTCAATCAGAGATTGGTCAATCTCAAAGTCGATAAAGAAGATGCGATATTTCTCATCGACATAGAAGTTCATCATCTCAGGAGAGGGGAGACCGCCACCATTCATCAGGTTGGTGATATCTTCTGGCAGTTGAATTTCAAAGTCCAATAGTCTATACCTCGTTCTTTCAAAGATTAGTAACGTGCGTTACGCTGCATCTGCTTCAGCATCTCGACAGCGGCAATATTAAAAGGAAGCAACTCAAGATATCGAGCAGACTCTTCCAGATACCGCTTGTGACGGGTCTTTGCAATGCAAGCATGAGGGAAGACCTTTCGCACAGCCTTCGCTTCGGACTTAGTGATTTCAATCATTAGGTAAAACACCCTTTCAAAATAAAATAGGTAGGAAGAAAACAAGCGTCCTCGCTCTCTCCCTACCATAACTTTCCGCACTGTGTTTTACTCTATACATGTAAAATTATAACGTACCTACGTTAAAATATCGCGCTTTTCCGCATTTCATAAATCAAACATTTTTCTATTTTGTGCGGTTTTCTCAATATTTACGTTTTTGGCGCACTTACGGCAGTATTTTTGTCTGCGCCCGGTGCGAGCAACCATCTTTCCGCAACAATCACACTTGATGTATTCTTTCCCACAATACTGGCTCCACAGAATACCAGCATTCTCAAAATCGTCCACAAAAATCTCATGAGGAGAATTCGGCTCCACAATCAAAATATGGATGTTCAAGTTGTCAATCTTTTTCAAACTGGCAAACCCAATGAAGCCAAGATTATGTAAGTCGCAAATCATTTCGTTCTGTTTTTTCTCATTCACGGATACGTTTGCCATCCTGAAGATGTCAGCCGTATCTTCCGTAATCCAGTAGTTACACTTTTCGTTAACGGCAATATGGTATTTTGCCAGACACAGCATTGTGAACATCAGGCGTTGCATCTGCTTGCCTTCAAGTGCTTGAATCTTCTCTACCTCTGCCTTCGTAATGCACACACCGTCAAGTTCCACCATAGGACGACCCTTAGCAGAAGCAATCGCTTTATCAATCAGTTCTCTATCCAGAACCTTATTGTACCCTTCAAAATGACGCAGCATATACTCGTTAAGCTTTTCTCTTACATCATCCTTTGAATATCCCTTGTAGAAATAGTATTTCGCAATATAATGCAAAACATGCCCCGCTTTCTTCCAAGGCACATCCTTCTCTAGCCACTCTTCAGCGTAAAGAACTTCATTCAATACAATCATCCGCATCCTCCTTGCTATTCATGTTAACCAACACATCCTTGAAACGCTTGCCATCATATTCAATATCGCCATTCTCATCCTGCACAAGAGAATGCACCATACCGTTATGGCGTTCCAATAAGCGTTTAATCAAGGTATCGTGAAACAGTTCCCAGACTATTGCAATACTGGATGCATTCTTCTTACAAATATCAAGCAGGATGTCGCAAAGTACATCATCATTAGAACACTTATCATGAAGATTACGGAACATACTTTCCTGATACAGCGCAATGCGCTCCTTGCGGTCTGCGCCAGTTTCTTTATTATTGTTTCCGTTGCCAGAATGGATTGCGTTACCACGAGCAAACCTCAAGTAATCCTTAAAAATAGAGCGGATACCATAGTATTGAGAATTGGTGTACTCAACGCCAGACTTGAGCGAGTCGTAATCAAACTTGCGCCTTATCTTGAGTTCTTCTTCAAAATCTTCCAGCTCGTCCTCAATAGTCCAGCACAGGCGGTTCATGGTACAAGAATTGATTCCGACCGGCATCCGATAAAGGTAATATTGGATAACCATTTCATCCACATCGTCCTTGACGGTCTTTTGCATAATCTCATCCAGACCGGCAAACCCATCCCACTTGATGCGCTTGCGAGCTGCGGCCACATACTGCTTGTAATCACGCATCTGAGCAGGGTAGATGTAGCTCATAAAGTATGGCTTACGCCATGCGCAAATACTACTCCAGAACTTCTTATCCTCGATAGTATCAGGATTATCATCGTCTTTAACGGCGCAAGCTTTATTGTCATACCAGTATTGCGGCATATCTGTCGTAGCTACGCCTTTTATTTTGTCGATCGCGTTCTGTTGATAAAGCTGTCCGCAGATAATGCGATACGTAAGTTCATCGTACTCTTTACTACCTTGCTCAAATTTACTTCGTACATCAAACATCGTTGTAATTCGGTTTGTTGTACGTCCAATATTATCTCCAAAACCGCTGATATTAGATTCAATAAAATCCTTTTCGGTCGGAACTTTTTTCTCGCATTTGCGCTGAACACAAAGAACGACCGGCTCATTTACCCATTTATCAATGAGAACTCTATTATCGGTAGAAAATGTAAGGTCGGCATCGAAATCTTCACCGTTAAGCGCTGCACACATATTATCCCACGCATTGGTGATAAACACAGACTTCATATAGCGATACCAGTATTGGCAATCCTCAGATGCGCTCAAACTCATGCACCGAATATTTGCCATCTGACTCATAGGAGCTCTAAAGCAAGCAACCCTTTTAACATCCCTGTCGTTCCAAAAACGACTGTAAACCTCACCGGCCTTCAATAGTCCGGTTACCTCCATCCGAAACATAGACTGGCAAAGCGCATATGGATCGCCACTCGCAACTTGAAAATTTCCTCGTACCTTTACAACACCCGTTTTTGCCTGAGAGATTCGCTTTTTAATAAAGTACCGAATCCGATTCTGCACATAAGGGTCGTTAATCATTTCCGGCTCAATCATAAGAGCCTTAATATAGTCGTTTTCCAGACTGTTTATATAATTCGGGTCATCACGCATTCCACTACCACGCAAATACAGCAACGCATCACGCCAGTCACCGCCCATGACACCCTTGATTTCATCCAAAGTTGGTTTCACAAGTTCATGAATCTCATTGTTCGTAAGCTGATAACTCTGGATAAACTGATAATTTAGATTGCGCTCCTCATCAAGCTCTAACTCACAAGTCTTGGTTACAGAGAAGTGATAGTGGTTCTCTCTACAGTTTTCAAGATAGTCCTCACAACTATGGTAACTATCCCAGAGTTTTAGCATAGAGGTGCTAAGAACGACCTGAATTCTATTGATGTCGCGATAATCTCCCCATGCGTCCTTTAACATATTCTGTTTTGCTACCTTCTTAGCGAACTCACGAAAAGGGAAGGGGAATAACATACCTTTGCAGAACGCATTTCGCACACAGAAGCCAGACGCAGTGGATGGAAGTTTCAGATCCTCACTCCACTGTTGTGCAAGATCATAACTAATAAGTCCAAACCCATCATTCGCACACAACTCACAATCGTGTTCCTTATCTTCAACTATCGTAGGTTCTCCAGACGCTCCATCGTCCAGAACAACAATATGGTCTTTAAAGCGCGTGTAGCAATCATCTATAACCAGTACACCATCAGGGTCAGTGACCGGAATAGAAGCAGAACAAGCAAGGGCTCTATAAGCCTCTAACTTTGCAGGCACAAATTCCATACCCTTGTTACGACCATTATCGATTCGCTTGCGGATCTCGTCAACAAGACGGTCACTCACAAATACAATCGTGCTGTTCTTGACACCACCAGTGGTTCCAACCAGACGGCGATACGTGATTCCATTGATTTTAAACCCCTTTGGAGAACACGCCCGGCGGTAATCATTCTTCTTATCAACCACCAGACACATATAATCCGGCTTGAATTGAACTGCGTCCAATTCTGTATACAGCCTCCGAATCTCCCGGCGGTTCTCTAAACAAGACGGTTCATTCCGCAGCATCTTGATTCTACGCTTGATACTCCGTGCCTTAGCCTCTGCATCCGTAACACCATTCAACTCATCAATCCATCGTAGAACAGTGCTATCGGCCAGCGAGATAATTTCGTGGTTTCGTCTGGCTTCATCCAATGGTAGAGTTAAATCCCATTTTGCTTCAACCAGACGCTTCGTATGGATCTTAAAAACAAACTTCTGGCAAGTTTGCTGCTTTGCCATTCGGCAGTCACCTCCATGTTCTTTTTGAACGTATCCTGTGTTATGCTGTTAAAAGGAAAATATAAAAGCAGGCTTTTACAGATAGCAACTCTCGCCATCTTCCATAGCCTTGAGCCAAAGTCGTTCACGCTCCTGATAGAGTTCATCCAGCATATCGTCAGCAGCCTCGTACTCCCGGCGAGTCAGGCTGGCATAATTCATATCCCGAATTAAATACTTAATTTCCGCATCAACATCCTCGTAAGTACGCATCATTCATCAACCTCAATAGTCTTTAACCATAATCGTCTGCTCGTCCATAATAGCACCGCAGGCACCGCAGAACAGTTTACACTCAATTCCAGTAGAGTCATGACAACTGGAACACTCACAATACAGTGATTCTCCAAAATCCGCCTCATGTTCAATCCAATGAGCGTGAACTACAGGGCGAAACTCACGATGCTGAATCTCATTTTTAATCATATTTTTGAGTACGCCGAGCGTAACAAAATTCGTAAGAAATCTCTCTGATTTACCATTTCGCACGAGGCGGAACTGCTTCAATGCAGCGTCAATACTGTCTAAGATTTTTGTTGCATTTACAAACTTATCCATCACTTGACCTCCTCAGCCACTTTTCGAATCGTTTCATCAATCTGTTCAAGCTCTGCCAGCAAAACATCCACGGTATCAGCATCACTTTCGGAAATATTCAAATCCTTAATCTTATGTAAAATCCATTCAAGGTTCGGGTAATAGCCGACCGTAACCTCCTTTACACCGGTTCCCATCTCACCAGTCTTTGGATTCTTGCCAGCTGGCCGCTGCTCAACAATAACGAGATTCCGCTCGTCGTAGTTTTTAATAATGTATTTACCAATCTGGATACGCATCTCTTAACCCTCCTTTACCTTGCGGCTTGCTTCAGAACGGGGAAGAATGCCCTCTTTCTTCAAACGCTCGTAAATATACGCCTTACCACGTTCAGTCCAACGCATGTGCTTACTAGATTTCTTTTTGCAGGTTTCCTTATCAAAGTAAGGAGTAGTCTCGTACTCAACGAAGCCCTCTCCGTCAAACTTGCTGTAAAGATACCAGTGAGTGATCATCTTATCGCCACGTTTTGACTTGCAAAAATACTGGAGACCGAGATCGTGAAGTTTCGTATTCATACGTGCTGCAGTCCAGCCATATTCCTTTGCAATATCAGTAACTGTATATGTGCTAGTAGACTGCAAAACCGCATCACAGTAGTCGGAACGAGGAGTCAAATATTCGTTCGTTTCCTTTAGCTGCTTATTTTTGCTAGAAAGGGCGGCGATACGCTTATCTCGTTCCGCAATCTTATTCTGCGCAACAATCAATGCAGCAGACAGAAGCTCGTCATCAGTCATTTGCTCCTGACCAGCAATGTAACCACCAGTCTTACGGACAGAAGGAATAATTTCATTAGCCACAAGTGCTTGGAACTTTTCTGCTACATCGTTTTTAGCTTTCATCGCCAGTCGATAAAAAATATTTTCAGGGATATAACTTGGAAGATTTCCATCGACACTCGTGTCGATACCAAGATCGTGCAAATATTTACGCACTCTCGTCCACTTTACACAAACATTTCCACTTGCGGCAACTTCTGTAAAACCAAGACCACGGGCAACATCTTCCAGTCGAAGATATGCAGTACCATCTTGCTCATAGCAGGATACACCATACAAACTTACGATTTCAAAATTCTGACTCATCAAATCTACTCCCTTTAATATGTATTTTATATTTCAAACAAGAGTCGCACAAACTCTTATTTAATTCTAATTTGCACGGCCAGCATCAAATGCAGCCACATCGTTCATGAAATCATTGATATGTAAATACTTGTCAGCCTTCCGTACAGTCTTAGGCTTAAACTCTTGACAGTTGCATCGCACATCATCACAAGTAGTGAAGCACGGAATCTCGTACCGGCATTTCGTACAAACATGCTTCTTATGGAACTCCGGCAAGCTCCCAGCCGCTTGGTAGCACTCATATGTTACCTTTAAATCAATCCAGTAGGGGTTATCAAAATTCATTGTTAGATACCTCATTATAAATATAATTCTCACATGGAATTTTTTGTTCGTTTGGAATGTAGATCAATGCATACACTAATTTTTTAATAACAGTTTTACTTAAAGATTTCTCAACATAATCACTACACGTCTCCGCACCATTTTGAGTGTATACGATGTATTCTTCTCGTACTTTTCTTCCGCGCTTTATATTTGCTAGTTTCGGAATGTTCTCGCAAATGGCGTCATTTAAACGGTGAACACACTCTAAACAGGTTTCCTCATTTGTATTATTCCGCATACGTTTAATAGAAGTTGTATCAATTATAATATGATACATAGAATAAACTGAATCGTACGGAAATATATCTGTAAATTTATTTTGTAATTCGTTATAAAAATACGATGATTTCCCACTCAAGAAAATGTCTTGCTCGTTCTCACATTCTTCACCTGAAGATTTTTTAAAACTATGGATAACCTTGCTGAACAAATTATTATAGTCTCGTAGCTCTACTTCTGTAGGAATATGAAGCTTATCACGGCCTAACTCTTTACTAATAAAAACAGGAGTATAATTACAAGAGATGAACTCTTTGTTTTTCTTCATTTCTTCCAATGCATAATAAATGTATTCTTTAAGTGAACTGCGTACCTTTCTTTTGAAGTTAATAATATCCGTGACTTTTGCTTCATCACCATAGACTTTAGTGTAAGGCTTGTCGAAATCTTCATTTATCATTCCGCAAGCTTTTGCTATATTATCCAATGTCCAAAATACATCAATATTACCATTTTCAACTTCCGGTGAAATTTTAGATAATTGATACCGAATGATTTCTTTGATGTTTGAACCGTATTTGTTATTCCCGCCCTTTGGTCTAGGAGATAAAATTTCAGTCTTTGGACGAATCTTTTTTACAGTGTAGCAGAAGCTTCCTTTTTCTTTTTCTAGTACAACATATCTGTTTAATTCGGACATGATCTGTCTTTTGCTACTACCGCATACCGCACATCCATTCCTATCCAAAATATTTAAATATTCAGACAATGCACGGAAATTTTTAAAAACCTGGCCTTCATATAATTTATCAGCCATATCTTGTGTTATATTATAAATTTTATTCATAAACTCTCCTTATCTTTTATAAGAACCATACCATTTAAATCCAGCACGAGGGATCACAGAATTCGCAGGAACACGAATCATTCCATCTATAAAGAGCTGAAGAACCTCATCACTCAATTGCCTATGCACAAAGCGAAATGGTGGTTGAGAAGCATCATTATAATATTCTGGATTTTCTTCCAATACCGCTCTACCTCTTCTGACGGCAGAAAGTGTTGGAATATTCTCACACATAGCATCATTCATCTCGTGAAAACTTTGCTGTTGCAATTTATATTCCGTCCGTGCCGCAGATCGCTTCAACGAGTTTGGCTCAATCGTAATATGGTACATCGGTCGTGCTAGGTCATATGTAAAAATTTCCTTGAATCTATTATCTAATTCTTCATAAAACTCATGAAGTCGTCCGGTCAGAAATACGTCTTGTTCACTCTGACACACTCGACCAGATGACGTATAGAATTCGTGAAGCACATTCGTATACATCTTCATATAAATGGCCTTTTGGTCTTCAGATGGAATATGGTACTCTTCTGGGTCATGGTTTATAAACACAGCAGGGCAGTCTTCAAAAAATATTTCCTTATTTTTTGCCATAGATTTAAGCGCAGACTCAATGTACCCAACCATTGTAGATTTAGTACATTGTTGAAACGTCTCAGCATCCGCTGCTAAATTCTCTCTGAACTCATCCATTTGCTCACGAGCAACACTTTCTAATGGTGTACCAACTATCTCAGCCCAGAAGGTATCCTCGCCATGTAAATCCTCTGAATATTGATAAAAATTTTTATTAGTCATTCCACATGCTCGTAGTATTGCAGTTGGTGTCCAAAAGAACTCCATCCAACTACTGCCGTCACATTCTTTAAGTAAGTGGTAAGCAATCTGGTTCTGCAGACGCAATGAGAACTTTCCTTTATTTCTTGTCGGTAGAGGAGGAAGTACCTCATTGTCTGGACGAATCTTTACTATGACAAAGCGTTTTCCTTCCTTTTTAAACTCAACAAAACGATTCAACTCTTCAAGGAAGTGTTTTTTACTATTCCCACCCAACGGTTTTCCACTTTTATTAAGGATGTTGAGATAAGTAGATAGTTCCAAGAAGTTTGAGAACTTTTGTCCATCACTTAATTTGTTGACCATATTCTGCGTAACATTATAATTATTCTGCTCCATATTGCCTCCAGTTCTAATTTAGTTGTACTGACGAGTCTGTATTATATATATGTATGAAGATACATAGTCGTCAGTCCAAGTACAACTCTCACAAAATATCTAACAATGGTTTACTCGACTTGAAGCTATGGAGCGTAAGCGACATAGATTCAATTTGAGTAAACCTACGAGCGTCCTCAGACGCGAGATCCTTCTCCACCGTCGCGACGGTCCCTGTCCGGGAGGACTACTATAAACACCCATCACAATCATCCTCTCACCATCTCCCTTACAGTATCCTGTATTGCATAGCTATCTACACTCATTATACCATGAGATTGCCAAAACTTCAATAGCTAAGTAACACAGGATACGAAAATTCTTAGAGCTTATTATAATAAGGTATGTTTCTAGGAGTGTTGTTTTCTATGAAGAACATCCAGATGCTCTGTGTGTTCAGTATAAGCTGCCAGAGGCTACAATCATGCTCTTTAGAGGTGTCTAGAGTCTTTGAAAGTGCTTCTTGAATGCCAGATCAGTCCATTTGTGGTGATAGGGGAGTACAGATGGGTACTTTATGCTCCGAAGAATGGTCATTTTCGGTACATTTCGGGTACACATCGGAAAAACCCGCATGAATCCTAGCTTTTTCGGCTTTTATTGGGCCAAAAAGGAACAAAAATATGGGTAAAAAGGTACAAATAAAAAGAAAAACTAGCCAAAATATAACGCAAATACGTTAAATTCTAGCAAGTTACCGAATGAGTTACCGATTGAAAAATAGCGATTTTAAGCCATTTTTAGGTGTTTTAGAGGGAAGATGAGAGATTCAGGGGCGTATGTAGGAGAGGGTATAGGGATATATTTTGGAGTGTTTTCGTCAGGGGAAAGTATGCCCCGGGGTGGGATGGGAGTGCTGGAGAAGTGTCAAGAAATTATTTGTTGACAGATTGAGAGGAGGAGTATGTATGGGATGTTGGCCGCCAATAGGATGGATTATTTGGAGAGAGTTTGATATAAATATCACGTTAAAACGTCATTTCTTGAGGATGAATAAGAAAGATGTACTGGGGCTTCGGCCTGCTGCCTGGAATGTCCAAAAAATGGAAAGTATGCCCCACGGTTTTCCAGTGTCGGAAATGCTCAAAATACGACACTCAACAGGGCAAGGGCAAGGCGTGGTTTTTGGCATTGTACCTATTATCTGATAAAGTATCAACAGGTGCAAATAATAGTTAAAAAATTTTAACTATTCTAGGACAAGCTTACACGTTGCCGGGTGTTCCTTTTGTTCGCTGATTATTAACACGGAGCCGGGTGTTTCATACTTTGATGCTTTACTACTTTACCATACTAAAATATTCATTCCGCCCGATCAAATATTCTGCTTTATCACTTTACCACGCTAAAGCATTCTATTTTCCCTTATAAGGTAATTATAATATAAAGCAAAAATCCATTTGTTGCGTATGCAACATTTCCGGTTAAACCGCTTGACTTTTCCGGTTTAACCGACTATAATAGTGCCAAGCTCAAGGGCAACACCGGAAAGCGGAAAACATGATGGTTCTGGAAAACCGGAAAATTCCAGTTTCCACTTTTTGACGTTTTACCGTTTGAGCGGTTCAAAAAAATAGGGCTTGACAAAACGGTTAAACCGTGATACAATACAGTCAAGCTCAAGGGCCAAAGCCCAAAAGCAAAACCCAAAACCTAATAGCACATTGACAAGTCAAGACTTCTGATTTTAGCCTGTTTGGTTTAACTCTTGTTTAATTACAAGAAAAACCATGCAACAAAAGTCAAGATTAGAAATCTACCATATCGGCAAACATTAGTTTGTTTTGTCGGTTTGGGCGACAAGTCACAAAGAAATCAAGCACCTTGAATTTTAATAACACTATCTTTGCAGTAGGGGCGGAAACGCATAACCAAAAGCAAGAAAAGCGCATATTGGCAAACAAGATGTTTTAGACGCAAGTCTTTCACTGGTCCCTAGGTAAACTATACCTAAGAGGATCAGCAAGGATGGTCAACAGTATGCACCTTGTATCAAAAGCGTACTGTACCACAACGACAGACAGTAGTTTGTCGCAAGTACGATCATACACACATTATATCATATCAAAGGAGATAATACTATGTCTAACCTGTCTAATGTTTGTCTGTCTATCCGTTCTTCTAACCGCACAACGTCCGAAAAGCGTGGTTACGCAAGCGTTGGCAAAATTATCATTAGCTTTACCAACAAATCCGGCAATGGTGGTGTTGCACAGCTCAAGGCATTCCCTAAACCCGACAAAATGCCGTCCTATATGCTTATGAGCAAAGAAGAGTATGAGCGTTATGGCAAGGCCGTACAGTACGTATATAACAAAGCTTGTGCTGTCAACCTGTCTACCACCAACGGCAAAGATACCTCTATCATCAAAGTTCACACGGACGACTTTTACAACTGTCTGTCCGACCTCGCAAACATCGTTTTTGGTGAAACTTTCTCTATGCAAGAGTATCCTAATTTTGGCACAGAAGTCCTTGCCATGGCAAAAACCTATCTGCCTACCAACATGGACGGCGACACAAGCCCAGCAAATATGCCTATCAATCGTTTCGTCAAAGCTCTTGAGCCTATGATGTTGGCCGTTGCAAACCACAGCGTTTTCCTCAAGGACTATGAGCGTGATTATAACCTTGCCGTCAAACGCTGCACTGCCCGTATTAACAAGGCAACGGCACAACTTGACAAGGCTACGGCAGAATACGACAAGGCAAAGTCTGATCTTGACAAGGCAGAAGAGCAGGTGCGTAAAGATGCAAGCGATACCACCGTCAAGGAAAGCACCAAAAAGAACCATGCAACGGCACTGTCTAAGGCACAGGCAACGTTTGACGAAAAGAAGAACGTCCTTGATACTGTCAAGAACACTATTGACACATGGAAGATCAAGCTGGCTGATGCTGAAAAGACTTACAAGGCAGCAAAAGCGGCAGACTCTGAGAACTCTTAAAGTCAAACCTAAGAAGTTAGTCTAAACATACCAGAATGCAATACATAACACGCCTGACGACTAGAGGTACAGGGGAAGAAGTAACCTCTACCAACGGCAAAACGCCGTCACAAGATACCATGAAAGAGGTGAAATATCTTGAAATCCTATCAGAATACGATGGGAGAAGTGCGTCAGAACACTTCTGGACACTCTATCATCTACAACGGCACAGAAGTCAAAGAGCTTGATCTTTACGGCACATTTGACGGCGTTGTGTTCGTCAGTCGTCCGTTTATCGCAATGAAAACAGGCTTTATGCCTATGTACGTCAAAACGTCTATTGGATGGACTTCTATCCATCCTTGCAAGATTGTTAGCTTCATTAAAGAAGCATACCACGCAAAAAGTGTTTCCCTTTATGACTGGAATGCCTATCAGCAGAGTAAGAAAGAAAAGCGTCTTGTAATGGAAAAGGCAAAACAGCAGCAGAGCGAAACAGTTTTTCTCAGAGCGTCACAAGCTAATGCAGAGGGCTCTTTGCGCTATCATAAGAGCAAGAAACGTCTTGATGACCGCTATAATGAGGCGGGCAAACCGGCTCAGAAAAAGCGTTCTCAGCGTGTTGTATTTGGCTCTAGTGAATACATCACAGTTTCCGGCTGGATCTACGGCAAAGAAGTCTTGATGAATAATCATAGCTTCCGCATGGATGAAAGAATGTCGTACTACATGGACGGCACTGGATGCTGTGCCCGTGATTTCGATAACAGAGATATGCGCCCTTTGAATGACGTGTTTCCTGTGAAATCCGGCAAGAAAGTAAGGTGATAACTTTGAGTTTGACAGTAATTCGTCAGAATGATATAATTGTACCATCAAGAAAAGGCGGTGCAATTATGACAAATCGTGATTATAAAAAAGAGTATCAGCAGAGCAAAGATAAGGCAAAACTGATTGGCCTGAAAGTTGATGCTGATTTCTTTGATGCTTTTACCGCTAAGGCAGAGCTGAACGGAACAAACAAAAATGCGATTCTGAAAGCCTGTGCAGAAGCGTACACTTATGGCAATCTCATCATTGATGAGAATGGAAAACCTCAGATTCTGAAATGATTTTATTGTAGAAATCTTTGTTATCTTTTTTAATTTTTTCTAAAATTAAATCAAAGTAATCTCCATATTCTAAAACAAAAGCAGCAAGCTCTCGTATATCGTCTGGCACAGTTCCTTTTGTCCCATCAAAATGAAAGCCTGTTGTTATGTAATGATATGCGTCAGACAGATCATAAGAATTAGCATTTAGAAAAACCTGTGAATACTTTTTAGTACGACCTAATGCCCAATAACCACAGAGGCAATCTAAACAGATTTTGAAGTCATTATCTATATTATTGTTTCGAGAAGCATGAAAAATATTCAACTTTGCTTCTTCAACCTTTGCGAAAACATTCGTCATAAATTGAATTTTTTCTGATTCAAGATAGTGAATGGTTATACATTTGCTTCCCATAGCAAGGACTTCCTTTCAAATTATGATGTCTCTATTCTAGCAAAACCGAATACTCACGTCAACAAACACCTTATGACCTAAAACTCATAAGGTGTTATTTTTATGCCATAAAATGAATATTTATGCAAATAATATACAGAATATGCAAGCCTAAAATCACATAAAAAGCCGTTTGTCCGATTAAGGCATTAGAGGGCAAACAATCCGCAAAACGCCGGATACTGGAACGTAATGTGTGCACACAAAACCGTTGTACAGAAAAGAGGACAACGACCATACATTGCAAGACTAGGCAAGCAAGGGCAAGAAAGAAAGCACAGTTTGCACAAACTACAAACTAACTTTTATGGGTTTATATCCATGTGTTACACATTGCAAAGTTTATACTTTGCTTTTATGGTTTATACCATTATCTATTGTAACAAAGTCAAGTGTAGTTTGCAAGGGCTATACAGTAAAGGTTTTCTATCTGTTTTCCAGTAAATTAAACAGACGCAAAAGGTATACATACTTTGCCCTATTTAGGGCAAACCATAAGCCCATAAGCAAGGCGTTTTGTCTGGTTTGTGGGTTTTGGTTTGCGCTAAAACGCAAAACCATCGAATATACACACAATTCAGAAAATTAGAAAAGAGGATTATTATGCGTAAAGCTATCACTATGCCCGAATTTCGCACCGCTATTCAGAACAAAAACACCGATTCTTTCAGCGCACGCGAATTGCTGGAATTGCTCAACAATTCCGCTGAAATGGCAACGGCAAACGGCAACGAAACGGCTGATTTAATTAAGGCCATTGCGGACAACAACAAGGCAGAAAATGAATCCATTTGCACCGATAAATGCAAGGTTTTGATTGCTATGAAACGGGATGAAATGTTCCGCACCTATTGCGTAAATCCGACTTATACCGGCCATAAGTTCAGCGGTAAAAAGAACGACAAAACCGACAAATATGAATTGACTGAATCCGCTATGCGTATCAAGTTTGCAAAACTGGAAAAGGTTTATCGTGATACCACGGGCAAAAAGTATGATACGCTTTGCAATTCCGACTTTTACGGCAAACTTATTATGCTGTTTAATGGCTTTATGGCTGAATCCCTTTGCACTGATTTGACGGCAAACAAGCCTGTTCGTTCCGAAAAAATGCTTGACGCACTCAGGAATGCAAAGCTTGATTGCTTTACTAGCAACAAGAACAACAAAGAAACACGTCTTGCGCAGTTGCAGGCAATTTACAACGCTATTCTACCCGAAACTTTGACGGCAAAAGCACTTTCTTGTGATATGGCCTATATCAAGACGGCATACACTAAGGCAAAAATGGGCACTGTTACCACGCTGAACGATAACGCACTGATTGATGAAATTATTGTAACTATCGGCTATGCACTGTCGTTTGATGAATCTACCGGTAAGCGTTCCCGTGCATACGATCTTCAGAGCAAGTCTGCCTTTTTTAAGAAAGCAAAGTAAGTAAGCTATATCTAACCAGAATACCTTTGGGGCTGGCAATAGTCAGCCCTACTCTTGCAAAATCGGTTTGCCTTGACGTGGCGCAAGAGCTTTTTAACCAAATAACCGATGTAATTCCGCACAGAAAGTGCGCCTATTTCAGAAAAGGAAGTGAACACAATGAAAATTTCTTTGCACCAAAAGAATACACCTGTAGTATTTCGTGGTGTATCTGTTCCGGCAAATTCCATTTACGGAACAATCAAAGCAGAGAATTATAACTTTGTCTTTGTTTCAATGCCTAAAATGGACTCTTTCAACAAAATGCCTTTTGTGTTCTACCAAAACGGCAGAATCGTTAAAAATATCTATTCGGCTATGCTTAAATCTGCTATTTCTCAGAGCGTGAAAAGCCTTGCAAATGACGGAAAAATCACGCTCACATACTGGAATCATAAGGCAGAACAAAAGACAGAAATGCGCATTGTAGAGCGTGAAAACAAACGTAAATCAGAGCGCAAGGAATGGCAAGAAATTCGATCCGCACAGAGAAACCGTGATTCAGCTGGGCATAAACCTAGCAAGCACACAAAAGCAATGCGGGCAAAGCCTAATTTTTATACGGCAGAATACAACGATCTTTCTAAACGTATCTATGGTGAATCCATTGATATGAATGGAACGGTCAGATGTTGCCGGAATAGAACGGCAGAGTATATGGACGGCAGCGGATTAGGAAAGTTCCGTGGTGATATGCGTCCTTTGAACCCGCAAATGCCTTTGAAATCCGGCCGAAAGGCAAGGTGATAGTATGGCTATGAATCCCTTGTCAGAACAGCAGAACCATGCTATAATTGTACCATCAATGAAAAACAAAGGTGGTGCGATTGTGGGCAGACCTAGCAAATATGATAATATGAGCAAAGAAGAAATTCTTACAGCGATGCGCGAGCGGCAGAAAAAAAACGCCTCTTATCAGTGGAAAAAGACTTGCACTCTTACTTTGCAAGAGGGTGAAACACTTGAAAATGACTTTCTTGCAAAATTTGAATGCGATAACGTTTCTCAGTTTTTGAAAAAAATCGTTCATAGTGAATTGATTGTTTCCCTAGCAGAGCCGTTAGAATCCAACTAATAAACCCTATAACCCTAGCAACAACGTCTTGTGAATTTATCGCAAGGCGTTTTATTTATGCCTTGTTTTGCATAAATATGCAAATATTGTGCAAAATATACAAAATGAAAACACGTCAGAACAAAAAGAAAAGCCATGTGAAAATGATTCACACAGCAGAAGGGAAGTGATCTATTTACTTGTGATTCTCTATCCACTCATCATGTTTTGTTTTCAGTAGTTTGAAATCGCAGCAATGATCGTGCAAGAAGTGTTTAGGATTGCAACCAATTCTGTAAACAGACTTCGCTTTGTTGGTGATTTCAAATTCAAAAGACCGGCAGAATGCAAGCTCTTTAATAAGCAGATCTGCATAAGCTGAGTCTGATTCACGAATCTTCTCGAAATCCTTTTTGGTGAGAACGGAATTGGGTACAGGGAACATGAAATTAAACTTGATAGAGGACAGAATATTCCCAAGAGTATCACTAATGAGAATGCAAGTTTTTTGATTCTTTGTGTTAGATGAAATGGGTGCAAAATAATTACAGTCATTGACGGCTAGAGCTACTCCACAAACGAATTTGCGGTTGTTATCGTAAATGATATGTGGAACACGATGGTCAAATTGGCGTAAGTATGCAGCATAGTCTGGATCTACATCATAAAAATTTAGCATAAAGACTTCCTTGCATTAAAAAAGAGGTGGATTTCGCCACCTCTTAAATTAAAGTTCCTCGCTTTCGGTGGAGGTATACCACGAATTAAAGACTGTCTTTTCGGCGACAGAACCACGAATTAAAGACCATCTTTACGGCGATGGAACCGCGAATTATGAAGATTGAATCTTGTTTAGATTCTTTCTTCACTATCATTATATACGAAAGAAGTGATTTTGTCAAGGGAAAATTGAAAGAAACACCGAAAAATTTTTCTTATAAAAGAGGAGATTTATTATGAAATTTGTCAGAATCAACGGAGAGAACCACGCCGGCTATGCTCTGCTTGATATCATCGAGCACAAGACAACCAGCATGACCGTAGCAGAACTGATCGAAGCTCTGTCTAAGTGCAGCCCGGACGCATACGTTACGTTCGGAAATCAATATGACGATTATATCGTCGAAACCGTTAGAGAAGTGTGATACCATGGCAATTTTGGCGATTGAATCGGCTCTCGATATTGCCATAAAGTTTGGTGATACAGAGCTAGTGAAAATCTATCAGGAAGCCCTGGCAGAAGCCGGTGTTAAATACGTCAGCACCGCAAAATGCTGGGTTGAATAAGAAAGGATGTTTGTTATGAAATCGCTTCTCATGTTCTTTGGTTATTCTGCCTATCAGGCTGGATGTATTGCGCCCATGATATGGGTTTTCGTTGTTGGTGCCATCGCTATTGGCGTGGCAGAATGGAAAGGATGGTTAAACTAATGAAAAAAGAAGATCTGGTTATTCTTGACATCGGCAACGCCTACACAACACTGTTCAACAAGGCAAATTATTACATGCCCTATATTGTGGCGTGGCATTTCGACCCATATTCCTGCACATGGGATCAGGGTCACTATTTTGAATCCCTGAAAGATGCAAAGAAATTCTTTGCAGAGCAAGAACGCAACAATGCAAATTGCCGTTATTGTGAAAAGATGGATTGTCCCCATCGTAATGCACTCAGGCGTTTGCCCCGTGAATATGGTGGTTTGGGGCTTTGCAAGAATTTTGAGTAAAGGAGAATGAAAAGCATGAAAAAAATCGTTGTTTTCAACCACTTTGGTGGCTGGAAGATGACCACTTACGAGAATTACAGCGCATATATCATGAATGCGAATAAGTGCTGTACTCTTATTGTGGCAGACGCAAAAGAAGCTGTGGAATGCGTAAGGAAGTATTATCCTGATGCTGAAATAATCGTAAAGTAAATCCATTTTGTGACCGTCAATTCAAAAATATTTATAAATTCAAAGGAGATACTACCATGAAAAAGAACGTCAACACTTCCGTTACTACTACCGCAGCCGCTATTTCCGCTCGTCAGGTCGCTTGTGAAAAGGTCATAAAAAGCGGTGTTACCTTGAACGGTTGCCTTTACGCTGAAATCCCTCTCGATCTGATTCGTGTTGATGTTTGTTATCAGCGTGAAATCGGTGGTGCTCGCTGGCCGCGTATCAACGCAATGGCAGCTGGGTGGGATGCAAATAAGGCTAACAGCGTTCTTGTTAGCTACCGTACTGATACGCAGTATTTCTTTGTGCTTGACGGTCAGGGTCGCTTTGTGGCAGCTCAGAAAGCAGGTTTGAAAAAGATCACCTGTCAGATTCTTCAGAATCTCGAACTGAAGGATGAGGCAGAAGCGTTTTTGACGCAGGACGACAACATGACCAAGATTTCCATGCACGACAAGTGCAAGGCCGGTGTTATCGCGGAGCATAAGGATTGCATTACCCTTGTGAATACTCTCGCTCGTTACCAGATTGATATGAAAGAGGTCAACGGTATCGGAACCGCAATGGAAATCTCTGCGAAAAATCCGACTGAAATTGACTGGATTATCGGTCTGATTGTCCGCACTGGTTGGTATGGTCTGCACAACTGCTTCTCTCGTACCACGCTCAAGAGCTTGCATGAGCTGTATAACAAGGACTTTGGCAAGATGGACAGAATCGAAAATGTCCTTGTTCCGATTATGACCGCAAACCGTCCTGATATGTTCCGCAATGTTTCTGAATTGGTGTTTACCAAGAGCAATAAGCAGGGCTATCTGGCTATGTATCAGCTGTACACCAACATGATTGTGAGCAATCGTGACACTCGTATGAAATTCCTCGAAAAGATTGCAGGCATGGGCATTAAGGTTCCGGCCATTGCAAAACAGGCAGAATAAACCACATAACAACGTCAGAAATAATTGCAAAAATTACATAAAAGATATGTTTTAAGGAGAGTTTGATATGACCGCAAGAGAATATTGCAAGAGCCATCCTGTAACCGCTTATGATAGCAGCTATAGCCGTTGTGGTGGTTTTCAGATTCATGGCGATATCGAATACGGCATTAACGATTACCTTTATGGTATGTCTGGTGCGCTGTGTGAAGATGAGAAATATCATAGTTATCATCATCTGAAAATCATCTATGCACCGTCTGGCAGAGCATACGTCAAGTGTTTCGGTAAACGAATCTATCTTGATGAGTGCATGAGAGTGTAAAGGAGAACACAAGATGAAAAAAGGTCAATGGTTTATGAACGATGAAACAGGTGTTATCACTAACATTCATCGTGAAGCTGTCGAGTGGTATCGGCAGGGTGCAAACATTTCCATCTGGATCAACGGCGTTGTCGTTTGCCGTTGGGGTCACTGATAAGAAAAGGAGAATAAAAAATGCGTGCTACTGTTGAAGTGTATGAGAACAATGCAGGCGGTATCTGTGTTGCAGTCTTTGGTCAGAATGGTTTAACGAATCTGTTTGTCGTTACTCCTGATGGTAATGAAACAAGAATGACGAGGGCATTCTATCAGGAAGCATTATACGGGTTCCCTGGCAATGATGAATACAACGCAGAAGATTTTTCTGGTCTGTCCATGGATGATGCTTATACAGACATCTGCAATAGCAACTTGATTGCAGAGTTTTATGATAATCGTGTTGTAAACCTGTATCCGGCAGACATGGGTATTGCCGGAATGGAGCTATTTGGTATGGCTTGACCGTACATTCACAAAATTGTCATGAATAAGAAACGTATCAACGCGCTAAAATACGACGTTAATAAAATCTACATTTTAGTGCTTGACAAAATCAGCAGTATCCTGTATTATGTAGCTAGAAAGGGCAGTCCGTCATAGGACTTTTATTTTTACCACATAGATATATAACACAGGATACGAAAGAAATGGAGAGTCAACTGCTATGGCTATGTACAAAACCAAGAAGGATGCAGCTTACGCATGGGTTCAGGAATTTAATGCGATTCCTCAGAGCGTTATTGAAAAGCTCGCCAAGGTCGATTTAGAAGAGAATGGTGAAGGCATTATTGAAATCACGCCGCCGTCTTGTGGTGATCGTGTCTATATCTTTAGCGGTGATCACTGTGGCGAAAATGGTGAGATTCAGAGCTACAACGAAGATGACAACACTTATAAAATTTGTCTCGACGGTACTGGCGAGGAAGTTGATGTCAGAGAAGATGATTTTGAAGTCGAGCGTGACGACTTCTTTCCGATGTGGGGAACGATGTGGCAGTTTAGTGATGGTTGCGACAACTGGTGGCTTGAAAATCATCTTCAGGAAATGGCAGATTGCGGATTCCGTATCTACGAGCAAGAGGATTTTGAGTACATTTTCGGCATTGATGGTTGTGGCTACGACTTTTATGAGGCTCATTGGATTCCGCTTTATGAAAAGCGTGGTTTTCATTGGGACGACGAAACTGTAAAGGAGATGAAAGAAAATGCGTAAGACGTTGCTTGAACGGCTTTTGGATGCCGGATATCCGAAAGCAGAAATTTATCATCATATGTCTGACCTTTATGTTTTTGTAACACCGTTGACTACAAAAATTATTTCCGAATGGTGTGATGAAAATGGGTATACGATGAACTTGCATTGTGCAAAATTCGTGGATCAGATTACGGGGAACATGATGTACGACTGTGCTTTTCAGTATTACGAGGTGGAAGAAAATGACTGATATGCAAGAAATGATGTGGGACGCGTTGGTTGGGATGTCTGGTGAGGATGTTGCAAGAGCATTTACAAATTTCTTTGGCGACCAGCTTTTGAGCGACGACTTTCATAAATTCCTTATTGACGAGGGATATATGGCTTCTGAAGAAGGGTGGGTTGGCTGATGATTATTGATCTGATTCTCGACCGCAAGGACAGCAGACACTACAGATCACATGACTTCTATATTGAAGTCAGAAAATATGAGCGTCTGGGCGTAGGCACTCACGGCGAAGATATTTCAATCGCGATGGATTATGGTGATAACCGTGATGTGCAGCGTGTGCTGTGCCAGTACGTCAAGAGAAATGGTTATCCGGCAGATATTGAGGACTACATAAGAAGTCAAGTCTGGGTAGTATAAACAGCAGATGTTAGGTGATTAGCGGTGCTAGGGCAGACATAACCGCTGCCAGAATGCGAAAGTATGAACGAATACACACATGAGAATAAAGGAGATAGTGCTATGAAAGTGGGGATATTGCTTAATCTGTTTGATGATTGGAACAAATATATCATCATCAACGACAATAGTTTGAATCGTCTGTATAATGCACGAACCAAAATATTTGAATTTATGGACGAAAAAGAAAAGCATAAAGATTTACTCGGCAAAGAAATCGTATCGTTTGGACTTTACGACGATGATTTCTGCGTAAGAGTGAAATAAAGGAGATAGCATTATGGATAAAGAATATAACATTCCCGAATTATACGACAAGTACGGTCTCAAATATGAGATGAATTATGATGAGATTTGCTCTTTACTTCTCAAGAGAATTGAGGAAGACTCTAATTTTAACAACTATGTAAGGGCCGACTTGATTGATAAGCTGGGCTGGATTCACGACACGTTAATTGATGAATCGTGGTAAATAAAAGGAGTGTTAGGTATGAAGAAGTTTAATTCGACCTCAAATAAAGGATTCAATATGACTTTTGCAAATGGTATTACTGCAAGCGTCCAGTGGGGAGCTGGGAATTACTGCGATAACTATTTTAGTAAAGACTTCTCTTTCTCAAAAGAAGCAAGTTCTAATACAGCAGAAGTGGCCGCATGGAATGAAAACGACGAATGGGTTACAAATAAGTTCTGCGACACCTGTGATGATGTTGCTGGGTATCTCTCCCCAGATGAAGTGTTGCAGTTTTTGAATAGCTGTGCAAATTACAAAACGGCTTAAAATCATGCTTTTATAGGAGGATTTTTATGACTGTTTCTGAGTTTGTTGAGAAGTTGAAAGAGTTTGGCTATGACGAAAATACCGAATTGGTTTTTGGAATGTATACCAATACTGAATTTGGAGACTGGAAAGAACTTCAGGTCAGAGGAGTGACAAAGGGTGTGTGTTTTTCTGACGAAGAAGCATATCCTGATGAGCCTTTGATTTGCGTAACGATGGAGCAGGAGTAACAAAAAAATGAACATTCGGAGAGATTTTATTGAAGCGTTTTGCTGGGAGTTTGGATGCACCAAAAAGAAAGCAAACGAAGTATTTTCGTTGCGAATTCATGACGATCCTGAGTATGTTCACGAGGTAATTGCATTCTACAAATGTCAGAATAAGAAAGCATTTTACGAAGATTGAGGTGATAATATGACTGAGAAAGATAAACGGATTCTAAAATACGCAATCGATAATCTTGTTCTTAGAGAAATCGAATTATGCAAAGGAAGTTGTAAAAGCAACCTTGAAAACAAAGCGAACCGTGAACGAGATCGTGAATTGATTATTTATGGTATTCACAGCGTTTTATATGAGGTTGAGCGTCTTGAAGAACAAGAGAAAGAGATGCTGGAGAAAGTCAAACATGAAGTGGTTCAGTTTTGATTGAGGTGATAAAAATGGATACTAACATAAACCATCTTAACAGTAGAAAAGAATACATGGAGCTTGTTTATCACAATTCTAGTCCGTTTGATTTTTGGGAAGAAGTGCGAAAATTTCACAAGGAACGTGAGCAGGAGGAAAAGAACATGACCAACATTGAAAAGAATATCGTTCTCGCAGCTCTTTCTTCCTATCGGCGTAAGCTGATGGATCAGAGTGTTTCGTTCCTCAGAGCTGGCAATCACGAGGATGCAAGAGCAAGCACGATTGAAGCAGCCAACGTGAATGCGTTGGTGATTAAGTTTACAAGAGAAAAGGAGTTTGCAATATGAGAAACCTGTCTAAACAGAACCGCAAGAAAATTTTTGATTTGATCAAACGTGATTGCATATTTGTTGGCTCTTACGATTTGGAACATTCTGAAGAAAGTGTTTTGACTTATCTCCCGAAGCCCGGCACACAGATTCACAAAGATGTTGAAGAGGTTCGTGTCATAAAGAACCGCAAGACTGGAAACTGGGTCGAATCCATTGTTGATGTGCGTTGGCAGTACGGTATGACTTGCGCCGATGCAGAGATGATTGAACGCAAGTATCAGTGCAAGTCTAATAAATGAGATAGGTGGAATATGAAATACAAAAGAATGAAGATTGTTTATATTGATGGCTGGTATCATGTTGAACAAACATGGATGAGCGGCAAGGTTATTATTACTCCGTATAGATGGAAGGATAAAAGAATAGCTCAATCCTACGTTGTTGCTTTTTATGAAGCTGGGGAGGTGGCAGAAATTGACTAATCCTTGCCGTTATTGTGTGGCACCGGAGCGTTATCCCGGTTGCCATGACCATTGTGAGAAACTGAAAGCCCATCGTGAAAGTGATGAGTATAAGAAGCTGTGTGAATATAAGAATACATACTTAAAAAGCACTCCAGAGAGTAGCGCAAAAATAGATAGGGTAATGCGTCGTTTTAAGCAAAAAGGATATCACTTGAATGGTTTCAAATCGGTAAGGAGTGTATAAAATGTGGGTTTTAGCTAAATGCCAATATTCAGATGATAACAAGATTGGATATGCTGTATTTTACGATATTGATAAGCTTGGGTGTGTAACACTTATGTTCAAAATATATGAAGATACAAATTCTATTGAGTTCTTTTATTGTCTATTAGAAGTGAGTACTCTGCTAGAAAAGAAAACGTGTGAGAATATCTTAAAAGACTATTTGAAAGAGAAAGGGATTTTTGTAGAGGATTAACCATGTGGGATTTAATGGGGAACAATTATTCAGAAGTATACGGTATTGGATATGCTTTACTGAATGGAATTTCAGCTGGGTTTTATGTGAGCGTCATGTATAAGAATCTTGGAAATGAAATTTACTTCTATTATCTTGATGATGCTCCTTATGGAGAACTCAATGATAATACCAAAAATAAAATTGAGGATATTATCTATGATGACCTTAACAAGCGTCATATTTTTGGGTTTGGGGAGGACTGATTATGTGGGATCTGAGGGAAGTTCACGCTTGTTTTGATGGTGAAGGTTGGGTTTGGAATGAATCTTTTCATCACAAGAATGTGTTCGTAGGTGAGAATGAAGATCCGAAAGAAATCTTTTGGCAGGAATGTCAGATGTTCTTCCTTCAGGATTATCTGAGCAAGTGTGAGATTGTGGATGTTAACGGCGGTGATATTTTGGAACTTCAGCTGAAAGATTCTGGTGAGCCGGTTCTTGCTATAGTGATTGCAGAGTAAAGGAGAATAAAAATGTTGCTTTTTAATGATGTCTTGGATGACTGCATTGTAATTGTTAAGGATGATAACGGTAACAGCAGAGTTATTTCTGGCAGTGCTGACTCCATGCTTTATGACTGGTGGCACGAATGTAATTATGTGTCAAGTAATGATTCTTTGGTTGTTTACGCTGCTTGTTTTGGAGTGGAAGTGAAATGTAAAACGTTCGGAGAATATATGAAAATGATTGATAAGATTGCCGGAAGCTGTGATGGAATTGAAAGGGAAGAATGAGTTATGACGCGGTTTTATCTTAATGCGGGTGCTCTTGACCGTTGGATGCACCAGAATAAAGCACAATACACTGGTGCTTATGTTGAAGGTGTTTTAGTCGATAGCTTTGTTGTTGAAACAAAGCGTGGTGTTGCAGCCATCTACGAACACGCTCTGAATGAGTGGACAAGCAACTATTATGTTGAGTTCACCGATTATAAGAATGGCTTTAAGAACGGAGAGGTCGATAAGATTTGGTCTGATTGGTATACTTTTGAAGAAAAGGCTAGTGCATAAGAGGTGAGTGAATATGAATGATGTTGAAAAGATTATCAATGCCTTGAAGGACGAATATTTTTATTGCCAAGATATTGCTTACACTGCGCAAAAAGAAGGCGATGAAGAGAGAATGACATGGTATTATGGCAAAGCAACCGGAATTAAAAAGTCTATTGAAACAATCAAAAAAATGAAGAATTACGGAATTATTTTATAAAAGGGAGATTTTAGATATGACAAACTTATATTGCTACGATAATGAAATTATAAAATGGACTTACGGCGATAACCTGTATTGCTTACATATTCAGCACGACGACGTTGCAGACAATAACCCTCGTTGGTGGGACGACCACGATTCTGTGATGGCTTGTTTCCATCCTCGTTACCGTCTTGGTGATAAGGTCGATGCGAGTACGGCAGAAGAATTTTGGAATAATCTGGTTTACAAGTATTGCTCTTATGAAGAGATTCTGGATGCGCTTTTCAATATGAAACTGGAAGATACTTGTGTTGTTGTTGATGAAAATTATAGCGACGAAAAACGATATGCCATCTGCGGTATTGGAACTCTTTATGATGAAAAAGTTTCCGAAGGCCCGATATATGTTGGATTGAAACATAACGAAATTGCTACATATGTTGCTGGTGAATTTTCTATTCGTGATTGTCAGATTCTTCTTGATAAGCACATCGCATGGCTTCCTCTTTGGCTACATGACCATTCTGGTTTGTCTATGGATTGCGATACGCGGTTCAGAGGTTCATGGGATGATAGTAATGTTGGTTGGATTGTGACAGCTATTACGGATGGTTCGGATAATACCAAAAATGAAGCAGAACGAATTATGCGTGATGAGGTAAAGACTTATAGCGATTATCTTTCCGGTGAGAATTACGGCTACACGCTTTATCGAGAAGATCACGGAAAATGGAAGGAGATTGACAGAGCATTTGGATTTATCGGTTCTGATGTGTTTGAAAACGGTATCACATACAGCGCTGGTTGTGGCCTTGAAACAGCATTGAAGGAAGATCGATGCCGTATCGGTGACGCTGAGAAGGTTGTGACAGTCACTTATAACTTTGATAAATGTTGAATTTTAGGAGGAAGTATTATGAAATATGAAGAATTGGTTGCTGAATTAAGAGCTGGTAAAACTCTTGAGTCGTTATTGGACTTAACCCAAGGTCAGAACTGTTTTATCTATAAGGCAAAAGGAAAGTGTTTTGATCTTAATGAAGTAATTTACATTCCCGATGTTTCATTGAATGATATTCCAACTGATTATGTGATGTCGAAAGACGACCTTGCCGAATGCTCTGCTTACTTTTATACATGGAAAGACTTTTTGGATTTGTGTAAAACCGAAGATAAAGCATTGGAGTTATTCGACCTGTGTGACTGGGCAAATCCATGGACTGTTTTGGACGAGATGGAGCGAGAAAATCAAGAAGATGATATTAAAGAAAGGTGGTTTGCTGAAACACGTTGGTGCACCGATGATATTATCGGTATTGCAAAAGACAATGGAATTGAAATGACTCCGCAGCAAGCAGAACAGTGGTGGAAAAGGAATGAAAATTGGTTCAGAAATGCTCTTGTTGAATATGGCAATGAAGTTCTTGCCAACGCAGATTTTAATGAGGTATAAATCATGAGTTATTATAATGGCCCTTGTTGGCCTTGTATAGAAAAAACCTGTAAAAACTGTCCATGTGCTGTTGTGGAAGCATATGAAAATACATATTTAGATGCACAATGGATGCAAAAACTAAGTTGGAATAAAGATGATTGCGATAAATTTGTTGAACGTCTTTGGAAAGAGAATTTTGATTTTGCATGGGCCAAAAATGAACGTGGAGAACTAGTTCTTGATCAAAATTGGAGAGGTTTCCCAGTTAGTAACTTCACACAAGATGATTGGTTCCGTTGGGTGGATGAGTTTCATAGTAAAGGCGTTGGCTGGGTCTACGAGAATGTGAGGGTTTGATTATGAAATATATGTGGGCGGTCTGCGATGTTGAAGCGGACGGGAAATATTATGCCTATCCAATAAGGATTTCTGTGGCAGATAATCTATTAAGTAAATTAACCATTAAGGGCATTAAGGTCGCGAACCTCTGTGAGAACAAAAAGAGGGCAAAAGAGGTTGCGGATATGTGGAATGAGTGCCATAAGACAAATAAACAATATATGTTCACGACAGATGATCCAACGTTTTGAAAGGAAAAAATGATATGTGGTGTGTTATTGAGTGTAGTTGTGACGGTGAAATTTTTGAGCCTGATTTCTTCGATAGTAAAGAAGAAGCGGCAGAATTTATCAAGGATGATGCAACTGAATGTTATGGAAATGTTAGTGATCTACCAGAAGCTAATATTTTTATTAAATCTGATGGACTTTCTGCCACAGTAAATACAGACGAATATAGCTGGGGCTGGAAAGCGTTTGATATTTCCGACAAGATTTAAAAGGAGAGTTTTATTATGAAATATGACACTCAAGCGATGGCCGAACAGTGGGGGTAAAAAATGAAACTTGAAAAAAGAATAATCTACTTTATCGTGTCAGCGGCATTGCTGATTGTGACGCTGTGGTTTACATCCTGTGGTGCGGCCACTGCCGAGGCAGGAGCTGAAAGAAAGCCATGCTACCATGTCAAGGTCTACTCCCCGGCAATCGAAAACGCGGGCTATGCCAGCAGAAGGAGACCGAAGTACACCATCACTGTAGACACTTTTAGCGATCTGGTTCCCACCGATACTTATAGTCGTGAAAGAGATTACCAACTTCTCCAAATTCCTCTTGGAGGTGGTCGCTTTGAGCTGGTGTCCACCTCGCTGGTTGAAATCGAATATTACTGAGGGAGGGCCGGAAAACATGAAAATCCGTTCGTTGATTTATTGGGACTCTGCGAAGAATGAACCCGGTTCCGCCGTCATTGAGATGACCGGCAAAGAAATCGTTATCCTGAACAACATCATCTGGGAAGCGGCAAAGGGGAAAGAGGGAAAATCTGGATCTCTGGATATGGCGAAATCCTTAATCTTACTGAACGCTCTTGTACAGCATGGGGGCCTTGACAGCGTGGATATTTTGGCTCTCAGCGATGTAGACGAGCGGCTCAACCGACATCAAGGAGGCGAAGAAAATGCCCAACAATAAAGCGGTTCTTCTAAGGAGATGGTAATATGAATGAAAAGAGATTTGAAATTGACACGCCTATTGGAAAACTGGTTGCTGAAGCTGATGGAGATTATAAAGATTATCCAGGAATTTACATTTATCTTCAGAGGGAAGATGGCGTTCAAATTGATTTGTCTTGTACGGAAATTGATAAAGAAACTGGCGAAGGCAGAGTCTTTGTCTGGGAAAATACGTCTATAGATGAATACACCAAGATGATGCGCTGGACTAAAGAACAACTTATGATTAAAGAATGAGTGTATGGAGTAAACAAAAATGACTACTAATAATCCTATGACTGTAGTAACCTCTAAGCCCTTTGGTGCACTGAATGTGGATGTTTACCAGAATGACAAGCACCAGTATTACATGACTCGTGAACAGATTGGTGCAGCACTTGAATATGGAAATCCAAAAGTTGCAATTATGAATATCCATACTCGCAATTCAGACCGTCTTGATAAGTTTTGCTCGGTACTCAACTTGAGTACCGAGGTTGGAAATCACACGCAGATGCGTCAAACTTATGTTTACAGTTTGCGTGGCGTTATGGAAATCTGCCGCTTCTCTCGTCAGCCGAAAGCCGATGCATTTATGGATTTCTGCTGGGACATCATGGAATCCTTGATGCGTGGTGACACCGTTCTGGCTACGCCTCAGATGGATGCTGCACTGAGTAAGGAGTTCATTGATGTAAGACTTCACGCTCTGTTTGATAGCATGAAGAACCTTCAGAGTGAACTTGATTCCACTCGCAAGGAGCTCAGTGACCAAATTGAGGAAGCTCGTGCTACTAGCAACGAAGCACTGAATGTAATCAGCAGCGTGTCTCAGTGTGTCCATCAGATTAAGGATAAGCAGATGGATAATTCGATTCGTGCTAAGAGCTATACTCCTCGCAATGTGTTTCGGGATGAAATGAGTGACTGGCGTAAAGATTTGTATAGCAAGATTGGTGTGATTGCAAATACTAAAGGTTACACAAATAAAGAAACGCTTCACAAGATCTATGAATATCTGAATCGTAATTATGGTTTTGTTTTGGAAGATGCTCGTGCAAAGTATATTAAGAGAACGAATCGTAGTGGGAAAATTTCAATAATCGACATTATCGAAGAGGATTCCACTTGGAAATCTATCATGGAGGCTGTTGTTGCAGATATGTACGTAGCATCTATCGAGCGTCTGCATCAGAATCAGAATGAACTTCGTCCGACTCCAAAGGCTGTCGAAGCAGTTTCTGAAACAAATATGAACGTTACTCCTGTGATTGATGTGGTAGCTAAAGAAGTCGTTAACAAAAAACTTAAGAACAAGAAACAGAGTGAGACGGCGAAGATCCTTTTTCCAATCATGATGCCTCTGGCGGAAAAACTTGGTGACAAGCCACAATATAAGCACACTTACACTCTGATTTATGAGCGTATTGGCTATAAGAAAATGAATAATTTGTTTGTGGCTTACGAAAAGGCACACGGTAAGGCACCGCATCCGAAGACTAAGGTGTTTATCGAAAATGAAAAGAATCTCGCGCTATTTAAGAAGACTGTGAAGCAGCTGATGAAAGGACAGGAGAATAAGTAAATGTATGTAATCTCGAATGGTCATAACTATATTATGAAACGGAAGGGAGGTCGAATCTGCGCCACCTGTGATATCAATCTGGCATTGCAGTTTGAATCTAAAGGATTAGCAATTTGTGAAATCAATAAACTTCCCGCCGGGTATAAGAACGGGCACTACGCACCAAAGTCTATGGACGAAGTTGCCATCGCAGGCAAGAGTCCGAATATAACGGCTCCAGCTGTAAAGTCAAATACATACGCATTTCACATGGAAGATTCTGAATGGCTGATAGAGTTGAAGAAAAATCTTGAGGTCACAGACAAAACAATGACCAGCCTCGATGATTTATATGCCAAAGTCTACAGTGATTTAACTGCGGCTAGCGATGAGATTGCCGATATTGAACACGCAATTGAGTTCAAAACAGTGAATGCAGCGCAAGGTTATCAGCTTATGGCGGAACTTAAAAGAGCTCGCCGGAAGCGCAGAGAAGCTAAGGATGCAAAGCTTCTGCTTGAGATTGTGATGAACCATCGAAATAACGATGATTGGGGCCATGGTCGGCTTGAGGCTGCTATTGAACAGCTTGACTCGCGTCAGTTTACTCCGAAGGTTCGTAACGATCTGTTTGAAAAGAATTGAGGTATATAAAAATGACGATTCATATTTTACACGAATGTATCGACTCTAGCGATTTTTACGCAGAAGGTAATATTATTACCATTAACAAAGATAAAGAGAAGTTGTCTGAAAAGATGTTCTTGCTTTATAAGGACTGCCGGGATTCGTAAGGAAATAGTGTGAAACAGGACGAAACGTGGTGTGATTCATGTAAGGTGTCCGTTGTTAGTGGGAATTCTGGAAATTACTATCGACATCATTGGAAAATTGACAAGTTTGAGGTGTAAATTATGATGGTATATGGAAACATAACGTGTAATCGCTGTGGCATTACATGGTATGGTCCTAAATGTGGAAAGCTCTATTGTGATGAATGTCGTAAGATAATAAGAAATGAGGCATCCATTCGATGCAAGAATAAAAAGAAACATAAACCAACATTTGTTGAGATTGTAAGAATGGCAGATGCTGAAGGATTATCTTACGGTAAGTATTGTTTGAAGTATGGAGTTTGAGGTGAATATAATGAGCGCAGTTGTTGAAAGAAAAGAAGAACAGATACCTAAATTGATTTATTTTAATCCGAAACCTTCTGTTCCGGCTAAAAAACGTGGTGTTACAAAAAGTAAGCAGAAGCGTAAGCGTAATATTTCTCCAATTAGAAGCTTGGATGATGTTCAAATGATTTCTGAATACTTCTGGGATAAAAAGCAATATCGCAATTGGTGTCTATTTAATGTCGGTATTGCAACTGGGTTGCGTGCTAGTGACTTGCTTAAATTGAAAGTTTCTGATATGTCTTACTGTCTTTATAATGGAAAAATTGAGGTGGTTGAGGACGCAGGAACTTGCATCGTCGAAGAAAAGACTTCTAAATATCGTGAAATCATTCTTACTCCAGAAGCGAGGGACATCGTTGAAACATACATCAAAATTGCGAAACTTGGATATGATGATTGGATGTTTCCATCTCGACAGGGGAGCTGGAAAAAGTCTTTGAGAACAAATGGTGGATATGGGAAAACCGGTATTCTTCATATCGCAGAACCCAAAAATGCCGGTGATCCTATTGATGTTGATCATTTTGCTCGTATTCTTCGTAACGTTGGTAAAGATTTAGGTCTTAATTATAAAATTGCATCTCATTCTTGCCGCAAAACGTTTGGTTATCGTGAAATGTGTCTTAATAAGGATGATAATCAGGCATTGTCTTGGATTCAGGGTCAGTTGAATCATAGTAGTCAGGACATTACATTACGGTACGTTGGTTTTGATGAGGATAAGGCAAAAGAATATTATAAGAAGACTTTTTATGGTGTGAATACACACAGCTTGGAAGACTGAGGTGTGTGATGGCTGATACTTATATTAAAATCTGGGATACTTACGAGAGCTACTTTGAACCCCTTAGTGCTGCTGAGGTGGGGCGTCTGGTACTGGCGATGATGAAATATAAATCGTCTGGAACGGATCCTGAACTCAACGGAAATGAGCGGTATGTGTGGCCTGCTGTAAAGAGAGATTTGGATAAAGATGCCGAATACATCGAAGGTAAGAGAATTTCTGGTAAAGCTGGTGGCTCATCAAGCAAGCGTAAGCAAAACGAAGCAAACGCAAGCAAAACAAAGCTAGAAAAAGAAAAAGAGAAAGAAAAAAATAAGATATCGTCTTCGTCTTGTGATGAGACGACAACGACGAAATCCATCGAGGATGTATTTCGAGAGGATATTGGGAAGCTCGGTGTTGCAGGGAAGAAGGCTTTAGCAGAATATGTTGAGCGCATGGGCAATGAACTTGTGCTTGCTGTGATTGGAAAGTGTTCTGATCTCGGCGGTAGTACATGGGCTTATGTGCGAAAAGCTCTGGATGAAGCAGAATCTCTTGGTTGCAAGACTGTTGATGACTATCGCCGGGCTTGTCCGATAGGGAGTGGTCGCAACACAAAAGTGACTAGGGAGATGCCTAGCGGTGGTGATTGGCTGAAGAACGCGACGCATAGACGTCCGCTGATAAAGAAAGACGCTTAAAAGTAATATTTTAGGAGGAGCTTATGGGTAATTGGTACAAAGTATCAGGCCAATATGATGACGGTTGTAAGGTGTATAAGAAAGACTATATCGTCTTTGCAGAGTCCAGCTCTGATGCAGAACAAAAGATTTTTCACTTGAAATTGCCGTATGATTGTTCTTTTTTTCCTTGTACGGTAACTCAGTTGATTAAAAATATTATTTATGAATTTTAATAAAAGAGTGATTTTAGGAGATTCAAATTATGGGATTGTTACTCGGTTTGGGTTTACTTGGCGCAGCATTTGGAATTGATGCAGTAAAGCAAGCACCGTTTGATAAGGCGTATCGCCGTCTGGAAAACGAATGGGGGACTTGTACATCGGAAGAGAGTAAGCGATGTGATGCTCTGAAGTATGCTGTGCAGAATGGTTTATGTTTCGAGGATGAAAAGAAGCCTGTGATTGAGTGGCAGAAGCTGAGAGATCTTCAGTGGAAGTATCAGCTGGCTGGTATCTCTTGGCCGAGAGAATCTGCGATTCGAGATGTATGCCGGTTGGCAGCTCGTGACCGTGGATTTGAGTATAAAGGGTATCTGCGAAATACATTGACATTTGGTTACATCACTGATCCGAAAAATATTTGCAAACTTGGCATCGTAGATTGAGAGGAGATTTGAAAATGAATAACGTTCGTAGAAGAGATATTAAGCAGACCATTGACCGTTTTGATTCCATCCGTAAGAGGCTGGATGAGCTTGTGTCTGAGGTCGAAAGTGTAAGATCCGATGTTGAGTATATCCAGTGGGAAGAAGAAGAGTATCGTGATAACATGCCGGAGAATCTGCAGGGGAGTGAGCGGTATGACAAGGCAGACGAGGCTTGTACAAAACTGTCCGATGCTATGGATGCTCTAGATGATATGATTAGTGCTCTGGATTTTGACTTTGGTGATGTGACCACATCTCTGGAGGAAGCGATGGAATGATTAATACAACAAACCCATTGAGAAGAAATGCATGGGCTGTGTTCTTGTATAGAGGCAGGCAAGTTTGTTCGTATCTTTTGCGTAATAGTAATCTTGGAGACAAGGAACGCATGGTAGAACTGCTGGCACGAAGGTACATGACAGAGCCTGAGAATATTGTTGTAGATATTGAATTTAGAGATTAAGGTGATAGAGAATGACCGCATTTGTAATGTTTGCTTTCGATGTGGCACTGATAATAGCAGTGAATAATAGTCCGTTTGCATTTTGATTGAGAGGTGTGAATATGAGTATGTTGCAAGAAGAGTATAATTTGACGGATGAAGAACTTAAACAGTTGCTTTATGATATTCGACATCCGAATATGGAAGCTGCTATATGTCGTGAAAAGATGTACAAAACATATTTATCGAATGTAGATATTGAATATGATGGTGAATCAGAAGTGGTTGATTTTAAAGACTTAGATATTTGACTGGAGGTGCAAATATGAATATTTTGAGCTTTAATGGAAATGAAAATCCAAAAGGGAGAGATGGCGATGTCGTTGTCAAGTTAAGTTATCAGGAACTGTTTAAGTTAAATAATATTTTGTATCACGCTCAAAAAGGCGGTGAGATAAAGGACGTAGTGGACTTTAATATTCGAAGGAATTTTTACATGGCGCTTAATTTGGTTCAACATGGTAGTCTGGATTCTATTTCGTTAGAAATTATGTTAAAACTTTACGAAAACAATAAAACCTAAATTCTGTGGAGGGAGGAGATGGACATGAGCAGTAAGAAAGAAAAAGAACTGTGGGCTGGTGTTATGAGAATTGTCAGCTGGTTAGATAATAATTGGCGCTGGATTCATACCAATGATTTTGAAAATGAAGAAAAGGCGATGGACGCAGTAGAAGTGTACCATACGGTCTTAAATACTATCGAGATGCTTGGTGGTGATTGGCAGCGTGACGAGAATGGTAGGCATAATGTGTTTATCGTTGGAGTTGGCGGGAAAGCGGAATCGGAATAAAATCCGGGTTCTTATGAAATTACTGAAAAAAGCTTGACGATAACTGGTTATGCTGTTATGCTTTGCATAACCACAGAATGCGCAAGCATGGAATGAGGTGGACTTATGAATTTACAAGGACTTGAAAATAAAAAATGGGACTTTAATAAACAAGAGGAACTAGCTATCTCTTGGCTATTAAAACATGGCTTTGAGGTGAAATTGAAAAAACAGTATACATCAAAGGATATTTATACGGTAACAAAAGATGGTATTTTAGATGAATTTATCTTTCCGAATAACCAGAAGAACATGAACGTTCAGGCTTTTATGGAAAGATATGAGATAAATTTTGAAACAAAGAAAGAACTCATAAAATTAAGAGCAGAGGCATCGGCTAATGGTTTGATTAAAGAACGTAGTTGATGTGATAAAAGTTAAGTTCTAGGAGGATTCTATGAAATTCTATGTAATTAAAACCACAAAAAATGGTATTGAGTACAAAAAATATAAATGTATAGATGGATGGACAAAAGATAAAACGGCAAGTTGGCAATTTTCAAAACAAGGAGCGGAAAGGATCGCTAAAAGATTAAATGATTCTGTAAAAGGACACGAGCATGAAATTCATTATAATGTGTTAGCTGCTAAAAATGATTTGGATAACTTTTGAGTGAAAAGGTATGTCTAATAAATGCTGAGATTTAGGGAGACATAGTTATGAGTGAATTAAAGCCGTGTCCTTTTTGTGGTGGAGAAGTTACCGTTGCAGAGGGCAGTTATCGCCAAACACGATGGATGTATGTTACGAGAGGAAACAAAGAAAATAAGTGCAACTGCCATGTTTTCATGGAAAGCAAAACTTACTACTTTGATTCCTCTGAAAAAGACAAGGAAAGAATCAAAGCCGACCTTATCGAAGCGTGGAATAAGCGAGTCGAATAAAAACTAAGATCTAATGGAGGAAAATATTATGAGCGAAATAAATCATGAAAAGAACAAGCATGAAGTGACTCGACTTGACGCAATTAGAAAGATAGACATTATGGGACTTGAAAAGTTTCTTGAGAACATTCAGAAGTATCCAGATCGTTATCCAAAGAATAAATTTGAATGGATTGTATGGTTACAGGAACCAGTTGAAGATAGAGTACATTTTGATAATAAGGTGTTTTAAAATGATTTATACCGTAACAATGATTGACTCGTTTAAGAACGAGCAGAATGCGAAATTCAGTTCGCCAGTGTCAAATACTAAAGGAATTTACTGGATGCCGGATGATAGTTGGATCGCTGGATTCTTTACAGATTTAGCAGAGGCTATTCGAGTTGTTAAAGAAAACGTGACTGATATCTTTGAACATTGTTACAACTACGCAGTCGTTGAAGGATACGAGGAAGGTCTGTATCCAAGTCCAGAATTGACGAGATGGTTTAAATATGATGCCGAGAGTGACACAGCATTCGAGATTGAACCGCCGCTGCATAATAAGGTGGCCGGATATGCTTTTTGAAGAAGGAGAATAAGACTATGAGTAGTGTACTTATTGATCGGAACGCAGCTAAGAAGGTAGAATCCATCTTCGAGCATCCTGATAAGGTCTATTCGGTGTATTTGAAGGCCGGCGGAGATGTCGTTTGGCTGCAAGGTGAAATTGAACTGTATGAATTTTTGCGCAGCTTATAAAACCAATATTTTTGAAGGGAAGTGATTTTCATTAACTCTAATTTGTTAATAAATTGTGAGCAAAGTGTTGCCATTGTGTGTATAATGTGCTTGCTGGCAGGGAATCTGGTATCGAAGATCAGCCCGGTAATTCAAAATCAGAGCAATTCGTACCTTTATAATAGTAGTCCTCCGGCAGTAAGTGTTGTGCAGCAAGAGGAAAAGGAACCAGAAGTCATCGTAAAAACTGTTATCGAAACGCGTGTGGTAAACTTCAGTCAGGGAAAGCGCGAACTCACTAATGATGAGCGTGCTCTTGCGGAGCAGATCGTTGCTTGTGAAGCAGGTGCTGATAGCCTAGAAGGTCAGATGGCTGTGGCTCAATGTCTTTATGATTCTGCCGTACTTGATGGTCTAACCATCCAGCAGGTCTTTAAGAAGTATGGTTATAGTTCCTTATATAATAGGAAGGTGACGGCAGAGAACGAATTGGCTGTGTCTATGGTGTTTGATTACGGCGCTAAAATTTCAGACAAACCAATTCAATGGTTTGTGACCCCGGCGGCAGCTTCCGGCAGTTGGCACGAGCGCGGAGCAACGTTCGCTGGACAATTTGGCGCACATAGGTTCTATTACAACGCGGAACTGGTTGTGGATGATGCCGAGTGAATGGCATCATCTAAAATTTTAAACTTTTACAACAACAAAAAGATGTATAATATATTGACTAAAACAAAAAGATGTGTATAATATATCTTGAAAGTTGTCTAAATGAGTGGAGGGCGGTGTTTTAATGCGTGAGAGAAAGGTTCTGAAGGTCATACGAGTTGATGACTTTTTAAAGTACATAAGAAAAAAGAGAGTGTGGGTTTGTTTTGTTTGCAATGGTGTAGATGTTCACATGGTCTGTAACAAAATGAACGATGTTGGAACAGAGACACATGGGATCGTTAAAGGCATTGGCTTCTTCGGAAACGAAAGTCATATTGAGCTGCGGCAAGAATGCCACGAAGCAAGGAGGATTGAGCTTAGACCGGGCGATAAAGAGAAAGCGTATGAGATGATATTCGATAACACAAGCGTGTTCGTATCAGAGAATCCCGAGTTGTACGGGCACTAAAAATATTTTCAAAAACCTCTTGACTTCTGAAATGGTATCCTGTATAATATAGCTATGGAACGGAGCTACACTATTATAGAGGAGAAAAACTATGGACAACAATATTGACCCAAAGGTCGGAGAGGTTTGGTTGGTCGATTTGTCCAATGCAACAGGTCATCAGCAGCGCGGTATTCGACCGTTCGTTGTGACAAGCAACAACAAGCGCAACTTCTTCAGTCCCACAATCAAAGGGAATCCGTTGTCTTCCAGAATATACAAGCGTTCTCCGGTTCATGTTCTACTCTCGAAAGAAGACTGCGATTTCCTAGAGGTTGATAGTATTGTTCTTTGTGAAGAGACTGATACACTTAACAAAGGACAGTTCATCAAAAAGCTTGGTGTCTTGTCTGAGCGTCATATGAATATGATCGCAATGGCAAGATGCAAGGATGAACCGTTTTTACTCGCAGCATTCCTGAGCGGCGTACAACATACCATGGAATTTCAAAATTTTGCCGCATTTGCTTGATTTTTTATAATGGTTAATGGTACACTACATATAATAAGAAGGAGTGTGCCACTATGCTTACTGAAGAAAAGATCAAAGCTTTTGCTGAAAAGTATTCTGATAGAAGCGGTGAGTTTGTTGTATCGACGCTTAACCATGTTCTGGGTTACGAGGCTGAGCGTGGGTATGAGTTGTTTGACTTCACAAAAGATGATTTCGTAAAGATGTTTGCCAAATATAATTGGGTGAACTCGAGTCGTTCGTTTAAAAATGTGAAGTCAATAATCACAGGCTACATCAAAAGCGAAAACAAAACAAGCATGTATGATCTGGCTGACTTTTCAGAGAGCGATGTAAGCGCAGACAATATGTATGCGGATAAATACTTTGCATCAGTTGATGAGTTTGTTGACTTCTTAAATAAGTATGAAGAGCCATATCAGATTCGTATGAACGTGATTGCTGCACTGTACTGGATTGGCCTTACTTCTGAAGAAGTTTCTAACCTGACGATTAACGATGTCGATTTTGAATCTTGTACTGTTCTTGATAAGACAGGTGTTGATGCAAAGTTGATGGATATTATTAAGCAGTGTTATGAAATGAAACAGTATGACGCTCCCAATAAGGGAGGGTATAGGGCATTCTATGTCATGAATGGTGATTACATCATTCGTAAAACCGAGGATAGTATCGGTGCAGACAGTGACCCAAAGATGTCTGTGCATACAATTCATACCTATTTTATGCGGTTGAATAACATCCTCGAAAAAAGATATCACTCAAAGGCTTTAGATCGAAGGCATCTAACCAGAAACGGCGAATACGTGAAGGTCTACGACTACTGTAAGAATAATCCAGAATTTAATCTTGCAGAACTTAGTTTCGGAAATGGTAAAGACCCTCTTGCAGACATTATCGGAAGAAAGTGTAGCAAGGTTGCCTACATTAGCTTCAGACAAGGATACAAAGGTTGGGTCGAATATTTCCATAAAAATTAAAAACAGGGGGCTTCGGCTCCTTGATTTTAATACGTTAGATATATAATACAGGATACTTAAAAATAGTATTTGAATGGAGAATAACAATGTCTGATTTCAAGAAATTTCGTGCACTACTGCAGGATCACTTCAATGAGATGGTGAAGGATGGCGCACCTCTGTTTATCACCAATGCAGATGAGGATAAGCTATATGACCTCTATCTGGACAGCTTCCCGGCTGGCACGAACTCCATCTTCCGTAAGCGGCGTAAGTATGATTGCTCCTACTGCCGTCGTTTCGTAAAGAACATTGGTAAGCTGGTTTCCTTTATGGATGGTCAGATGGTTACCGTCTGGGATTTCGATACCAAGTCCGACGTTTATCAGCCGGTTGTGGATGCGCTGGCTACTTATGTGAAAACCTGTGCTGTTGTGAATCCGTATTATGTTAGCCGCAATATTGATCTCCGATGGCAAGTTCGGCACGGAGGTAAACTATGAGTACGATGCTGATCATAAGGCGGTTCACACCTGGGATCATTTCGCTGTCGAGATTCCTCAGCGGTTCATTGTCAATTCCTGCGATGTGACTACCAAGATGGCCGAGTGGCGTGATTCTGCTAATGTGTTCAAGCGTTCTCTGGAGGAGCTGACCATGGATGCCGTGGACACCGTACTTGAGCTGATTGCGCAGAACAGCCTGTATCGCGGCAAGGAGTTTGAATCTCTGGTTCGTGGCTTCAAAATCGATAAGCGAGTGTATGATCGTCTGCCTGATGAAAAGAAGTCCGCTTATGTTTGGATGGCTCCCGGCGGTGCGTCGATGAACCGGCTTCGTATTCGTAACACCGCTATCGGCACCCTTCTTATCAATTTGAGCGAAGGCATGGATGTGGATTCCGCCGTTACCGCCTTTGAGAAGGTTGTCGCTCCTGCCAATTACAAGCGTCCCAAAGCTATTTTCACTAAGAAGATGCTGGAAGATGCACAGAAAACCGTTACTGAGTTGGGTTACATGAACAGTCTGGGTCGCCGATTTGCCACTCTGGATGATATTACTGCCAACAATATTCTGTTCTGCAACCGCGATGCCGCTCCTCGTGTAATGGGGGCAATGAACCCGTTCGAGGCAATGGCAAAATCTATGGGCACCGATCCTAAGAAGTTCGGTCGCGCGGAGGAAATCGGCATCGACAAGTTCATCAGAGACGTGCTGCCGACTGCAACGGGCCTAGAGCTGTTTATGGAGAATCGTTTCGAGAAGAATATGATGTCTCTGATTGCTCTGCAGGATAAGGCTGCGCCGTCTATGTTCAAGTGGCCTAATGGTTTCAGTTGGGCATATACCGGCAACATGACTGACAGCCAGATTCGGGAGAACGTCAAGAATGCTGGCGGCAAAGTCGATGGCGTGCTGCGTTTCTCTATTCAGTGGAACGATAAGCCGGGCGAGTGGGATGAAAATGATGAGGATGCTCATTGCATTGAACCCGATAAGAATCACATCTATTTCGGCAGCAAGTGGCACCCTCGTACTGATGGCCGCCTGGACGTAGATATTATGCGTCCCATTCGCTATAAGGCCGCGGTCGAGAATATCACCTGGCCTGACATCAAAAAGATGAAGGAAGGCGAGTACAGCTTCTATGTAAACTGCTTCGCTAGTCGCGGCGGCAAAACCGGTTTCCGTGCTGAAATCGAATTCGATGGCAACATCTACTCGTTTAACTACGATAAGCCGCTGCATGGTGGTCAGAATGTAGCTGTGGCAAAGGTCACTCTGAAGGATGGCAAATTCTCTATCAAGGAACTGCTTCCCAGTTCTACCAGCACCCGTGAAATTTGGGGTGTGAGTTCCAACCAGTTCGTACCTGTGTCTGTGGCGATGTACTCTCCGAACTACTGGGACGAACAGACCGGCAATGGCAATCGTCACTACTTCTTCATGCTCAAGGATTGCGTCAACCCCGAAAAGCCGAACGGATTTTACAACGAATTCCTGAAGGCGGAATTGCTGCAGCATAAGCGAGTGTTTGAGGCACTTGGTTCTCAGATGGCAGTCCAGTCGGTGGATGACCAGCTGTCCGGTGTTGGTTTCTCTGAGACTCAGCACAACAGCTTTGTCGTCAAGGTACAGGGCGCAACTGAGCGAGTTCTGAGAGTGGTGATTTGATGGAGCTTAAATATCATGTCGGCGATAAGGTTATGATTCGTCCGGATCTTAAAACGGGTGAAATATATAAGATGTATTCGGGGCCAATGCATGGCGGATGTATTTACAGTGTCACACCTAGTATGAAACAGTTGGCTGGTAAATTTGCCACGATTGAAAGAGTTTGTGATAGGGGAGCTGGATATAGACTTGAAGAATATGGTTTCTCATGGACCGATGGAATGCTGCTGCCGGCTGATTTAAATGAGTGCGTTTGTGCTTCGCTGTTGTGAGGTGGTCTGATGAAATATCGATACGAACCCGAAGACGCAGTTTTCGTTCGGCCTGATTTGAAATGTGGCCTCGGTTATTGGATGCGTTCTGGGAAAAATGGAAACGAAGAACAGCTTGCAGCTGTTGGCGATATGTTGAACTTCGTAGATAAAACCGTTCATATTTCTGGATATTCTCGTAGTGGTTCTTATTACATCAAAGAAGATTCGGGACGATGGCGCTGGACTGATGAGATGTTCGTTGGTTTGGCTGGCAACGAATGCTACTGCGAATCTCTTCTGTGAGGTGCCAAATGGACTATCGGTACAAAATAGGAGAGGCCGTTTGGGTTAGAGATGACCTCGAATATGTAGCCTCTTATGATATGACGTCTGGCCCTTATCCAGAAGGCAATCGTAATGTCGTGACAAATAAAATGGTCAAACTCCATGGGCAGCTTGTCCATATTAAAAATAATTCTGCTGCCGGCCAATATTATGTGGAAGAAACAAATAGTCTTCAATGGACCGACGATATGTTTGAAGGCTCGGAAAATAATAATGAATGCCGATGCGAATCCCTTCTGTGAGGTCGTTATGGATTATGTAATTCCACTTCGATTTAAGCCCGGCGATCATGTTGTGGTTCGTCCGGATTTGAATATCAATACGGTCTACCAAACATTTGGAGGCAAGAATGCCGGTTATCGTACAATTCCAACAATGAATATGGTTCGCCTTGCTGGAATGGAATCTGAGGTTAAAGAGTATTCTAAGTCTCAAAAAACTGTAAAGCTAAAATGCTGTGGTTTTTATTGGACAGAACAAATGCTGATTCCCCAAAGTTTTGTAGAACAGGAATGTGTTTGTGAATCACTTTTGTAAATCTGAAAGGAGAAATTATTATGGAAAAGAATCTGTTTGAAATCGCAACCCGTAATCGCTATCGCTTCAACTACAAGGGCATTATGACTATTGAAGATCTGTGGGATCTGAACGTTGAGGCTCTGGACTCAATCTTTAAGACTCTGAACCGCCAGAAGAAAACTGCCGATGAGGACTCCTTACTGGCCGCTAAAAGCGCCGAGGATACTGAACTGGAAAATAAGATTGAGCTAGTCAAATACATCGTTTCTGTCAGGCTGGCCGAGTACGAGGCACGTGTGGACGCCGCAGAGAAGAAGGCGCAACGTGATAAGATTATGAAGATCGTTGCAAAGAAGAAGGACAAGGAACTTGAAGATATGGACGTTGACCAGCTAATGAAGAAGCTGGAAGAGTTGAATTAAATAGACATTTTATCGTGATTTTCGTTAAAATAATTAACGAAAATACGTTAGAATTTTGAGGTGATTTTTGATGAAAACCTACGAAAAAATCGAAACGGTGTTTAATCGTGATATCGAAGGCACTAAAAAGCTGATTATCGGTGATTTTCGTAATGAAACCATTGAGTTCCTACAAAATAATGAGTGGGAATTTACTGAGAAAGTGGATGGCACGAATGTGCGTGTTTGCTGGGACGGTCATAAAGTCAGCTTTGCCGGACGAACTGAACGTGCCGAACTTCCTAAGAATTTGGTGGATGCACTAAATGAAATTTTCGGTACTTCTGAAGCAGAGGAATTGTTTGAACAGACTTACGGTGATAAAGAAGTAATCCTCTTTGGAGAGGGTTATGGTGGCAAAATTCAAGGATGTGGTCATGGATACCGACCTGATGAGTGGTTCATCTTGTTCGATGTCCTGGTTGGTGATAACTACCAGAGTAGAGAGTGGGTTGAAAAGACTGCTCAGATGTTTGGTATCCAAGTAGTTCCTATTTTGTTTACAGGGACGATTCGAGACGGTATCAAGTTTGTGTGTCAACATCCGAAGTCTACGGTTTCGATTAATGACATTTATATGGAAGGTCTGGTTGGTCGTCCAAAGGTTGAGTTGAAAGACCGCAGAGGTAATCGAGTAATTGTCAAAATCAAGTGGAATGACTTCAAGGATATCGCTGATACGCTTGGTAATGAGTAATTAAGACATTTTCTTCCTCCGAAAATGCCCTGAGCGGGGCTGACAGCCGGGAAAGACCGGCAATATATGCCAAGGTGCTGCAAATGGGAGACAGGGCGAGCCCAAACCTCGCTGTGGAAACACATGCGGTTTCGAATACCGTCCTTGGCACCAGAGCCCGAACGTCCATCTATTAGATATTGGAGGCATTTTATGAAAAAGATTGATAAACTTACAAAAGAAGAAATTGAGCAAGCTTTTGAGGAAAGCAAAAGTTAGGCTGCGGTTGCGGAGAAGCTTGGATATTCAAAAAATGGTGGAAGTACGAATCATGTACTTCAAGATTATGCAAAAGCGCACAATATAAATACTTCTCATTTCACTGGGCAGGGCTAGAATAAAGGGAACGTGGATTTGTCTCGTTTTAAAAATGGAAGACGAATAAAGGATTTAAAATCCGCACTTCTTTCTATCAAACCATATAAGTGTGAATGTTGTGGAAACTCTGAATAGATGGGCAAACAGATTCCATTGCAAGTACATCATATTGACGGAAACCACATAAATAATGAGTTAGACAATCTTCAGTTGCTTTGCCCGAATTGTCATGCACAAACTGATAATTGGTGCAAAAATAATATCGGAAAATACAAGACCGTGAGCGATAAAGATTTTCTTGATGCGTTAAAAACAACATCAACTATAAATGCTGCTCTTGAAAAAGTTGGAATTTATTATTCTGCGAGAGTGTGGTATGACAAAGCAAGGCAACTAATGATTGAAAACAACGTAACTCAAATTCCACGTGAAAAGGTTATCCGTGAGAAAAAAGAAAGAAAAAGAAGAAAAATCAAATATTGTTCAATATGCGGAAAAGAAATGAGTCCGCGTGCAAAAGGATGTCTCTGTAAAAATTGTTTAAAAGGAAATCCTTACAGTAAACGCATTGATTTTCCTGATAAAGAGCAATTGAGGGTAGACACAGCTTCAATGTCCTTTCAAGATGTTGGAAGAAAATATGGAGTATCAGGAAATGCAATACGTAAATGGTGCAAGCATTATGATTTACCATACAGAAAATTAGATATGAACAGTAAAGAGGAAAATTAACGTTGATAAAAAAGAAGCTGTAAAAAAAAAATACAGCTTCTATATATGCCGCAGTGATGGAGTGACATACATTTCCCGCTTAAACCGGGACGCCTGAAATATGGATCGTGGGTTTGAATCCCACCTGCGGCACCATATCGAGAACGTGGTGTAATGGTAACACGCCTGCTTTGGGAGCAGGAGTTGCAGTTCAAATCTGACGTTTTCGACCAGTTGGTTTTCCAACATGCTTTTCATAAAATACATTTCCTATTATTCTTGGCTCTCCAAAAATGGAGCAATAGGACACAGCAAGCCAAGTATATAATGCGTCGTAGCCAAGCGGTTAAGGCAGGGTCCTTTGAAGTCCCGATTGCGAAAGTTCGATTCTTTCCGGCGCAATTTATATGCCACAGTGGTGGAATTGACCTACACATCTATTTTAGGGGTAGACGCCGAAAGGCTTGCGAGTTTGAGTCTCGCCTGTGGCACCACGGTCATAGAATGGTTGCGTACCGTTTATTGATCTCCTTTGATTGCCACTATTATTCCCGGCTCGCCAGTGATGGTGCAGTAGTGCTTTGTAAGCTGGGTTTTCATGCAGCGGTCGTACAACGGCTAGTACATCAGCCTTCCAAGTCGATGGAGTGGGTTCGATTCCCATTCGCTGCTCCAATCTCGTATGGGTAGGATCTTTAGCAGTCAGATCCTGCTGCGCCTGTGCGAGATACCACCCCGAAAGGGGCTAACGAAATTATCCATGTACGTTATTCTCGGCTCGCTCGAAAGAGTGCAGCGTGCCTTTGCAAGCCGAGCATCCCAGCCTAGTGATGCCAGTTGCTAGGTTGGTTCTTATGCGACTGTAGTTCAATTGGCAGAGCGTCAGATTTCCAATCTGAATGTTGCGGGATCGTCCCCCGTCAGTCGCTCCACACGCAGCCCCTGACGCTGCACCGGTTACTCAGAGCCGAAAGGAACCTATATGTTACGACATGGTTGCCAAGAGTGATCATATTGGAACGCGACGTAGCTTGGATAGTGAGAATTAAATTCTGAGGTATACGGCTGGATAGCTTAATGGTAAAAGCGCTCGGAAACACCGAGAGATGAGGTTCGATCCCTCCACTGGCATCGCGCCGACGAAAGTTGGCGGTTATATGGAATAGTAGCTCAGTTGGTTAGCGCCGACAACTTATAATTGTCAGACGCGAGTTCAAATCTCGACTATTCCACCATCCCGAAAGGGCGTACATAAAATCTGCTAGAACTTTTGTTTTATAAGCGAATGAATAATATGACGTTAATACGTCTATTGTTTTTTGCTTATTTTCGGGGATTTAGCTATATAACACAGGATACGAAAAGGAGGTGGTTTGGTGAAACATTATGGAAGTATTTGCGAGATTGGTGGTTCTAAGATTGAGCCTGTCTCGTGTATCACTGGTGGTTCACCTTGTTAGCCAAGACCTTTCTATTGCCGGTAAGCGGGCAGGTTTGGCTGGAGAACGGTCTGGTCTATTTATGGAAATGATTCGTGTGATAAAGGAAATGAGGGATGCCACCAATGGAGAATGTCCAAAATTTGCAATCTGGGAAAATGTCCCAGGAGCCTTCTCTTCCAACAAAGGAGAAGACTTTAGATGTGTCTTGGAAGAATTTGCACGCATTGTCGAACCAAGTGTTTCAGTTCCTCGACCTTCGGGAAGAGAATGTAAGTGGGCAAAAGCTGGAGCAATCGCCGGAAACGGATGGTCCTTGGCGTGGAGATTATTCGACGCTAGTGGTTGGGGTGTTCCCCAGCGTAGAAAACGTCTCGCGCTTGTCATGGACCTTAGAGGACAATGTGCCGGAAAAGTATTATTTGAGCAAACGGGCGTGTCAGGGGATCTTGACAAGAGCATCAAGACGTGGAAAACCATTGCCCGACCTTCTGAAGGATGCACTGCAGGAGATGATTCATTGGTGGGAGATGAAAGATCCTACACTTTGAAGATTCGTTCTGGCTGCGCAGGGGGGGGGGGTAAAGGAGCACTCGTGCAGAATGAATTGAGTGCGACTCTCTCCATTTGCAAGATCAGACTTTGTTCTGTGTAAAGCATTAAGGAGGGAATAGATTGGAAAAAGAAACTAGTTTACATAATTTAAAACAAAATATTTCCACAGCGGGATTTGAAAGCCATAGTCAGGATGCTCGATACACTCAGCAAGGTAATACAAGCCCAGCTTGTACGGCTCAATGGGGTACTGGTGGTAATAATATGCCGCTTGTCGCTGAAAAGAAAGCCTTTGCTATGCAGCGTATTGGTGAATATAAGGAAAACGAACAGGCCAGCACAATGAAATCTCGTGATTATAAAGATGCAACTGATCTTGTAGTTGAAGAGAAAGAGGTGAAATGTGCTGGATTTCCACTTGGATTTAGAGCAGAAAATACGAAATGCTACGATGAAGTGGCTACTACGCTTTGCAATGGTACGCGGCCTGGATTTACTACTGGATGTGTTCTCAATTGGATTGTTCGCCGCTTGACTCCTGTCGAGTGTGAACGGTTACAGGGTTTTCCTGATGGATGGACCGATATTGGCGAGTGGGTTGACGAGAATGGTAAAAAGCACAAGCCAGCTGATTCTCCTCGGTACAAGGCACTCGGTAATTCAATCGCTTTGCCTCAGTGGTATTGGATTTTCCAGAAAATGAAGCCGTATATCGGTGAAAATCCTACGCTTGGCAGTCTTTTCGATGGGATTGGTGGCTTTCCGCTTGTCTTTGAAAGTACGTATGGTGATGGTACTGCTATCTGGGGATCTGAAATCGAACCGTTCTGCGTTGCAGTAACTAAGAAGCATTTTCCAGAAAAGCAAGGAGGATAATTTGCCAGAAAACAAAGGATATTTAACAGCTGACCGATCTGCGGCAGGCGATGAGCGATACACACCGGTTTACGCGGTTATTCCATTGCTTGAATTTGCCCCCCCGTCGAGTGAAGCAGTGATTTGGTGTCCGTTTGATAAAGAGTGGTCTGCCTTTGTGAAGGTGTTCAGAGATGCTGGATATAAAGTAGAATGTAGCCACATTGATAACGGGCAAGATTTCTTTACATATGAACCAGAAAATTGGGATGTTATAATTTCAAATCCTCCTTTTAGCAAGAAGGATGAAGTATTACGTAGGGCCTATGAACTCGGAAAGCCGTTTGCTCTACTGCTTCCTGCAAATAGTATTCAGGGTAAGACGCGATTTGATATTTTCAAAAATGACGTACAGATGCTATGTTTTGATTCTCGAATAGGATTCATGGACCCTAAACACGCAGACAGCCCTGTCGAGGGAGTGTCTTTTGGAAGTGCATACTTCTGTAGAAATTTTCTTCCCAGTAAGTTAGAGTTACGAAAACTTGATAAGAAAATCTCATAAAAGGCTAATTCAAACAAGAGGTGACACGATGAACAACAAAATTTCTATCAATGTAACCATTGATTCCGGTTCTTTGAGCCTTCCAGCAAGTCCTATCTTCCAAAAGGAAAAGAGCACATATCTTTGTCCGTTTTGTGTGACGAAGTTGGAGAAGCTTGAACCGAAATGTCCAGAGTGTCAACATAAAATGGATTGGAGCGTGTGGATGGATAAGAATGCAAAGTACAATTATGCATTTGCTGAAAGTGGTGTGTTATGAAAGATTGGATGCACGCAAAGAAAAAAGAGATTGAGAACATGACTTTTGACCAAGCGAAGGAAATTGTAGAGAAACAAATTCGTCTTGGTAAAGAAGGAGGCCAGTGGTGCCCTCGTGAGCATTTAACAAAGGCTCTCGAAATTATCCTTTCAAAAGCTGAACTTTATGAGTTTAGAACAGATTACAAAGAGCCTCTTCTCGATGACGTTTATAAACGTTATGAGTGCCCGGTTTGTTATTACACACTATCAAATCTTGATAACTTCTGTCCACGTTGCGGACAATTACTTGATTGGCGATTTGTAAGGCATTGGGAGAGAACGATTCGTCCCACGCTTGAAAGACTGCAGAAGTGGGAGGTGCAGGGTTGAATATAGATTTCTTCCAACGGCGTAAAACTCAGCTTGAAGATACACTTCTTTTGAAAAATCAGGCAGTCGATATGCTTGATTATCTAAAGACACATTGTATCAACAGCGACCAGTATTGTGCCATTCGAGATTACATCGAAGAAGCTGCTAAGATTCTGGAAAGTGACCTCGAATACGCAAACAACAAGCTACAGTCTGCATTTAGAGCTAAGTATGGACGGAGCAACAGACTGACTCGTGCTCAATCTAAGATGTTCCGTGATAGAGAATATTAAAAATGGGGTAATGCCGTATGAACACATGTAAAAAAATATGTAACTGGTGTGGTCGTGAAATCAAGCCGATAGGTAGCGAGCAGGGAATCAGTTTTGAGCATCAATACTCTTATGGTAGCCAACTTGATGGTTTGTTTTTGAGTTTTGATTTGTGTCCTGAGTGTTCAGAACGGCTCCCAATAGTGCTCGGCGCAATGTTTGTACATAATCCCTTAAAGGACGATTTCTAACGGTGAGTGCCGTATGAAATATAAGCCATCAGTAAGCCAAACGGAGGATAATACATAAAATGAATAGTGCATGAATTGACTCAAGACAATAAAAAGAAACATAAGTGATTGCAAATGAAACAAAATTACATAAAGGAGACTTAATATGGCAGATAGAATTTTTAATCTTCCTCAAACCCGTGGTTCTTTTGAGATGGCTGGTAAGGTCACCGGCACCCAGCGTAGTAACTTCTATAACGAGAAGGAGACTAAGAGTGGTGCTATGCGCCGTGTCCTGAGCTTTGGCGTTCAGACTTCCAATAAAAATACTTTCTATGTTGATCTGGCTGGTATGCCTCGTGATAAGGTTTATTTCTTCCGCCGTGCCGATAAGGACAAGGGCATCGAGAAGGATAAGAAGGAAGTCGCTTGGAAGGATCGCCTGACTTATGTTGCACCGGAAGGCTATGACATGATTGGCGTTAAGGTCGGTGTTACCAAGAAGACGAATGAGTCTGGTAAGGTTATCAACGACAACAAGACTCTGACCGACTTCGATGCAGCTAAGGAAATCTCTGAGAATCTGCATGACGGTGACAATGTGTATGTCCGTGGCAACATCGAGTACAGCACTTATAACGGAAAGCACCAAATTCGCTTTGTTCCTACTCAGGTTTCTCTGAGCTCTAAGGAAATTGACTTTGACGCAGAGGGTTTCGAGGAGCTGGCTCTGTTTACTCAGACCATTGTTTACACTGGTTGTCGCAAGAGCGATGAGTGCGATGAGGTAGTTGTCGATGCAAAGATCGTGAATTACAACACCATCGAGGATGCAGAATTCTTCATTGACTATAAGGCAAACACTCAGAATAAGGTTCTGGCTGATTCTATTCGCAAGCGTCTGAAGCCCTACACCAGTTTCGAGTGCTTTGGTCCCGTCGTTAATCAGCAGAAGGTTGAGGAAGTTGAGACTGAGAATATCTGGGGTGGTCCTAACAAGATGAAGCGTCAGGGCACTCCGGCAGTTCGCAAGCTGTATATCGAGGGTGTTAATCCTGATTCCTTTGATCCGAATCCTGGCGATAAGGATGCGGAGCCCACTTATACTGAGGACAATATCTCCGAGGCACGTGCAAAGATTGCTGCTAACACTCAGGCCAAGAAGGACTTCGATGGAAAGGCTGCTGAGAATGATACTTCTTGGTGGGGCGGTTCCAACAAGTCTACTGCAACTCCTGCAAATGAGGAAGAGGACGACTGGGGTTAATTTGTTTTAGCCTTAGCTATACAATACAGAATATATAAGGAGTTTAGTTATGCAGAATACTCTTGAATATACCGCTTATAATGGCATGAAATTTTACATTGTCTACATCGAAGCGCTTGAAAAGGAACCTGAAGAAGACTCTCCGATGATGTCTATTGTGTTTACTACGCATCCTGAGATTATTGCAGAAGCTAAAGCCGACGCGGAATGCGATGGTGGTGCTGTTCCGGTAGGGTGTAAAGACCTTCTGGTTAATAGTGTGGATAACATCACCCGTCAGTTGGATTATGTTGCTCATGCAGTTGAAACGGGCGATCCGTGGTATGAGTGTTTGAAAGTTTAATAAAAGAAAAGATTTAGAGAGGAATTTACATATATGGCTATGATTCGTAAGGCATCTGCTGTTCGTAAGAAGCTTCATATGCTGATTTATGGCGAACAGGGAACTGGTAAGTCTCGTACTGCTATGCAGCTGTGCTATTTGAAGAATGCAGACGGTAAGCCGTTCCGTGTTCTGTATTTGGATACCGAAAATGGTTCTATTGATAATTACACCGAGGAGCTGGAAGCCAATGGTGTGAATCCTGATAATCTGTTGATTGTTTACACCCAGTCTCTGGCAGAAGTTCAGGATTATATCAAGATGGTTACCAACGATGAGGATATCGAGGATGAGAATGGAGATGTTTATCTGGATGCAGATGGTAAGCCGTTCCGTGCAGACGCTCTGGTTGTTGACTCCGCTTCCATCCTCAAGATGACTGCTACCCAGGGCCTCACCGCCTTCTCGCAGAAGCGTGCCAAGGTTAAGGCCGCATCTCAGGGTCTGACCGGTGATGAAAAGGCAGTTAAGATTGAGGGTGCTGGCATGGAGCTCAAGGATTTCAATACCCTGAACTTCAAGGGTCAGTCTCTGATTTTGGATCTGAATGCATCTGGTGTAAACTACATCGTTGTTTGCCGAGAGAAGGACGAGAAGCATACTAAGGTTGTGAATGGTTCTATCGTAAGTGAGCCTACTGGTCGTAAGATTCCTGATGGGTTTGCTGGTCAGGAGTACAACGTTGATACTGAGTTCCGCCTGTATTTTCAGGATGGTCAGCAGCTCGCTTTCTTCGATAAGGATCGTACCGGTATGCATAAGGGCGGTGAGGTCGTTGAGGATCTGACCCTGCTTGAGTATCAGGATATTATCTCTAGTAGCGCAAAGAATCGGGAGAACGTCATCAAGAACGGCTTAAACGATGCTGTTAAGACTGAGGTTAAGCTGAGTATGCGTGACCTTGGTATCGAAAACGATGAGCCGGATGATGTTCCGGCAGATAAGAGTTCCGATAGTAAAGAGCCTTCTATGGATGACATCAAGGCAAAGCTGAACGACCTGATTGCTTCCGCTTCTCCTGTGAAGAAGAGCGCAGCACAGAAGGCTGTTAAGGCGGCTGGCCTGTCTACTGCATTCCGTTCTATGACTGATATTGAGGAACTGAAGAAGGTCGCCGCAGTCATGGAGAAGGAACTGGCTTAATGGAACTAACCCGTAAATGCAAGATTTGCGGGAAGAACATTTTCATCGAGCGAGACCGTAGCACGTTTTTCTACGACAAGACTGGTTTTTACCATAAGGATTGTTTTGTAGAAAAAAAGAAAAATCAAAAACGCCCTTGGACAGATGACCTGCTAAGGGCATTTTTTGACAAAGTGAATGACACTACGGATAAAAAGGTCGATGATCTTCTTTCCAAAAAGAGAGAGCAAGACAAAAATCGTGAGCTTGCTCATATCAAACAGGAAGAGAAAAAGATTCTTTTCGACCATATTCGAGATACATACGCCCCGGCGGTTGTTCCTGGTAGCTTCTACTCGAAACTTACGCAGCTGATTTCCGGTAATTATTACAAATATAGAGGTTCTATTCCTCCGCTAGAACTTTACGATATGTGGGTTCTAGCGAAACCCCGACTAGATAAGATAGTTGCCGAGAAAGAAGCAAAGGGTTGCGATATGAGTCAGCGATGGAATTACGATTTGGCTGTTTTGCTGGCGCAATATCCTAGTTATCTCGAACGAAAAGAAAAATTAGCTTCGATTCGCAGTGAAAGCGAAGACAAAACGAAGGAAAATCTGACTGAAACGGTACTGAAACGTATGAAAACAGCACCGAAACAGAGTAAAAACGAGAATGAAATTGATATAAGTGCAATTCTCGATGAGATATAAAAGAGGGAGGTGGATGAGTGGAACTCATTTCAAATATCCCGAATGAAATTTTATTTGTTGGCGCAATTTACAAGCATCCTGACTCTTTGGTCGAGTATGGGCATTATGTCAAGAGCAAGTACGATTTTGCCGATGAAGCAACAAAATTTTTCTACGATGCAGCGTTAATTATTTATGAAACTCGGACTCAAGAATTTAATAAAACGTCTGTTTTAACGTTTATGGCTGAAGATGAGTCCAGATTGTCCCAATACAAGCGGCTGAAGGGCTGGTCAACCATTGAATACTACATGAGCCTTGCGAATGACGATGATATCAAGGGATATTTCAATATTCTGAAGAAATATTCGCTACTTCGTGAGTATCAGAGAAACGGATTTAACATTGAAGGAATCTTGAAGCATCGACAGTTTGAAATGTTTGGTGCTCAGGACATTTACAAATTGATTCGTGGCAAGGCCGACAAGATCAATACGGTTATCATTACAAACGATGATGCTGAGATTTTGAATAACGGTCTGTTGCCGATGGTCAATGAACGTCTGAGCGTTCCTGATATGGGCTTGCCGTTCCAGTACCCAATCATGAATGATTTGTTCCGAGGATTGAAGCTGGGTACTGTGATGTTCAATGGTATGCCATCTAACGCTGGCAAGACTAGATACATGATGGCGATTGTTGCTTACGTCACATTGGTTCAAAAGCAGAAAGCTCTTCTGCTGCTGAATGAGATGGATCTTGAATCCGTCCGGTATTGCTTGCTAGTCACTGCCATCAATAATCCTGAGTTTCAAGAGTTGCATGGTCATCGCTTTCACAAGGATGAACGAGAAATCACCCTTGGAATGTACCGAGATGCAAATGGAAACTTCATCTTCCGAAAGCAAAACGAAGACGGGGAATACATAGAAAGCATTGATGAATTCACAGCTCGCGTCTATGAGGAAAGCGAAGAGTATCGCAATGTGCTTGATGTTTGCCAGTGGATTGAGAGCGAATCACAAGGCTTGATTATCGCAAAAGATGTTTCTGCTGATTATAGTGACAAGTCCCTACGATTTGAAATCCAGAAGGCAGTTCTCACTCAGGGAGTTAAGTATGTGTTCTACGATACTCTAAAGAACGACATCGCTTCGATTGGTGAATGGGCAGCGTTCAAGGTCACGGCCACAGAGCTTGAAGAGATTGCGAAAAACCTGAAGATCTTTATCTATGGCAGTATTCAGTTGGCTGAAAATGCTCATGAGTATCTTCCTGATGAGCTGAATTCAAACAACATTGCTGAGTCAAAAATGATTAAGCATGTTGCTTGGACGATGGTTCTATTCAAGGAAATTCCGAAAGATAAATTCGCAAAGTATCAATACATCTCTCATGACCCTGAGTGGGGCGGTGACTGTGCCCATCGGCTGAATCCAGATAAGCGGTATTACGTTGGAAACATCGATAAAAACCGTTTTGGTGAGAAAAAGAAAATCATGTTTGAAGTGAATTTGAACCAGAATGTCTGGAAAGAGGTCGGTGTCTGCACCAGAAAGTAAGGAACTACAATGGTAAATATCGCAGATTTGAAAAATTACATTCTTGAAGAACAGCAGATTGAGCCGATTCTGGAAGAGCTTGGGTGTCATCATATTAGTCACAAAGCTGGGTATTACCAGTGTGCAAATCCAGATGGCGACAATAGAACGGCACTCTGTATCTACGAGAATGAAAATCTTACTGCGGTAGATTACACACGAGACATTGTCAATGGAAAGACCAGCTATGATTTGATTTCTGTCGTTCAGTTTTTTCTGGAACTGTCTTTCCCAAAAGCCATCAAGCAAATCTGTGAATGGGTTGGGCTTGACTACTATCACAACTTTGAGGAAGACCTTCCTAAAAGTATGTTGGTTCTAAAAGAGCTCATCGCCATGCAAAATGAAGGTGAAGAACACGAGGATGACCGTCCGATAGTCCCCATCTCCGAAGCCATCCTCGGTTATTACAAACCTTATGTTAACCAGATTTTTGCTGACGATGGGATATCTTACGAGACACAGCGGGAGTTTGAGATTGGCTTTGATGAACTGACAAATAGAATCACGATTCCAATCAGAGATGAAATTGGTACTCTGGTTGGTGTAAAGGGAAGATATTTTGGTAAGCCGCCTGAAGGTGAATTAAAGTATCTATATCTTGAGCCGTGTGCCAGAAACCGTATTCTGTATGGCCTGTATAAGACAGAGCCGTATATTAAGAATAAAGGTCTGGTATATGTTGGTGAAGCTGAAAAGTCTGTCATGCAGATGTGGAACATGGATGTCTGCAACTGTGTGGCGACTGGCGGGAAGAAGGTTTCACAAAATCAAATTGAAATTTTGACACGTCTTTGCGTTGATATTTGTTTCGTCTTTGATAAAGACGTTCAGCTTAGTGAGCTTATGGTTCTCGCCAATCGATTCGTCGATGGCGTAAGTGTGTATGCTGTAGTAGATGATAAGGGGATTCTGGATGAAAAGGAAGCCCCAACTGACAATTCTGAAAAATTTAAGGTATTGATTGAGAACTGCGTTAGGAGAATTAAATGAATGTAAAACTCTGGAAGGGAAGTAGGAACGACCTATCGGACCCGATTAGAACAATTATGGAGAACAGAGGGGTTGAAGATTATAAGACCTACATGAACCTAGATGATTCTTGTCTGAATTCTCCGTGGGAACTGGACAACATGGAAGATGCTGTCAGGCTATTAAATAAGCACATCTGGAATAAGTCTATTATCTCTATCCTTGTAGACTGTGATGTGGATGGCTTCACAAGTGCTTCAATGATGTTTCAGTATTTAAAGACGATTGGTTATTTTGGAAAAATCAATGTTCTGCATCATAGTGGAAAGGAGCATGGGCTCTCTAAAGAAATTGAGGTTCCACCTGAAACTACATTGCTGATTATTCCTGATGCTGGCAGCAACGATGTTGAACAGTGTAAGGAACTCCGCGAAAATGGCATTGATATTCTGATTCTTGACCATCACATCTGCGACAGAGAGAATCCTTACGCAGTAATCGTCAACAACCAGAACGGTGTATATCCTAATAAGGAATTGTCTGGCGCTGGCGTGGTGTATAAGTTTCTTCAGGCTGTTGATGAATATAATTGGACTGATGTTGCAGACCGGTATCTTGATCTGGTGGCAGTCGGAAACATCGGTGATGTCATGGATATGCGCTCGTATGAGACAAAGCGCCTTTGCACGAAAGGTCTGGCACGAATTGTAAATCCGATGATTTGTGCTTTGGTTGAGGCGAATAGCTTCAACATCAAGGGTGACCCGACTATCAATGATGTTCAGTTCTACGTTGTTCCGATGATGAACGCACTGATTCGTGTTGGCTCATCCGAGCAAAAGAAGCGAATGTTCCGTGCGATGATCGGAGAGGAACAGACCTTCCAGTATACTCCGACTCGTGGCAAGAATGCCGGTGTCACGATTGATGAGACTCTGGCGCAACATGTAGCTCGTGAGTGTTCGTCTTGCAAGTATCAGCAAAATAAAATGAGGGACAAAGCAATCCCGGAACTTCAAGAGGCCATCAAGAGAAACGGAGCAGACAAGAGCAAGGTTCTTTTTTGTGACTCTACAGGAGTATTGGATAGCCGATTGACTGGCGTGGTGGCTATTAAGTTGGCAGAAATGTATAGTCGCCCGTGTGTGTTACTTCGAGATTTTGCTGATGAGCCTGATGTTTATGGCGGTTCAATGCGAAATCCAGATGGATCTCCGATTGAAGATTTCAAAAAGTTTTTAACAAATACCGGAGATTTTGAATCCGTTTCTGGGCATGAAAATGCAGCTGGCGTAAGAATCAAAAAAGAAAATATCTTTAAAGCTATTACAGATTGTGATGAATTGCTAAAGGATACCGTGATGGATAATGCCACAGTATTTGATTTTGTATTTGATTACGACCAGCTTGGTATTGCACTTATTAAGAAAATGCATGAAATGCAGAAGGTATGGGCACCAGGTATTCCTGAGCCACTGTTTCTTATTCAGAAGATTCCGCTTACTCATGATAGTTGCAAGCCAATGGGAAAGAACGGAAATATGTGGCGGTTCAGCGACGAAGAGAAGGGTATTGATTTTGTGTGCTTTGCAGATAATGGCCGGATGATTGGCTGGATCAATAATGACTTCTATGGTGGTCAGGAAGAGAAATATATCAATGCTGTATGTCGGTTATCTTTAAATCAGTACGGAAACAAAGTAACTCCGCAGGCGCAGATTGTTGATTTTGAGGTGATTTGATATGGGAAATTGGAAACGCGCTATTGCCATCGACTTTGATGGCACTCTCTGTGAGAATAATTATCCTGATATCGGTGAACCAAACTGGAATGTGATCTACCAGGCAATTCAAGAACAGAAGCACGGTGCTGGTCTGATTCTCTGGACTTGTCGGGAAGGAAAGCTTCTGTATGATGCAATGGAGGCTTGCTTTGATTGGGGTATTCAGTTTGATGCAATCAATGAGAGTCTTCCTGAGTGGAAAGAGCATTTTGGCACTGCTCCTAGAAAGGTTGGAGCTGATGAATATTGGGATGATAAGGCTGTAAAAGTAAAGAATGGAGAGTTGGTTGACAATGAATAAAGTGGATAGTTACGATTTGTCATTAAATTTGCTTGACAAAGCACATCAATCACTTGCACATACTATTGCAGATTTAGAACTACTTCGGGAAGGTACAGCATTTAATCAGATTTTAAATGATGGTGCTCACATTATTGAACCGGATGAGTTGACTCATATTCTTGATAAATTTGCAGAGCAGCATCCAGATTGGGAGATTTGTATCGAAACTGACCACGGATCGGTTAGTGAGAAATTCAAGATGGATCATGTTTTCTACGAAGGAATGGGAGATATGATTGTTCTTGATTTTGAATGAAAAATGGAAAAACGACGATATAGATATTACAAAATTGATTACCGTACATATAATTATACGCTCAAGAAATATCACAACTTACACAGAGAAATCTACGCTGAAAATGCAAGAGATGCAGTTAAAATGCTAAAAAGCAAAGAGTGTAATCGTGAGTTTGAGATTGTTAAAGTCTACTTTGTTGATATTTTCGGTGATAGAAACGATAGGTTTTATCCACGAACTTATGTGATTGATAAAGAAGATTTTGAGTGAGGTGAGTATATGGTTTATATTACAGGCGATATTCACGGCGACTTTAATCGTCTCTTAAAGCTAAATAAGTTTTGCATTAGACACAATCTTGGAAAGAATGATTGGATTATCTGCCTTGGCGATGCTGGTTTGAATTACTACGGCAAGGATGATTCTCGTGAATGGAGCATTAAGACCATTGCTGCGGACATCCCTGCGAATTTATTCTGCATTCATGGAAATCACGAGCGCCGCCCGTCTCGTAAGGATGGTTACAAACTAAGGAAGATTTGTGGTGATATTTGCGGAAGAGTGTGGTATGACCCGCAGTTTCCAAACCAGTATTTTGCTATTGATGGTGAGGTTTACCAGATTCTTGCTGATAGGGAAATTCTGAACTGTCTTGTTTGTGGCGGAGCTTATTCCGTAGATAAATGTTATCGGTTGGAGCGTGGGTGGAATTGGTGGTCGGATGAACAGCCGAATGAAAAGACCAAGAAAAAGATCTGGAATATTACACATGACCCTCAAATTGATGATATTGATGTTATGCTCACGCATACCTGTCCATTCCGGTTCATTCCAACTGAATTGTTTATCGGTGGTATTGATCAAAGCACAGTAGACCAGTCAACTGAAATATTCTTTGATAATATATACGAATGCTATCCTAACGATTGTAAACCATTCTGGTACTTCGGCCATTTCCATGGTAACAAGTACACCGATGACTATGTGATGCTTTTCGACGACGTTGTTAAATTTGGAGATAAGAGGAAGGAGTAAGAATGTCAAGTAGTCTACACACGCACTCAAATTACAGTCTGCTAGATGGGTTCTCTTCTCCAGAAGAAAATCTAAAAAGAGCATCTGAGCTTGGTCTGAAAGCCATTGCCATTACGGAACATGGTGAGGTAACGAGCTGGCCGTACTATTCAGAATTAAAAGACAAGTATCCGAACGTCAAACTTCTTTATGGTATCGAGGCATACGAGTGTGAAGATAGGGAAGTCAAGGATAAGAACAGCAAATATTGGCATTTAATCATTATTGCCAAGAACGAAGCTGGCCGTCAGGCAGTTAATCGTTTGTCTACGCTTGGTCATCTTCGTGGTTTTTACAGCCGTCCTCGCATTACAAAAGAGGACATCGCCAAAGAAGACACGAATAATCTGATTATTTTATCTGCTTGTTTGGTGAGTAGGTTGTCCAGAACGGATGATTATGACACTTGTGTCAAACTGGTTCAAGAGTATAAGAGCTTATTCCCCCACTATTATCTTGAGGTCCAGGCTCACGCAAACAGTGAACAGGCAAAATACAACCAGAAAATCATGCGGTTGGCAAACGATACTCATATAAAAGTAGTCGTCACAAACGATGTTCATGCAGCTACCAAAGAGGATCTTTATTATCAAGACTACTTCCTTCGTATCGCACATGATACGGAAACTGCCGCAGAGATCTATGAAGGATGTTATTTCATGTCTCGTGAAGAGCAACATGAAGTTCTTGACGGACAGATTGGATATGATGCAGCAGAATGGTGTATCAACAACACTGATGAGGTTGCTGACTTGTGTGACTATGTGGATATGCCTTGGCACGAACCTGAACTTCCTAAAATCGAGATTCCTCCACAGTATTCCAACTCAGCAGCTTACTTGAAAGACCTTGTAAAAGAGGGATGGAAGAAACGTGGCATCGATAAGTTTGATGTAGAGAAACAGAAAATCTACCGCAAGCGTGTTGATGATGAGCTGTATGTTATTGAACAGAAAGACTTCTGCGACTACTTTTTGATTCTGGTTGATTACATCAACTGGTGCAAGCAAAATGATGTCATTGTTGGCCCTGGTCGTGGTTCTGCCGCTGGTTCTCTTGTATGTTATCTGATTGGTATTACCCAACTTGATTCAATTAAGTACGAGCTTGACTTCGGACGATTCCTTACTATTGAGCGAAAAGACCTTCCTGACGTTGATGTGGATGTTAGCGACCGCGCAAAGGTTGTTGAGTATTTGACACAGAAGTACGGAGAAGATCGAGTAGTTCAGGTTATGAACATCGTGTACACTACTCCGGTCACTTCGATTCAAGACGTTGGTAAAGTTCTCGGCTTTCCGTATGCTGAAATAAGAAAAATCAGCGAGAAGTTCGTTCAAAAGACATGGAAAGATTGCCTTGAAGCCAACCCGGAAGTTGCAAAAAATCCGAAGTATCAGGAATTACTTGACATCGCAAGTCACATCAATGGTCGTCCACGAGGATATGGCATCCATGCTGGTGGTGTTATCGTCTGCCGACATCCTTACTATGAATATATCGGTATCCGGCATGGTACTGACGGAGAGCACGTTATTTCCGTTGACAAGGTGATGGACGAGAAGATTGGACTTGTTAAGTTTGATATTCTTGGTGTTGCGTCGCTGGTTGCCATTGATGAAGCGAAGCGTGAGGATAATATTCCAGACTGGGAAATTGATATCAATAATCCTGAGTTTGAAAACGACAAGGCAACTTACGATTTGATTTGTTCTGGCCGGACAGATAATCTATTCCAGATTGAATCGTCCGGCATGAAAGATCTGGTTGCGCAGCTTCAGCCGAGGTCGATTGAAGAGTTGTCTGCTCTGATTGCTCTTTATCGTCCTGATGCAATGCCGTCGATTCCTACATACGTTGATTGCAAGTACCATCCTGAACATATTCACTACTTCCATCCTGATATGGAACCAATTTTCCGCAGTACCTATGGCGTGAATATCTATCAGGAACAGAGCATGAAGCTCACGAAGGTCTTTGGTGGTAGAAACGATGCCGGTGCTGATAGAATGCGTAAGTGTTTGGCAAAGAAGAAACCTGAGAAAGTCAAGGAAGAAGTCGAACTTCTTCATGATGAGATTATTGCGAATGGATACGACAAAGAGACCGCCGAGTACATTTGCAACGAGTTGTCAACGAAGGGCGGCTATGGTTTCAACGCCAGTCATTCTCAGGCATACGCTGTTATTTGCCTTCAAACGGCATACTTAAAAGCACATCATCCGCTTGCATTCTTTAAGGCTATGCTGAACCTAAATAAAGCAAAGGTTGGTAAGGTCAACAAGATTATGGTGGATGCACGCAGCTTTGATATTCAGATTCTTCCTCCGAGTATCAATCGTTCCGGTATGGATTTCACTGTGTCAAATGGTAAAATCCTGTTTGGCTTATCTGCTATCGGTGGTATTGGCAATACGCTTGCTGAGGCTATCATTGCAGAACGAGATAGAAATGGAAAATTCAAGGGGCTTGAAGATTTTACAAGTCGTGTCCGTGCAACGAAAACACAGATAATTGCATTGGTTAAATCCGGTGCGATTCCTACAAAGAACAAACGAGTATTTTTGGAAAAGTACATTGCCAGCGGGCTGGAACAATCCGAGTTTAAGCCTGTGAACACGCTTCCTACTAAGGCGGTTTTGCTGAGTAAGTGGGGTATTGATACGGAGCATTATAAGGTTGGTAAAAAGGTTGATAAAGAAACTGTCCTACGAATCTATAACGAAAAGCGCCGTGTCGTACATGAAACTGAAAAGCTCAAGAAAAAAGAATCATATATGGCCGAGCAATCGGAGAAGTATTTGAAAGACGAACAGTTCTGGGAGTTCCAGACGCTGCAGACGTTCATCATTGATAAGAACCCGTTTGAAAAGGCATACGAGTATATTCAGGACTTTTCGGAGCTTGAAGAAGGTGATTCTTGTGTGCTTGTTGGTATTATCGCAAAGATCCAAAAGAAGAAAACAAAGACTGGTATGCAGTTTGCATTTGTAAATCTATATTCTGGCGATGGTATCATTGAGCTGACCGTATGGCCGAGGGTCTTGTCAGATTATCAGGACTTGATTGTAAAGGGAAGTCAGGTAGCTGTGCTCGGAAAAAAGGAAGATGAATCGCACGTTATTGCGAATGACTTCAAGCCTTATAGGCAATGGCTGCATGATAGAGAGATAAGGTAAGAGGATTGTAAAGTGGCAGATAAGAAATTTAATGAAAATATGATCCGTTGCTACATCAGGATAAAACGAGTCTTTTATCCGAAAGATGGGAGGGAGGTGGAGCCCGGCGGCTTCGCCACTTTCTCTGCCGAGGTGGTAAAAGTCAAGCAGGGAAATCCTATCATGAGCCGATACAGCGACCTTCGGCTAAAAGGCAACGTTCCTAGCCTCGATATGGATAAAACTTATTCGTTCTGTGGTGAGTATGTTCACCATGAAAAGTTTGGTGACCAGTACAAAATCATCTATATGAATGAGTTTCAAGAGATCGCTGATCCGGAAGAACAAAAAAGCTTTCTCCGTTTTATTTTGACTGACCATCAGTTTGAGATGCTTTACGAAGCATTCGAGAATCCGTATGAAATCATCAAGAATGGTGACATCAAGTCCCTTTGTACTGTTAGCGGTATTACGGAAGGTCGAGCACAAAAGATTGTTGACTCTTTTGAAAACAACATTGATAACAGTGAAGCGTACACGAAACTGATTGAGTACGGTTTGACTCCCAGTGCTATTGAAAAGCTTGTTCGTCAGTATCACGGTGCAGACACTCTGGTAAGAAAAATTGAGGAGAATCCTTACGTCCTGATCGATGATGCGTATGGCATCGGCTGGAAAAAAGCTGACGCTCTTGCTTTGAATATGGGTTTAAAGCACAATTCGCAATTCAGAATCGAAGCTTACGTCATGCATTTTCTTGCCGCCCGTGCCGAAGAAGGCAATTCTATCATTCCGGCAAACCAGACAATCAATAGCTGTATCAAGGAACTTGAATTGAACGAGGGAGACCAAGAGGTCATTAAGAGGGCACTTTTTCATCTGCATGATGTACGTGAAACACTTTGGTGGAGCGATGACCGTCAGGAATTTGCTTTAACTAGAGTGTGGAATCTGGAAGATAGTATTGCGAAGGAAATCAAGCGTCTGGCGGATGCTCCTGTTGAGCCGATTGGTCGAAATATGGATGCAGCAATCAATGAGGCAGAAAATGCGCTTGGTATCGAATATACAGAAGAGCAAAGAGATGCTATTAAAAAGGTATGCTCTAGCAACGTCTGTATCTTAACAGGCTACGGCGGATGCCTCGATGCAGAGATGGAGTTCTTTAATGGTGTCCAATGGAAAAAAATGAAAGATTATGTTAAGGGCGACAAAGTTCTTCAATATAATGAAAATGGGACTACAACGCTTGTTGAGCCTGAGAAATATGTAAAATTCAAATGTGAATATCTATATCACATGAAAAACAAGTCGGGTAGTATCAATCAACTATTGAGTGCAGAGCATAATGTTGTTTACTTGACCAGCAAAAACAATTTAGCTAAAATCCCAATGTGGGAGTTGTATCAAAGAAATATTAAACGAAAGTCTGGGTTTAACGGACATTTTATAACAACGTTTAATTATGATGGTCCAGGAATCGATTTGAGCGATGCGGATATTAGACTAATGTGTGCTGTTATTTGCGATGGATCGTTTTTGAAGGATCATAAATCAGCTTGGTGTAGAGTAAACGTAAAAAAAGAGCGAAAGAAACTTCGCATGAGAAGACTTCTTTCGGAAAGTGGTAGATACTTTGATGAGCATCAGTGGAATCCAAAAGACTTAGAATATTCGAACTTTGTCTTTTACGCTCCAAGAAAAGAAAAAAGATTTACTTCGTATTGGTATAGCTGTAATCATCATCAGCTAGAGGTAATTTGCGATGAGATTCTAAATTGGGACGGTCATGTGAAAGAGGGGAGACGGAAAGATTTTAGTACACTGATTAAAGAAACGGCAGATTTTATTCAGTTCGCATTTTCTTCTTGTGGTTATCGTTCTGTTGTACATGAATCAAATATTGAACGGCACGGTAGAATGGTCACAGAGTATAATGTTCATATTGTGCAACACTCGAATGGAAAGGTTTCTCTTATGACAAAAGGCAGTAAAAGCGATATTGATATTGTTCGTTCAAGCGATGGATATAAGTATTGTTTTACTGTTCCGTCTCATATGTTTCTGACAAGATATAATGGAAGAATTTGTGTCACAGGTAACACTGGCAAAAGTACCGTTGTCGCTGGTGTTCTAAAGGTTCTTCGTGGTAAGTCTTTTGCTCAGACTGCACTTTCTGGTCGCGCCGCAGCTCGTATGCAGGAGATTACTGGTCAGGACGGTAAGACTATTCACCGTCTTCTTGGATATGACATCGAGAACGGTGGGTTTGTTCACGATAAGGACAATCCTCTGGATGAGGACATTATCATTCTGGATGAGACCTCTATGGTTGGTGCTCAATTGTTTTACGATTTGATTCAGGCAATCGAAACTGGCAAGCGATTCATCATGATTGGTGATGACGGCCAGCTTGAGAGTATCGGTATGTGTAACATCTTCAAGGATATGCTTGCATCTAAGGTTGTTCCTGTGGCTCGTTTGACTAAGATCCATCGTCAGGCAGCCAAGTCTGCAATTATCACGGAGAGCATTAAGGTTCGTAACGCTACGCAGTTGGTTCCTTATGGCTGGGCTGGCAGTGAGATTCGTGGTGAACTTCGTGATTTGGAGCTTGATATCTATAAAGACGCAAGTGAGTCATTCAATCACATCATCAATCAGTACCGTACCTTATATAATAAGGTAGGGAATGATAGTTCGAAGATTCAGATTGTACTTCCACAGAAGCTGCGTGGCAGTATCTGCACCTACGAAGTCAATAATGCTATTCAGGAAATTGTGAATCCGAGTCGTGGTCAAGCAGAAGCAAAAGTCACAATCTATGGTGATGGCAAGGATAGGGTGTATACTCTGCGTGAGGGCGATCAGGTCATCATCAACAAGAACAACTATGAGCTTCACACATACAATCTCAAGACAAATAAAAAGGAAGAGAAGTGTCCGGTGTTCAATGGGAACCGTGGCATTATCCGAAAGATTGAAAGTAGTTTTATTCTGGTTAATTTTGACCAGTGGGGAACGATCTTCATCCCTCATTACTTTGGCGGAAACAATATCTGGGCAACACTTGAGCTTGCTTATGCTTTGAGTTGTCATAAACTGCAGGGCAGTGAAGCTCCGTATGTGATTGTTGGTATGGACAACTCTGCGTACTTGATGCTGACGAGAGAATGGCTCTATACGGCCATCACTCGTGCAAAGAAGTATTGTATGATTTGCGCCGAAACTCACGCTCTTGATCGGGCTGTAAAGACTTCGAGAGTTCCATATAAGCGGACGTTCTTGAAGGAATTTTTACGGAAAGAATTTTCAGAAAAGCATTGACAATTATATTTGTATCCTATATAATATAGTTATAAAAAGTCTCCATCCCGGAGGCTTAAAATTCTCTCTTTAGGTACATAACACAGGATACGAGAAAGAGAAGGCTTGCTCGTAACGACAAGCCTTTCTTTATTAGCTATAACTATATAACACAGGATACGCAAGGAGGCTTTATGACAGATAAAGAGCTCATAGGTAAGCTTGATGCGATGGTTAAGGCATTGCAGAAAGCAAAGAAAAAGACGGACAAGACCCGCATTTTGCTGGATGCACGTAAGGATTTTGGAGATGAAGCTGATGAGTTGATGGCATTCTTCCGATTCCTGCTTGACCCGGCAATTGTTACTGGCCTGTCTGATGCAAAGATCAATAAGAAGGTAGCTGCAAAGCCGGATATCGATGTTCAGTATCTCAGCTGCGGATACCTTTATATTATGGGTGCTAGTCACAATACAGGCTCTGATACATCCATCGCAACAATCCAGAATTATTTACATAAAAATCCTGAATACGAAGAGTTTCTGAAACGACTGTTCACTAAGAACCTGCCGATCGGAGTCGAGGCAGCTACCATCAATAAGGTGTACGGCGAAGAGATTGTTCCTGTCTGGGAGGTTCAGCAGGGATATCCGATTGACAAGGTTAAACTGAAGCGGAATGAAATGATTTTTGTATCGCGCAAATTAAATGGAGTGCGCGGCACCTTTATCAATGGTCAGCTCATTTCCAGACAGGCGCAAAAGTTTACTGGACTTGACCACATTATCAACGATATTAAAAATACTGGCTATTTTGGTTATGTATTTGATGGAGAGTTAATTCGTAAGAATGTCGATGGTCTGTCAGATAACAAAAATTTCGTTGTTGGGACAGGCATTATTAACAGCGATTCTACAGATAAGAGCTGCATCAAGTTCGTAATTTTCGATATGGTTCTACAGAGACAGTTTGAAAATGACGAGTGTGTTGAACGATATTCAGTTCGTAAACAGCGGCTTCTTGAACTGAAAGAGAAAATCAAGCAGCACAATCTTCAAAACATTGAAGTTGTCGAGATGGTCTACGAAGGAACCGACCATTCACAGATTACTAAATGGCTTGATTATGCTGTTGAAAATGACTGGGAAGGACTTGTCTGTAACAGAGATGTCCCTTACCGCCGGGCACGACATAATGGATGCCTGAAAGTAAAACGTTTTTATACTGTTGATCTTCGTATCATCGTGATTGAAGAAGGTCAGAACCGTCTGGCTGGTACGATGGGCGCTCTGGTTGTTGATTACAAAGGTAACGAGATTCGTGTTGGTTCCGGTTTTGATGATGCTACGAGAGCTGCTGTGTGGGCAAATCCTGATAATTACATCGGCAAGATTGTGGAGTGTAAATATAAAGAGGTCACGATGGATAAAAAGACCGGCCTTGAGTCTCTGCAATTCCCGACGTTTGTAAGATTTAGAGATGACAAGAACGAGGTGTCTTATGGCTGATGTTAGGTTGATTGACGCAAATGCTTTGCTTGACCGAAATAATTGGACAATCAAGCAATACAGTGAAAAAGAAGCCGATGCTTGGCGAGACGGTATCGCTCTCATGAAGAAAAATATTGAAAACGCTCCGACAATTGACGCGGAATCTATGCGGCCTAGAGGATATTGGATTCGGCGTAAAGATAGATACGATGGGGCATGGGGTTGCTCAATCTGTGGGAATACTGTAGGACCAGTCATAGCCCTATGTTCAAAATACTGTCTAAATTGCGGAGCAAAAATGAGGTAAATATGCCTAAAAACAAGCTAAAAGATTCCTTTTATTGGATGGGTGGAAACGATAAGAATGAAGTAAGCTACGGCTAAGGAGAAGATTATGAAAACTTATTACGCAGTAACCGAAGGTGAATATTCAAATTATCGAATTATTACTATTACTGAAGATAAAGAAAAAGCGGAAAGAATCGCTGCAGCTTACGACGGTGATGTCGAAGAGTACGAGGATTGTATTATAAATCCGATTGGCGTTTGGAAGGTTTATCACTACGAAAAAAATAGAAACTGGCTCGTAATCCATTCCCATAGAGATGTTGAAGATATTAAAGACAAAGAATGGGAGCCTGATTCGGTTCCTTACGGTAATGGAATGGTGTGGACTATTTATGTAACCGCTGAGAATAGAGAGCTTGCTCAAAAGATTGCTTATGATAAGTATGCTCAGTGGAAAGCTGAACGGGAGGGGCGGGCATGAATCTTTCCAAGAAGTCTATTAAACACATTCTTCGGATTCTGGATAACAAATGTGTTGAGAATCCATCCAAAACCACAACAATTAGCTTCGGCGGCAATCGAATTCCAACTCGTGAATTCACGCCTAAGAATAAAGAAGCGTATGGATGGTGGACTATTGTTTACGTTCCATCCGAAGGTTACTTTTGGGGAATCAAGAATGAAATGTCTGAGGAGTTTGGGATGGATTTGGATAGTCCAGATATCAATTCTCCTGCACAGCTTGCCGATTTGTGAGGTGTAAAATGCTACTTTTAACGCAAGGCGGAGAAATTATAAATCTTGACCGTATGGCAATCATTGATACCGCAAGCCTTAATGTTTATGCAAGGCAGGGCATGGGTGAGCGTGGAATTATCCTTGGTAGTTATAACTCTGAGAGTAGATGCTACGACGTTGTCGCACGTATTTTTGATTGCTATCGGAAAAATGAGAAAGCATACATTATGCCAAAATAAATGATTTAAAAAAAACTAACCACCCCAAAGAAAGCAGAATAGGAAGATGCTATATGAAAAATATGTCAAAGAAAACTCGCAAAAAGGTTATGCGAATTATCAAAGCAAATTGCCATTCGAATGATGGGTGTTGGTGGGAACCATATAAAAGTAGTCGAATGTTCGCAATCTGGAAACATATTATAACGGAAGATCGTTTTGGCTTTGGCGAATTTGCAGCAGTATATGAGGATTTGGATGATAAATTTTCTCTATACTTTTATGTTAACATCGTGTCTCCTGCACAGTTAACAAATCCACGTCTTCCAATCAATGTCAATAAACAGATTGTGAAGAAATTGGAAGAAGGTGGTTTTATCTGACAGATTTCCAAAAACTAGCCGTCCCAAAGAAAGAACGACTTGAAGTTCAACTTACGGATGGCACAGATGAACACAATATATTGTACATAATTGCATCTCTAGCCACTATTAAAGGCGCTGAGATTTTTAAAAATTTTCGTTTGTATTCTGTAGGCTCCGCCGGGGAGCTCAACTTATTAGAGAAGCAAGACGGCGATCCCTACTTTGATAAGCTGAAAGGAACAGAATATGAGTAATTCGATGAATCGAGAAGACCGGCGCAGAGAACAGCGTAAGGCACGAATCCTTGCCCGGCGAATCAAGAAGGCTGGTGGCCCCGACTTTCTGGCTGGAATGCCAGTTGAAGAGTGGGAGCCAAAGATTGGTGATGAGGTCACCATTAAGGTAAAGAGGATTCAAGGCAAGAAAGATTTCTTCAAGATGAGTCCGCAGTATCAGGACTTTATCAATAGCCTTGAAGACGGAAAGCCTTACAAAATCACCAGTACCGGCATGAAGGGTCAGGTTTACGGCATTGACGCACATCCTTATTTCCAGATTTGGAAGGGCGATATGGAACCCTATAAGGAGTCCTAATGAGGATGTACTTCAGGACGGATTATAAAGAGTGGGGTCCGGCAGAAGCCACTTTGCAGAAAGGACACTGGTATAAGGTTCTTTGTGATGCTGGCGACTTCTACATAATTGACAACAGACCAGAAAGTAACAAGTGTGGTCTGCGACTAGGAGAAATATCGTTTGTTGACAAAGAAGATCTCGAAGATGACGTATATGTCGTGACTGGCAAGAGTGAAAAACTTTAGGAAGGAGGTGGGGCGATATGATTGGTATTGACCATCGTGAGCAGGGTCGTAAGGAACGAGCCCTTGCAGAATATTACAGAACATTGGCTCGATATCCGACTGAATGTGGAGAGCCAATTACATATCAGTTGTCAGAAGAGCAACTTAAATTGGTTCTCTGCGGAGAGGTTACTGTAGATGAGTTGATTGAAAGAGGTGAGGTAAGTGGCGGTTGACCAATACGGGAATTCATTTGGTGTTGGAGATTATGTGTTGATTACAGAGGTTCCATCTGGCCTCCCTTATTTTGCAATGATTTCGGCTGTAAGGGTCGAAAAAATCGAAAAGGATAATCATCAAAAAGATATAGTTTATTTCGAACGATGGTATCCGATTGAACAACGTGGCGAACTTATTTACCGGGAAGCAGATGATTGTGTTGTGACAACTGAACATAATTATCTTGTTTCACTAAAACGTAGAGATGAATGGGATAAAAAGGTGAGATAAATGAGAGACAGGATTAAGATGTGGATTGCTTTCATTAAGATTTTTAAGGATTATCTTATTGCGGTCGGAATCATGATTGCGTTGTGGCTGTTGTCTTGCCTTATCAAGTATGGGATTTCAGTATCCAATTTTCCAGATTGGTTTAAGTTTGCACTTCTAAAGTAAAGGAGGATTAAATGGTAGTTAAACTGATTACACATACTCCTGATCCTGAAAAGGTGGTAGCCGCAGCCGCAAAACTGTGTTACTCCAATTCGAGTATTCAGAATTTGATGGATGGATTGACCGATGAGAAGGTTGATGAGTTTCTAAATCGACTTTCTAGCCTTGGTCACGCTAGTCCTACGGAGCATGTGACTTTTACTTTTGGAATCGAAGGTGTGAGCCGGTCTTTACTTGCCCAGATTACCCGGCATCGCATTGCATCATTCAGTGTACAGAGTCAGCGCTATGTGCGAATGAATAATGCGGAAATCATCATTCCTGATGTTATTGACGATGATAGCGAAGCAAGAGAGGCATTTAAACAGGCAATTCAGACCGCTGAATATTCTTATAAGCACCTGTGTCAGATTCTTGAGGACAAAATTACTGAAGAACTGATGGTTGCTGATTCTCGTTTGACTGAGAAAAAGGCACGCGTAAAAGCATCCAAGATTGCAAATGAGAACGCACGTTCTGTTCTGCCAAATGCTTGTTCCACGAAGATGATTGTTACAATGAACGCTCGTTCGTTGAACAATTTCTTTAATCTGCGTTGCTGTGAACGTGCGCAGCCTGAAATAAAGGATCTTGCAACCGAGATGCTAAAGCTGGTTTATCCGATTGCTCCTCATCTGTTCAAGTGTGCTGGTCCCAACTGCTGTGGCAATGGTTGTACCGAAGGAATGATGTCTTGTGGTAAGTTCCACGAGATTCGTGATAAATACGACAAACTGAAACAGGAGGCATTAAATGGAAACACTTGACGAAATTAAGAAGAACGTAGACCATCCAGTCCATTACGGCGGTGCAGACAATCCCTACGAAGCCATTAAAGTGCTGCGAGAGTGGCAGTTGGACAAAGATGCTTATCTTTGGAATGTTGGTAAGTATTTGAGCCGGGCAGGACACAAAGATGGCAATTCTCAGCTTCAAGATTTAACGAAGGCACGTTGGTATTTAGACTATAAAATCCGGCTTTTAGAGGAACAGCAGAAGGTTGCTGAAAGTGTCGTAGATACGCTCAAGAAAGTCCCTAACGAGGTAACTGATAAGCTGACTACGATGTCGGATTACATTCCTCGTCATGCAAAGCCCGACTATACGGATGATTTGGTTTTCTGTCCAGAAATCCATGCTCCAAACATCGAAACTGCCGTGGTCCCTGATTGTGCCGATGAGGTCAAGTTTTAAGAGGTTTACATAAATGAGAATGAGATACAACTGGGAAGAACCATTTGCAGCATTTGCCCTGTTTGTTACAATGTTGATTTTTGGCTTTGCCAAATTTGTTTTAAGATAATCAAGGAGAAAAATACATGAATATGATGTTTATTGCAATTCCTGTCGTTGTTGTCTTTCTGATCGCCTTTGCATTTACTTGCTATAAGAAGGCTCCTCCTACTCAGGCAATCGTCGTAACAGGTTTTGGTCTGTCTAAGCCGAAAGTTATCTGTGGTCGTGGCGTGTTCGTCCTTCCGGTTATTCAGCGAGCTGACCGTCTGAATATGCGATTGCTCAAGATTGATGTCAAGACTCCTGAAACCGGTGTAAAGACTAAAGAGGGTGTTTCTCTGTGGCTGGACTCTGTTGTTACTGTTCAGGTTTACTCTGAGAACTCTACTGTAACTGATGATGAGATTAAGAGTGCCGGTTGTGAGGATGCAAAGACTTACATTAGTGCTCGTCAGCAGGCTGCTATTTCCAACTTCCTTGGCATGAGTGAAGATGGCATTAACGAGAAGATCAACGATGTCCTTCAGGGCAATCTGCGAGAGATTGTTTCTGAGATGACTGTCAACGATATCCTGACCAATCGTAAACAGATGGCAATTTCCGTTGTTGAGAATGCTCGTCCTGATTTAGCAAAGATGGGTCTGGAAGTTGTTACTTTCAATGTTCAGGATATTAAGGATGCTATTGATGCTCAGGGTCATAATCATGGTGTCATTGAGGCAATTGGTGTTCAGCAGGAAGAGCTGGTAAAGAAACAGGCAGAGATTGCTAAGGCCGAAGCCGCTCGTGATATTGCTCGTGCTAAGGCGGATACTGCTCGTGAATCAAATGAAAAGGAAATTGAATCCAAGACCGCTATTGCACAGCGCAACAATGAGTATCTTCTGACTCAGGCCGCTCTGAAGGCGGAGGCTGATAAGGCAAATGCTGATGCAGAAGCTGCTGGTGAGATTCAAATGAATCTGCGTGATAAGGAAATTAAGGAAGCTGAAGCTGACGCAGCTATTGCAAAGCAGAAGAAGATGGTTGAGTTGGCCGCTCAGGAAGCAGAAGTTCGTCAGCAAAAGCTGGATGCGGAGATTCGCAAGCAGGCAGACGCCGACCTGTATAAGCGTCAGAAGGAAGCTGAAGCAAAGAAGTACGAAGCAGAGCGTTCTGCAGAATCCGCAAAGTTCGCTAAGGAACAGGAGGCAGAAGGCATCCGTATGGTTGGCATGGCGGAAGCTGAGGCCATCAAGCAGAAGGGTCTTGCTGAAGCAGAAGCTATGCTGAAGAAGGCTGAAGCTTACAAGCAGTACAATGGTGCGGCTATGGGTGAAATGATCATTAAGATTCTTCCTAGCATTGCAGCTGAGGTTGCAAAGCCGCTGGCGTCCATTGACAAGGTTTCCATCATTGGCAGTAACGCAAATGGTGTTTCTGAGATTTCCGGCAATGTCCCAGCAGTCATGGCTCAGACTTTTGAGGCCGTTCGTGAAGCAACTGGCATTGATATGAAGGAAATTGTCCGTGCCAACAGTTACGATGCAAAGGTCACTAAGAATGTGAACCTTGTAAGCGATTCGACGATTGTTTCTGAAAAGAACGATGCGCAGGATGCTGAGTAAGAGGTGATTACATGGAATATGTGATTAAACGCGATGGAACGGAAGTCCCTTTTGATAAAAGTAAGATTGTGAATGCAGTCGAGAAGGCGATGACCTGTACACCGGGTGGTATCGACGCTCGTGTGTCGAATGCGATTGCTGACTATATCGCAGACATGCCGGGCATTCTTTCTGTTGAGCAGATTCAGGATATCGTAGTGGACAGTCTAGCAAATAGCCCGTTTATTGACGTTGCAAATGCATATAGTCAGTGGCGGCAGTATCGTCAGGAAATTCGAGATAAAGAGAAAACCAACGCAAGTATTCTTGAAATTCTTGATGCCCAGAACGACGCAATCAATCAGGAAAACAGTAATAAGAACGCAACCATCAATAGCACGCAACGTGATTACATGGCCGGAGAGGTATCTAAGGAACTAACTGACAGACTTCTACTTCCAAAGGATATCCGAGATGCACACAAAAGTGGTTTAATTCATGTGCATGATAAAGATTATTTTGTGATGCACTGCCATAATTGCGATCTGGTCAATCTTGAAGATATGCTCCAGAACGGCACCGTCATCTCCGGCACCTATATTGAAAAACCTCACAGCTTTTCCACCGCCTGCAACATTGCCACCCAGATCATTGCACAGGTAGCTTCGATGCAATTTGGAGGTCAGAGTATTACACTTTCACATCTGGCTCCATTCGTAGATGTTTCCCGCAAGAAGATCACAAGTGAAGTACACCAAGAATTTTACGAGATGGTTCAGAATAATGAAATCGATAAGATGCCGGAGTCTGAAACTATCAATCGAATTGTAGAAGAGCGTTTACATAAAGAAATTGCTCGTGGCGTGCAGACCATCCAGTATCAGGTCGTCACTTTGATGACGACAAACGGTCAGGCCCCTTTTATCACCGTGTTTATGTACCTCGATGAAGTTCCAGAAGGTCAGACTCGTGATGATTTGGCTCTAATTGTTGAAGAAGTGTTAAAACAGCGCATTCAGGGTGTAAAGAATGAAGTTGGTGTATGGGTCACTCCGGCCTTCCCAAAGCTCATTTATGCTCTTGATGAGGATAACATTCATTCTGATTCTAAGTATTATTACCTGACTGAGCTGGCAGCTAAGTGTACTGCCAAGCGAATGGTTCCTGATTATATTTCCGCAAAGGTTATGAAGGAGCTTAAAGGCGGTGTGTGGCCTAGCATGGGCTGTAGATCCTTCCTTACTCCTGACCGCACCACTGAGAACGTAGCTAATGCCAAGAATTGGGTTAAGTGGCATAAGTATTATGGCCGCTTCAATCAGGGCGTCGTGACCATCAATCTGGTGGACGTGGCTTGCAGTTCAGAAGGGGACAAGGATAAATTCTGGAAAATCTTCGATGAACGACTCGAATTGTGTCATCGAGCTCTACAGATTCGTCACAAGCGTCTACTCGGCACTCCTTCTGATATGGCCCCTATCCTGTGGCAGTACGGTGCATTAGCTCGTCTAAAGAAGGGCGAGAAGATCGACAAGTTGCTCTTCGGCGGCTACTCTACCATCAGCCTGGGTTATGCCGGTCTGTATGAGTGTGTGAAGTATATGACCGGCAAGAGCCACACCGATCCTGATGCTAAACCTTTTGCTCTCGAAATTATGCGGCACATGAATGATAAGTGTAACGAGTGGAAGGCCGCTGAAAACATCGATTACTCTCTGTATGGTACTCCTTTGGAGTCCACTACATATGAATTTGCACGTTGCTTGCAGAAGCGGTTTGGTATGATTCCAGATATTACTGACCATGACTACGTAACAAATTCTTATCATGTCGTTGTCCGTGAACATATCGATGCTTTCACTAAGCTAAAGTTTGAGAGCGAGTTCCAGAAGCTTTCTCCAGGAGGGGCGATTAGCTATATCGAGGTGCCAAATCTGCAGCAGAACATTCCTGCGGTGCTTAGTGTTATGCAGTTCATTTACGACAACATCATGTATGCGGAGCTGAACACCAAGTCCGACTACTGCCAGTGCTGCGGCTACGACGGCGAAATTAAAATTGTAGAAGATGAGAAAAACCACAAGCTTGTATGGGAGTGCCCGAATTGTGGTAATCGTGACCAGAACAAAATGAATGTCGTAAGACGTACTTGTGGTTACCTGGGAACCAATTTTTGGAATCAGGGGCGCACTCAGGAAATTCGAGATCGAGTGGTTCATTTGAGCGACAATTAAATAATGTATAAGCGGTGGGTTGGTGGGGTTACATAAAATGAAAATTCTAAAAAAGGAAAAAGAAACAGTTGAATTTGAAAGTATCGAGCAAGGCAAGCCATTTTATTACGGAAGCAATAAGACATTATGCATGAAAGTTTCTACTATAACAGAAAATAACTGCCATGCAAATGCAGTAAAACTTGCAAATGGGGTACTAATCCGCCTGTACGACTCTGAGATGGTTGTTCCAGCTTGTGTCCATATCGAGGACGATTGACCGGAGGTGATTAGCATAGAAGTGTGGAAGAATTTCTTTAAGGCACTTGGTTCTTTTCTCAGAATTGTTCTGATTCTGGTGGCTACATATTTTACTTCGTGGATTGCCACGATTGGTATTATCTGGCTGATTTTTAAGCTGTTGAACATCACTTTTACAGTTAAGGTTGCAACAGGTATTTGGTTGGCTCTTATTTTGCTTGAGTGCTTCATTAAGGGCAGTCGAAGCAAGTAAACTAACTAGCAGGGTGGGTGTGGTGGCATGAAAGGAGCTATATGGATTATTGGTCTGTTGAAATAATGTACTACGATGATGGACATCAGGCATTCAACACATATATGGTCAAGGCACAGGATCAGAATGATGCTATAAATAAGGCATATTATCGTTTTGAAAAATCTCATCCCGATATGAGCTGCATGGTTCAGAATGTAGAGAAGGCAGGTGGCTAAGATGGACTTTAAATGTAAGTGTGGCAGGGGATCTTTCTTTATCCAGAGTAAAGGTAGCCAGATTGGTCTGTATTGCTCTACTTGTGGCAAGTGGCAGAAATGGCTCACTAAGAATGAAGTGAGACAGTTTGAGTACGAGACGAATACATTGGATTCAAAAGAAAACAATTCTGAGGATGACTTTTACGAAAAATTTGCTTTAACTCCATGGGGTTGTCTACATTACTTCGGATCGACGACAACTACTTCACCCTAAATACGGCTGAAATAGTCATCGTGCTTTTATAAAAGTGCCGTTTTGTGAGGTAAATATATGAAGAAATGGACAAAAAAGCAGCTTGAGGCTGAAGGATACGAAATTTGGAATGCAGAAATTAAGAATGTGTCTCTTAGTATGGAAGATCACGCTTGCCTTGTTTCTTATCTGAGTCTTGATGGTCATGGCCCTTGTTGTTGCTATGGTGGCTACGTCCTTGGTAAAGGATATGTAGGAGCAAAAGACTTTAAAGGTTATGCTTCCGGCATTGAGGCCATCATGCGGATTATGGATACGGTTGGCTGTAGTACGTATGAGGGCATGAAAGGGAAATACGTCCGTGTTGCAACTAAAGGTTGGGGCAGTACAGTAAAGATTATCGGCAATATTCTTGAGGATAAGTGGTTTGATTATGAATCTTTTTTTGATGATAAAGAGAAAGAGGAGGCTGGCTAATATGGATGCGGATGAGTTCATTATTAACGTAATTGCAAAGAAAAACAACGGAACAATTGAACTCTCTGTTCCTGATGATGTATTCAATCAAGCTGAACGTATTCTTTTGAAAAACGAACAAGGCGTATTTTGCAAGACTTTCCAAGCGGAATCCTTTGGCAGTGATTCGTGGATTAGCATAAAAGAAGATTTGCCCAAAACTAATCCAAAGACTTGTGAAAGCGAGCCTGTTCTTGTTTATGACCCAGAAATGGGGAAGGCGGTAGTATTTTATCACGAGAATGGGCACTGGTATGATATTGTTGACCGTAATTGGTGTCGTGTAGAGCCAACTCGTTGGATGTTTTTGCCCGATGATCCACAGGAGTAATTGACATGGAAAAGAAATACGTAAAAATTTTTAAATGCCGTGGATGTGATCGCTACATCACTTTTTATGATGTTGATTTATCTGCTGTTGAGGAATGGACTCTTTCCGAAATGTTTAGAGATGGGCGTAAACCCGCTGAAGTATCTGGTGGATCTAGGCTTTCTGGACAAAATAAATTCTTGCTCCACAGATGTGATCCAGAAAAGCTTTGTGTTTGTGATTTTATTGGATGGAAAGAAATCGAGGCTGAACATGATTAACAATCCTTTTGTAGAGGAAGGCATTATCGCTTGCCAGTATTGTGGCAGCGGCGAGTATCTTTGTAATGAAGATGGGAATCGAAATAGTTATTGCGGTCAGTGTGGCACTCGAATTGACTGGCCGGAAACTAAGTTGGATGACTGGAATGTCCCGACGATAAATCTTCCGAAGCCTTGTAGCACTGTCATAGCAAAATACGGAGAACGAGAAACTAGAGTGTGGTATTCAATGAAAGGAAATTGGATGCCAGACAAGGGGCTTACTTATTTAAAAGTGCCTGATGTATGGCGGTATTTAAAGGAGAATGAACGTGAAGAAAGTGATCCTTGAACTTCTGGTTGATGAAAACGGAGACGAAGATATCAACTCAATTAAAGGCGACATCTATGACAAACTTGAGCATTGTTATCATAATATAAAGTTGATTTCATATAAGGAAGAGAATATTGATACACGATGGTTCTGTGCAAAAAATAACACTCCTCCTGTGCCAGAAGGTGGAATGTGCTCAGAAGATGTTATTATAAAATACAAGAACGGTACAGAATGTAAAGCCTGCATTACTTTTAATGGTGTATGGTATAACGAAGATTTATATGAAGTAGCCGATAAGGTAGTGTATTGGCGATACATGACGGAGGAAGAGAAGGATGGGGCTTAAAGAACATGAGAAGATTCTCTTTACTATGTGTTGGACGTTCCGAAAAGTTATGTGGCCTCGCCATGTCTATATTTACCTTCGTAAGATTATCCCATACAAGCAGTTTGTTTATTATCTTAAAAAGTGGGAAGAGCTTGGTTTTTACGACTATGGAGTAAATCAAGAACTTGGCTGGTTCTATCCAGAAAACTTTCCAGATAGATACAAGGAAATAATTGAAGGTGTAGAGGATTTTAAAGAACACGAAGCCGGATACGTTTTCTAAAATCCCGCTTTTATTAGAAAGGAAAAGTATGTTTAAGACTTTCAAAAATACTGCCGTATGTGTACTTCTAGCAGCGATTATACTGACTGGATGCAGTACAAGTGTGAAAGACTCAGTAGGGAATGTAGCTGTAGAGAATGGTTGGTTCTATCGTATCAATGATACCCCTATGGTATACGACAAGGATACACATATTATGTATTACTTATTCTCTAAATGTACAACCAATCGAGGCTATGGTTATATGTCTCCTTATTATAATGAGCACGGTCAGATGTGCTACTACATTGATGGTCAGATTATTCCTGTCGAGGAGGTGTTAATCGATGTTGACTGATTTTACGATTGCTGTCTTAGCAACTCTAATTATGATGGGCTGTTGCATCCGATGTGAGCAACTTATCGTTGAAGTGTCCAAGGCAAGTTTTGATGACGAAAGAACACAGAAGTTCTTTTGTGGAGTTGTGAACGTTGCTATTGTCGTGTTTGCAGCACTACAGACGTTTAAGCATTGAGGTGGTTTAAGATGGCGAAATACATTCCTGAAAATGCTCGATGGGCGGACATCACTCCTTTGCTAGATGAGATTGACAGTGGCTTAAAACATATGCGCTTTTATGACGAACGAGATGACTATTCCGATTTCCTAGCAGAAGAACGCGAAGACCTATTAGGGCTTCCGAAAGCAGAATCTAATACAGTTCGTGCTATTGCACACTGGGATCACTGGCCGTGCGATGACGAAGAAGACTCTGTATATCATTGTTCTAATTGCAACGAACAGTTTTACGAAGATTTTTTCTATCCGCGCGAGACACCTTGTATCGGCTCTGAGAAATACAAGCCTTTTAAGTATTGTCCCTATTGTGGGGCAAAAATGGAGGGCATTAAATGAACTACGCTAAAATTGTTCCCTGTGATATAGCAAATGGCGAAGGGGTGCGCGTCACACTTTTCGTGCAGGGTTGTGATCATCATTGTCCCGGCTGTCAGAATCCTACTACATGGGACCCGAATGGTGGTCAGCCATTCACAGATGAAACGCTTGATAAAATTGTAGATTTACTTCGACCTGATTATATTCAGGGGCTTACGCTTACTGGTGGAGATCCACTCTTGCCGGAGAATAGAGAAGTTGTTAAGAAAATCGTCCATCGTGTGTGGACTGAATTTCTAAGCAAAAAAGACGTCTGGCTCTGGACTGGATACAAGTGGGAAGACTTATGGAACCAAGATGGACTTGTGGCTGACATTCTTGCGGATATCAACGTCCTTGTAGATGGTCCTTTTATTGAAGCAGAAAAAGATATCTCACTTCCATATATGGGAAGTAAGAACCAACGAGTAATTGATATTAAATGGAGTCTTGGATATAAAGAGCCAACCCTTTGGTAGACTCCAGAAGAGAAAGGAAAATAATATGGATTTAGGAAACGCAACTACTAATCTTGGCTATGGCATGAGTCGGATGCCGTATCGCCCCAACATTAAGATCAATAAACTGCACGAAGATGCTCGTCTGCCGACTTATGGTTCTAAAAATGCTGCTTGTGCAGACCTGTATGCTTACATTAGTTTTGATGATGCAACGATGGTAAACAAGAATGGCGACCGCTGCATTATGATTCAGCCGGGTGAGACAGTTAAGGTACATACTGGTCTGCGAATGGCTCTGCCGGAAGGTTGGTACGTCGCTATCTACGCTCGTAGCGGTATGGCAACCAAGCAGGGACTTGCTCCTGCGAATAAAACTGGTATTTGCGATCAGGATTATCGTGGCGAGTACATCGTTGCTTTACATAATCATTCCGACATCCCTCAAATGATTACTCATGGTGACCGTATTGCTCAGATGGCAGTTGTTCCGTTTTGGCAGGCTGATTTTGAAGAAGTTTCCGAATTGGACGAAACTGAGCGTGGAGCCGGTGGTTTTGGAAGTACCGGAAAACAGTAAGAGAATAAAGCTGATGTTTTAAAGAGGGTTAAAGCTAAGGACAGCATCAAGTAAGGAGAATATATAATGAAGTATTATATTATCGAATCTCATTACGAGAAAGAAGCTCCATTTGGAATTGCATGGCAAGTAAAGCTGTTTGACGAGCACACGCTTTTGGAAGAATACGACCACATCTTCTATAACGAGATTGCCGGTTACTGTAAATGTCTTGAGGACATTGGGTTTATTGAAAATGTCGAAGTGAAAGTTGATATTAAAAGCGAATTGAAGAAATTGCAGGAATTCCAGAAGAGCATCGGTGAAATTATCGCATCGGCTGCAACGCTGGAGAATCCTGCAAAAAGTGTAGAAACACCTTCGATTAGAACGAAATATTCATTCTGGTAAAAGGTAAATTTTATGGGTGGGTGGGAGGAATAAGAGGATGTGAATGAATGGAACTTTATAATGATGATTGTTTGAAAATTATGCCACAAATCACAGATAAATCTATCGATATGATTCTTTGTGACTTGCCATATGGTGTCACTCACAATAAATGGGATTCTGTGATTCCTTTCGACAAGCTGTGGGATCAATACAACCGAATTATTAAAGATAACGGTGCGATTTGCCTATTTGCCGATGGAATGTTTATGGCAGATCTTATGGAAAGTAACCGCAAAATGTGGCGATATAATCTCGTGTGGAACAAAGTTCTTTCATCTGGATTTTTGAATGCAAAACGAATGCCACTCCGCAGTACAGAAGAAATTGTTGTTTTTTATAAAAGGCTTCCTACATATAATCCACAATTCACAGAAGGTGAACCGCTACACGGAATGGGCACAAAATATAAAGATGGAAATCGTAAAAACAACAACTACGGCAACTTTAATTCTACAAATCAGGCATCTGCGGAAAGAGTAGGAGACACAAAGAAGTATCCAAAATCTTTGGTGACTTTTCCAAGAGCGCATAGTTCTGTTATGCTTCATCCAACCGAAAAGCCAGTGGCTTTAATGGAGTGGCTTATCAGTACATATACGAATAAAGGTGAAACCGTTCTTGATAATTGTATGGGAGTTGGTGGAAGTGGCGTCGCCGCTAGAAAGCTTGAACGAAATTATATTGGAATAGAGCTTAATCAGAAATATTTTGAAATTGCTAAAGAAAGAATCGAGGTCGCATGAAAGCACATATTCGAGAAGAAAAGAAAACAGCTCCATTAAAACTTGGTGAGGGAGCTCTATTTCAAAATAAAGACAGCAAACTGTATAAGATTTGCGACACGGCAGAATATGATGAGACATATACCGACGATGAAGTTATCAAGGTTACTTTATCTGAAGGAAATAAGATTCAAGAAAAAAATCTCAAAGATATTTTTAATAGGTCGTTTGTGTTTGCGGCGAATAATATTTGAGGAATAAAATATGGTTTACGACATTAAAACAGTCCCAGAAGATACTCCTCTATGGTGTACTGGATTTAGATTTGACGATACAAAGGCTGGCATCAAATGTGAGCCTGTCTTTGGTACTTTTGAAGAAAGAAGTTACTATTCTAAGTTCCATACCTTGAGTAACAAAACGAGATCAAAGACTTTTAGCGTTGGGGCAAATCCTGATTGTTATCGTTTCGCAGACACTTATGAAGAAGCGGCAACTGAATATAATGGTATGATTTTCGCTGCCAAATACGAGCTTATGAAAAAACAAAAACATCTAGAGCAGTGCTTGCTGGCTGATAAGAATGGGTCAGTATATAATCGTGTGAGTATGCAGTAAAATGTATGATTTATGGAGGGCAGACAATGAAAGAAAACAAAAATGAAATCATCGAAAAGTATCGCTACGGTGAACATCCAAACTGTGGTACGTGCATCGCAAAAGAAGGTTGCAAAATGCATCCAAATAGTTATGGCTGTGCATTAACAAAAGATGGAGAATGGATTGGATTTATAAAATAAAACTAGATTTTATGAGGTGGTAAGAGTTTGACTAAGCAAATAGGCTATTATAAATCCGACTGGTACATTATGGGCATTGATGGAAAATATAACAATGCCTGTATCTCGCATACAGAATCGCAGCTTCGATATACAGTTCCAAGGTCGCCAGAATGGACCATCAATGGATTGGGTTTTGCTTACCTTAGAGAACATGGATTTGAAGATTATCCTGAACTCTATGGTATTGTATTCTATGATATGGAGTGGTGGCGACGAAAACGCTATCCGGGTGACTTTTATGTAGAGATACCAATTTGCGATTCGTGTGCGGATACCTTTCATTTAAAATGGCGTTGTAAGGAATTTCGTGTACATCAGTGGTCTAACTTGAGAAAAGAAACAAAGTGGGTGAAAGGCAGAAGTAATTACACTATTTGTGAGCTCGCCCATAAGTTGCCACACGAAGAATTTATTGAGTATTTGAAAGACAACGGCATCTATATTGTAAACGAAAGTGGTGTTGAACTTGGATGGTAAAATTTGTTTTGTGAACTACCGACCATACCTTACAATAGTAGATTACGGAGATTGGACTCCAAGATGGAAAATCGCATATTGGATTGATATAGATGGATTTAAGCCTGGATTTAGAATCTCAAGGAACTTCATTCATCCATATCTAAATAACGTCACGCGCCCATGTTTAAACGTAGTAGCCTATGTCGATATGTATAATCCATTCGTTAAAACACTTTTGTTAAGTTGTATGACAACAAATAAGTCAAACCTAATTCCGGGTGATTTATATCTTGTGTGGAGATGTCCCGGTAATTTTTCATGGCCGGACTGCGAGCCACATTTTACATTAAGAAAGTTCAATCAGAAATATTTATTCAAAGATGGCGACGTGAAATGCTGGGTGAACATGAAAAATATCGATTGGAGCAAACAATGGCTTCTTCATCTTATTTGAGGTAATAAATGAGTAAAAATAATAGCGGTAATACGTTAAATAAAAGCGGCGAATTTACGGTAGAATTAGGGTTTTATAAAGACCAAACAGAATATTATAAAAGATCAATCGAAGATCTACTGCACCATTATACTGATAGCTGTGGCATGTGTACGGTTAATTTAGATTGCAGTGAATGCGTTGTTGATGGTTTTATCAATCAGCTACGAAATATTCTGTATAGTAGTAGTGAGTATAAAGGAGAAAACATATGAAGCTGCTTTTACAGTCTAATGGAGGATTTTCTGGATTCTATAGTAGATTTATTTTGATTGATACAGACCTACACAAAATGGTAAAAACGGATAGCCTCATGAAAGATGGTCTAACTGGAATAAAATATATTTGGGACTATATCGATAATGAGAAGATTCCAGATATTGATGATTTTGGTAAATCTCTTTGTCAGGATTTCAATTATGATATTTCATTGCTTGAATGTCTTTTACCGACCGCCAAAGTTGTCACTAATGAGTCCTTCACAATAGACGACATCAATTATGATGTTTATCTATCATCTGAAAACGTTCCGTACAGAAAGTTCAGATTGAATTCTTCGTCATATCTTGAAAATAACGCTCTCAGCGCAAAGCTTAGGAAACTATTTCAGACATTCTTATAAAGGAGACTCACAATGATTATTGACTGCAAATCTATCGCACAGGATATCAAAAATAAAATCAAGAATGTCATCGCAGAAGATGACTATGCTCCTATTTTACATATTTATCAAGTAGGGGACAACCCTGCATCCAATGCTTATATTCGCGGCAAGCTGCGTGACTGTGAAGAGGTTGGAATCGGAGTGGAGCTTGTCAAACTGCCAGAAAATATTACCGAAGATGAATTGAACAACAAGATCTTAGAAGATTATAATTGGGAATATGTGGACGGTATCATTGTTCAGCTTCCGTTGCCAAAACATATCGACCCTAAAAATATTTGTATTCCAGATGAACTTGACGTTGATGGCTTTAATTCTACATCTAAATTTCAGCCCTGCACTCCGCTGGGCGTTATGAAGATTTTTGACTCCATCGGTTACGATCTGGATGGCAAGAATGTACTCGTATGCGGTCAATCTGATATTGTTGGTCGTCCGCTGGTTGATATGCTGATTAAACGGCACTGTAATGTGATCTCTGTGAATAGCACGGGTTCCCGCATGAAGGCCACTACTCTTGGATTTGAAATGGTCGATGTGGTCATCTCTGCTGTGGGCAAGCGCAACTTTATCACACCGTTTAGTCTTGATCGGGTTGAAGTCTGCATCGATGTTGGCATCAACTATGACGAGAACGGAAAGCAACACGGAGACTGCGCCGATGATATTTATGAGATGGAAGATATCAAAGTTACACCTCGTATCGGCGGAGTTGGCCTTATGACACGTGCCATGCTCTTATATAATGTGTGTGTGGCGAGGTATGGGGAAGAGAAGATGGAAGAGGTGATTGAATGAAGGAAGTCCCAATTTGGGAAAAGACGACTCTGACGTTAGATGAAGCGGCTGCTTACACGGGGATTGGGGTCTGCCGACTAAGAGCGATTACTGATGATGAAAACTGTCCATTGGTACTTTGGGTGGGGAATAAACGTCTTATCAAACGTAAGGCTCTCGAAAAATATATAGATCAAACGTATTCTGTTTGAAATATAGGCTCTGATGTGGTATACTCATGGTGTCACACCAGAGCTTCTTATATAACGTAAGGAGTTCTGCATCATGATAAGACGTAAAGATAATAATGGCAAAGTTTTAAAAGACGGCGAGAGCCAGAGAAAGGATGGGAGATACCAATATAGATGGACAAACAAACTTGGAAAACGCTCAATAATATACGCCACTTCACTTAAAGAATTGAGAGAAAAAGAAGCTGAAATCCAAGAAAAACTTAATTTGGGTATAACATCTGCTTCAAAAATCACAGTGTACCAATTAGCAAAAAGACATCTCGAAGAAACAAAACTTACTATTAGGCCAAGCAGCTATAAAACAAAATCGCAGAATTTGAAAATCTTTCAGAATCACCTAATTGGGGAAATGAATGCAACTGATATTTTAGTGCGAGATGTAAAACAATTTGCACGAGAATTGGATAACGAAGGATATTGTTATACAACAATCAGAGATGTCATGTCTTTAGCTAGACCGGCATTTCAAGAAATGTTTGATGAGAATATAATTCCTAGAAATCCATTCGTTTTTAAATTAAATACAGTTGTCAAATGTGACTCAAAAGAAAAAGAAATATTAACAGAAGAGCAGTATCAAAATCTGATCAAGTTCATGAAATCTAGTCGAGTATATAAAAGGCATGTTGGCATGGTGATGCTTTTGCACGAGACAGGACTTCGAGCAGGAGAATTATGCGGGCTAACAAAAAAGTCATTTGATTTTGATAATAACACTGTTACTATATCTCATCAGATGGTGTACGATGGAAAGAGCGGCGGGCTGTATTTAGCACCTACAAAAACAGAAAGTGGGATAAGGACTATCCCATTATCTAAAGACGCCATCATTGCTTTTGAAGAAGCGGTAAAACAACGTCCGATTGTAAAAGCAGAGAGAATAATAGATGGGCAAGCCGACTTCTTGTTTATAGCAAAAACTGGAAGGCCCTATACGAATAAAAACCTTGTTAGAATTTTTGAAGGACTAATCAAAGCCTATAATAGTTGCCATGATGAACCATTGCCTGAAGTCACTGCCCATAGTATGCGTCACGAATATTGTACACGGCTTGTCAAAGCCAAGATGGATGTTAAATCGGTTCAATACCTCATGGGACATTCGTCGCCCGATATAACCTTGAAAGTGTATACTCATATCTTAAAAGAAGAGACCGAAGCAGAGGCAATCAAACAGTTTAATAGGATTGTTTCCTAA